CTTCGTCGGGGCGAGAATAGGTGAGCCCTGTGTTGTTGGCATCACGCCAAACAACACAGATATTTGCGATGCCCGTTGCCAACTGCCAGGTGGTCGCGACAGGTGCGACCAACCAAGAATCTGTGGTGTTGTCCCACATGTACCGACCTGGGTTGAGTGCATCGATCTGGACAGCGTTCCCGCTTTGCCGGGGCATGCAGTAGATCCCACGACGGAAGCTCGTGACCCAGCAAGCTCGGGCTTCTTCCGTGGCAGCTACCTTCGAGAAGAAGAAGTTCACAAGCCGGGTTGCCATGTCGCTCGACGAATGCCAAGCCGCAAAGCCGGGGGAGTATCCACAAAGGGAGGGTTCCGTAGGGCGACCAGCGCCATGGGCACCCGCATAACACGCCCGACCCCGGTAGGACCCGTAGAGCCCGTTCCATGAATTCCACCGGCTCAAAGTGAGCGACGGGTCATAGACTTCGTAAACGAGTACGGTGGCACCGTCTGTGTAGCTGGCACCATCGTTCGGAACGACCGTTTGGAGCCAGGCGTCCAATTCGACCAAGCTCATCATGGCCCGCTTGCCAAGGACTCGACCATCTGACTGGGCACGCACCTCAACGAAAGCCAGCGTGTAGACCTTGGGCCAATCCGTAGTGAAAGTCCCCGTTCGAACCGCTGCGTCGAAAATGTCACCGCCCATACTCTTTGACAAGAGGTACAAATTGACGGTTCGAACCTTTTTGAACATGAGGTTCGAAGCTTGACTCCACGCTTCTGTTGGCACGTCGTATGTCCAGAGCTTCTGGACGTGGTCGACGTAAACCTGACCTTGAGTAGGCAAAGCGGGTTTTGTTGGGATTCCCCAGTCGAATGCCATGTTCTACACCCCTGCCCAGGCAACACCATCCCACACGAACAGCGTGAGCAGATCGGTATCATACACGAGATCACCCTGACTTGGGGTCAAAGCGAGCCGCTGCACCGTGGTCAGAACCTGGGCGCCCCCACCACTGCTTGTGAAGGGGTGGACATGGTCGGCCAGCGCGAACAGACGGCTTCCAGGGTCACCCAACCCAGCAATCTGCGTTGCGGGCCACGGACGCACCCAACGGCCAGCACCGGTTGCGGCGGGCCCAATCAAGGGCCGGATCACGTAGACGCCGTCATGCGCCGCTACGCTGAGGGGATCCCATTGGAAGTAGCCCAAACCGCTGACAGCCACGGGTTGGGCACCTTCCACATACCCAGTTGCGTCGAACTGTTGGATATCGGCGACGTTGGCGAAGATCTTGACCCCGGATTCGAGAACGAAAATCAATTCCTCAACATCACGCCGAACATCTGACTTTCGGACGTGCTGCCGGGCGATCCAAGACACCGGATACCGGGGAACTAGACGATGGGGGGGTGCTTTCATGTCACAAGAGAAGCACTATCAAAAGAAGGGCGATCCTGCGTGCCGAGTTGCTCGTACAGATCGAGGCCAGTGGAGACGGACGCCCGCTCGCGCCCGTCCTCTTGGCTTTGCCATTGGACTTCCATCATGCCCCCGGCACACGGTGCTTGTAGAGGCCAAGGTCGAACTCGCCAAACACGCCGTCGACACTAGGTGTCTCATCAACAAGCTCGGGCCTGATAGGAGTGGCGGGGTTGGAAACGGTCCCCTCGAAAACCCACTTGGGGCTTTCTTCAGGGTGCTTGCCCTCATCCAAGGCCCGCTCGGTCGCTGCGAGCATCTTGTGCGCCGTGGTGAGGCTCAGAGTCGAGCGCTTGCTCACGTAGGTCAGGTCGACGAAATGGTCGGTGACCCGAATGAACCGAGTCACGGTCTCATTGGGATGCTCGACTGAGGCGATTTCGGCGGTGTAGCGGGTGTTCTTCATGATGTACCCACTAAGGGTCGAACTACTCCTCGATCAACCGGTCCCACACATTTTTCGGATGCTCCGGGGGAGTCGCTTTGCCAAAGATTCTGCCATGCCCATCCGGCCCTTCGAGGACCCACTTGTCATCCATGAATCGCAAGGACCAGGTGCGCCATTCGGTCGGGATGCACGCGATGACCCTCGATTTGAATTCATGATACTCAAGAATAGCCCGTTCTTCACCCCCGGGCTCCTCGTTGTAATGGTGGTTGTAGAAGTAGGCTAGGATGGCGAGCGCAAGCTGAGCGGGCCCACTTCCACTGTAGCCACATTGGAATCCGGTAGGACTGTGCCTTCGAAGATCAAGGCGGGGATCGACCACCCACCGAGCCCCATCCCGGTCGGCATAGACCTTCAGACCGTCGGGCTGTTGGTGCCCCAGAAAGACGATCTCAGTTGCCATGGGTCCGGACGGTCTGTTCGATTTCGTCGAGCCTCTTGAGGATGAGGTTGGCGACGTACATGATCGCATACCAGGTCTGTCCCGGAGCCTTTCGGCAAAGCTCGCAGCGGGGTTGGTGGCTTCCATCGGTGAGTTGAACCGGCGCGATGGCAACATCATCGGTGCCGCAAGCCTCACATCGCCCAATGATCGAATGCTCAACGATTTCAACTCGGGAAGACATGCCTCCCTCTACACCGAGTCACCAGAAGTAGTACAGCTTGTCCCATCGAGCCAGGCGACAGGCCTTCCGAGCGGGTTGCAAGACCGTCCACCCGTCCTTTTCCTCGACGACATCCCACTCGTAACCGCCCCCCACCAATGTCCAACCGATTGGGGTTTCCTTCCAATCAGCCTTAATGAGAAACCACCCTGAGAGGGTCGGATGCTCCCGAATCTCAGTGATCGTACCAGCGGGAAGGTCTTGCAACATAACACCCTACCTGAAGTACAAGTAATTCCGTCCTCTGTATAACGCGAAGCGTCATGGTGTAGGTTCAAACATGGATCCGTGTCCTTTTTGCGGACGTTCGATGTTCGACCCCACGGAACACCACTTGGTGCCCAAGTGCCGGGGAGGAAAAGTCACCGTCCGACTCTGTCGTGATTGCCATCGTGGTATTCACGAACTGTATTCGAACAAGACCCTCGAAACTGAGTTTGGGACGCCTGAGTTGCTCAAGGCCGACGCTCGGTTCCAGAAGATGGTCACCTACATCCGCAAGCAAGATCCGGGTGGTCGGGTCAAGTTTCGCAAGAGCAAACGGAGGTTTGGTCGCAATGGCTGAAAAAACACTGTCAGGTCAGATAAGTAAGATGAGCGGGGTACCTCAGATCGAATCGAGAGACGCGCCGAGTTGCTATTCGAAGGCGAAGGAACTCAAAGAAGTCCTCGGAGACGACACCGTCGTCAGCCTCTATTGGTCAATCCCCAAGGCTTGCCTTGTGCTCGTGACGACAAAAGGTCGACGCATCGCGATCCCCAAGACTTCCTTTTTCCACCCGGTGGCCGAGATGATTGAAGGTCGAGCGGCCATCCGCACCTACGTCGAGGACGTGGCAAACCTCATCCGAACCCGTCGCCCCAATTAGCCGGTGTAGGCAAAGGCATGGATTACGAGACGCTGAAAGCCGCCTGGGACAAGCTCGAACGAGGTGACCCCCTCACGGACCTTGAGTTGAAGCATCTCAAGAAAAGCGCTGAGCAAGGTCTTGCCTACCTCGAAGCCCGGGGTGAGCGGTTCGTCCTGTTCAAGACCCGGCTCGACCTGGAGACCATCAAAGGCTACATGCGGGAACGATCGAGACGATAATGCTCGTCCTTCTATGTGGCAACGGCGAGCTTGACTTCCTGCCCGTGTGGCCGGAAGCCATTGGCCTTCTGAGTGGAAGGTACACAACCATCCTCGCCCGCAACCGAGCCAATGAGAAGCTCGTTCCGCACGATGTGACGAAGGAACACGAGCTTTTCCTTCTGTGCCCAGATCCGAAGCTTGAGAGGGCTCCCTGGATCTTTCAAGTCCAAGTTAATCTCGGACCGGAGATCGGTCGCACGTTCACTCTCGACAAGATCGTTGAAAGCTGGGTCCTTCGGGTCGACACGAGCCCCCGAACCCGGTTTTTCCTACCCGACTACCAGCCGACCACAAACAGCATCGACCCTCCCCAGATCACGGACGTGATTGGTAGACCCAAACCCGGGACCGTGTGGGATAGGATTGGCGGCTAACCTTCTTGTGAACTAGCTTTGGACGTAGGAGGTACCTCCCATGGACCAAGCTATTTCGAACTTTGTTGGTTGGCACACGCTCGTATTCGCGCTCGCTTGCTGGATCTTGACCTTCCTGACTCGGAGAATCGTCGAGACGGCTGTTCCGTCTGCAAAGAAGGCTCTAGACGTCAACAAGGGCGAGACACCTTACAAGACAACCTTCGCCCGCTGGTGGAACGAAGTGCTGCTGTACGTCATCCCAGTGGCTTGGGGTGGTACCTCAGCAAGCATCGCTACTTTCTACCCATTTCCTGAGGGTATCGAGAGCTTCAGCGCTCGCCTGTTCTTTGGTGTGGTCATCGGCTTCTTTTCCGGATTCTTGTACAAGGTCCTCAAAAAGGTGATCTTGAAGAAATTCGACATCGTCAGTGAAAAGGACTTGCCCGCCGCCACCGCACCGAAACCTGCCGGATCTGACGAAACCAGCTAGATCTCCAGCGATTCAGCGAGATCTTCCGGCTGCACCACCTTGCGGTGCTTCACGTAGTCCTCAAAACCACTGCCCAACTTGACGTGCGAGATCCCTTCTTTTTGAAGAGATTCAGCGTCTTCCTTGCTTAAGGGCCACGCTGTCACGAGGATCGTTTTCAAACGAGGGGTGATCTGATCAACCTTTTTCTGCGCTTTGCGTTCTTCTGACTCAAAGTACATCCAAGGGCATTCCGGGTTACGGCATTTCGGGTTATGCTCGTAGGGATTGAAACGGTCGGGAACATCTTTGGTGGCCCACTGTTCCCATTGCTCAGCGCCCAAGGTGTCAGCCCTACCCACTCCCCCTGAAAACCATTCCAGATAAAGGTGAAGCTGTCGAAGGATGTCACCAATCGGGATAGGCTTGATCTTCACTTCGATCAGACCCGTCAGGGCAGCTTGGACGCTTACCACCATGGTCTCTTCCCCCCATTTCTCGGGATCCTCAGAAGCGCATGTGGAAGACGGAGGCTTGCGAACCTCCAGCTTTTCCCCAATGTTACAAAAAACTGAACATCGAGGAAACCAATCGTAGTCTTGTACTTGCCTTCTCCCTTTGTAAGATGAGGCTCCAAGCGGGTTTTCGGTGGGGTGGTCCGCAACCCCGACAACCCCTGCAATACCTTTTGCAACACTTCTGGTTGGCTTAGATATTGACAGGCCCAATCATGCAAGGGCTCTTTCTTGTCTGGGTCGTTGAATCCGAGCTTGGCCAACAAAGTTCGATCATGGCTATGCATGGGTTCTTTTACACCAACCAATCCGTGTAGAATGGCGGGATGCCCGATGAGCACCCAGAGCACCCGCTCATTCGAATTCGCGACTACCGCTTCCGACTGACCCCCGAAACCCGGGAATTCGCTTTCAATTTGCTCCCACTGTTGCGGGCCGACGCCAACGTTCGTCGCCTGCACATCACCGATTTCCTCATTGCCTATCGAGACGAAGACGAAGAATACGCAGGGATCGGCGTTCAATTCGAACCAGAGACGGACGCACCAGCCGGCGAAGACATTCGCCAGATGCTCTCAAGCCTTGAGGACCATCACCCTCTACGGCTTTCCCCAACCCAGCGTGCCCTCACCGAATCCATTCGTCGAGAGAACGCCCCGCCACGCGTCGACCACCAAACGCTCATTCAGCAAGCCATCATGGGCCAAGAGGGGCGAGCCCGGCTTGCGGCTGCGATGATGGCACCCATCCGCCAGCGGCTTGATTACCAGTCGCTCGCTCGGCAGACCTTCATGATTGAGCAAATGCCTGAAGGGGCCCTGCCGACCTACGTGCCCCCGCCTGAGCATATGCTGCCATCGAATGATGCAAACCCCGGGGCAGATCTTCAAGCCGCCATAGGGGTCCTTCGAGATCTCGGCACGGCCCCGGTACCGGGGAGCATCCCCATCCTGGACGGAAACATCCATGTCGTTTCCGAGCCTGAGTACGTTGGCGCGTTCCCTGTTCGCACCGAGCTTACCGTCATGCCTGCCGACGAACAGCGGGAGCCACTTGGCTGGCGGATGCGAGAGACCATCGGTATCGGCATGATCAACCCCCGTGGCCTCGGACGGTTGGGAATGACTCGAAGCGGCATCGAGAGTCTGGAAGCTCCCCCGTGGCCCGAGTGGGCGGTACCAGGCATCTGGGTCGTGAACCACACCGACGGGTTCGTAGGTCGCATCACACACGTCTACCCAGGTGAAATCGTCTTGCGTTCGCCCCGGGAATTGTCTGCCAATGGAACCCCGGAGTTTCGGCATCTCCCTCGATCCGACGACTTCACCAGGGACTTCGAACCAGCCATCGACCCCACCCTCAAACGCACCATGTGGGATCGGCTTGGTTGATCATTTGTTCGGACATCCCTTAGAAGGGTCATGGACAACTTCAAGAGTCTCGTCGATCTTGTAGGCCATCGCTTTGCTGGCGGGCAAAGTACCCACCAGATTCAAAAGGCACTCGTTGAGACGCTCAAAGTCAACCCGAACGAGGCTGTGCTGATCATCCGGGCTGCGCAGATAATCAGTGACGACCGGGTGGCTTCAGAGGCCGATTCTCAGAGAGTTCCCACGGATATCTCGGCTTCCGCTCCTCCGCAGTAGGCGTGTACGCCCCGCTCGACACGAGGTTGGCGCACCCCTCTTCCGAATCAAGATCGAGCTTGTCGTAGACCTTCTCGGCCCACGCTCGTTGAGGCGCCGACAGCGACGGCTTCCGGCTCATCTCCAATCTGGCAAGCATGTCGGTGAAAGCATCCCGTTCTTTACTGTCAAGATCAGCCGAAAGTAGACGGCCAAGCAACCGCTTGTCAGACATGTTCTGCATGTCGATCCCTACACCATAGGTGTAATACCAGGGATGACCATGGCCGACCCATTCTGGGACCACTTCACCGTCAAATCGGTGTCCAAGGAAGAGGTGGTCATCCATTTCCACAACTCCGACATGCAAAGTCGGTGGCTCCAATGGCTCAAAAAGTACACGGGTTATCCCCAGCAATGGCTCATGGGGGGCCTTTTGAAGCAGCGGGAGGGCAACCATGTGGGCTTCTCCAATGAAGCCGTGGGGGCCCTCAAAGATGGCGTCGCTTTGAACCCAAAGGGACTTTTGGGCGACTACTTTCGCCTAAACGAACGCTTTATCGATGTGCTTATGAAGTGCTATCTTGGCGAACATCCGCAAGGCATCCCGACCATCTGGGAACGACTCATGGGGTAGGTATGAAGAACCGACAATTGCAGCAAGCCATCAAAGACGCTCATGAACGAGGACATGCTCTGCTCCGAATGGGGGAGATCGAGCGAGCCCATGAAGAATTCCAGATTTCCGACTGGCTTGAAGAGCTTCATGCTCGAAGAACGAGCCCTGACACAGCCAAGTCCCTATGCCCCACGGTGTAGAACAAGGGTATGAACCAACTCGTCGCCGTCCCTTCCAAGCGGTTCCAGATCCTCAACGTCGACCAGGACATCCCCATCCGGCAGTTCGTCTCCCGACATGACTTGCCGTTCAAGCCGGGGCATGGCTTCTACGAGCACGGCAAGAAACGTGTGCTCGTGCAGGGAACGAAGGAAATCGTCCTTTGGGACAGGGGAACGAAGGAACTGTTCACGGGCAAGGAAGCGCGCCGGATGCTCGGTCTGCCCCTGACGGACCGGGACATGCACCTTAGCCCCTACAACGCGTATAGCTCTAAATACAAGGTTTTCATTCAATCCACGAGCTACAACCGCAAGCTTCTGCGTGGTACCCTGTTCCTGTACGAGATCGAAGGATGGGACAAGGAAGGCGACACGGTTTGGGAGCGGATCGTCGATATCGACTTCGTTTGACGGTGTAGGTGAATTCATGGCCGACAAGGACAAGGACAAGCTTCTCATGGGACCCCCCGTCAAGGAAGGGAGCCGGGACCATCACTGCCTCCGAACAAGGGGCTGCAATGTGGAAGCAGGCACCGTCCGACTCATCAAGGAAGGTGAGGCGATGCACGGCGAACCGATCGTCATGTCTGGAACGGGGCCCACCTACACGATCGACCCCGAAGAGCAAGAGAGCCCCTCTGAGAGCACTTCGGGTCCGGCCAGAGTCGCGAACCCGGCCTATGACCAAGGATGGGAGAGGCTTTGGGGTAAGCCTGTCGTGGGGCAAGCCTAATGTCCGTACGTTGGCGCAAAGGTGACTTTGGCCGTTATCGATTTGAGGACAAGGACAAGCCAACCTTCGAATTCCACGGCAAGGACAAGGCTGGGCAAGTCCACCTCTGGCATGGCGGCGAGGACCACATCCGTATGATCCCCATGCGAACCTTTCAGAAGGACTGTGAGCGAAGCTGGGTCATCAAAAAGCTCAAGCCCGAAAAGCCCGAATGGCTCGTCGAGGGGGCCCGGCTCAAGTGGGGTGGCACCCAAGTTGTCGTCCGACGTATCGAACTCGATTTCTTCTCGATCTTGGATGATGATGTTCTGCGATTCTACAAGATTGCGGACGCACACAAGTATTTCGTTCCTGACATAACCGCTTGGGACCTTCTCGATCGGGACTTCCTCTCGGAGGGTTGATGCCGTACCACGTCGTTTGGGAACTCCAGATTCAACAGGTTCAGCCTGAATTGTTGACCCGTCTCATCACGTGTCCAGACGTGATGCAAGTCGAGAAGATCGACGAACAACACCTTCAAGTCATGCTCGTGGAAGGACGGGCTCATGCCGAGATCGAGGGTTGGGAAGATCTCATCTCCGAGCCCAGCGGATATGACGTCTGGCAGATTGAGGGGGGCTACCGGATGCGCATAGCCGATGAACAAATGCGCACGAGCGCGTTTAATCGGATTGCCTATCCAGAGTCTTCGCAAGAAGAGCTTCAAGAAATAATTGAAAGTTCAGGGCTTTTCCCGTCGCCTTCCCAGCATAGCTCCGTTGACACGAGGATCCCGAGTGAGAACCTCGACCAACCTCTTGAGATCGGTGGTGTCGCTAGAATCGGAGGCCAAGCAATTGGAGTCATTTCAGCAATCGACACCTCTTATAGAGGGGCCGGCGTTGAACAGACAGTGAATGTTCAGCTTTTCCTTCAGAATCATCGCCGGCTCATGATGGTTCCGGTGAGCATGATCGATGAACAGCCAAACGATGCTCACCTTCAGATCGGCGCATACATCACGCTTGCTGAAGAGGCTGCTGAAGCAACCATCGTCGCAGTGAGAGACCAATACGCTGAGGTTGCCATCCGGGACGTTCAGCCCCAACCGTCCCAGCTTTTTCAATACTGGCAGGCTCGAACACACCCTGAACCGGCTGGTGTGGGTGGGAACGTCTCCCTTTCCGGTGGCGTCGGTGCGAGCTTGGGCGGTCGAGCGACGGCAGGGGACCCCACAGCAGAAGTTCAATCCGACCTTGCAATATACGGAATCGACTTTACAGGGGATGAGAGCAAACCCGTGGTCGCGACCGTCGATCAGGAAGTGGGAGAGCGCCTCGACCCCCCTACGATTTACGACCGAATGTTGGACGATTCTGACGACTGACGGGCAAGATCAAGCGCCGCTGGCTCGGATATTTATTTTCACCAAAGCTGTTGACGGAACTCGCCCGACCCGTGTAGACTCTCTCTTGCACACCAACAGGGAGATTGTCACATGCCGTCGAAAAAGCCCGTTTTTCGTCCAAGGGATTGGAACGAACTCGATCCCCGCCCTTTCTACCGAGCGCTGCTTTGGTTCTGTCAGACTGACGAAGCCAGTCGCGTCAAATTCGCTACCATTGTAAAAGGGTACGCTGACTCCCATCCCCGGGACACAAAGTGGGCCAATTTGCTTGCGGTTCTGCTGAACGCGCCCTACGAGTTGGATCCAGACCCCGTGAGTCGCTATTCTATCGGGGAAACCTGCATGCAAGCTGTCACTTGGGCGAGTTGGGTCAAGGAAAACTGTGATTCTGAAGTTTTGGAAGACCTTCGTCTGCGCATGGAGCTTTGGCACAACGAGACCGGCGACACAGGCTACAGTCGGCTTGCCAACGTATTCGGCTGGAAGGGACAGTGGAAGCTGTCGATGAGGAATACGGCTCGCAAGTACCGGATCGCCCAAATCCAGGCAAAGCTCAACTCCGAGGCTGCTCCCCCGCCGCCCACGGAAGTAGGCTGGACGAAGGCTGAGCTTCAGTATGCGCCGATTATCAGCCATGGGTCCATGATGCACCAGATGATGGTTGGGGTGATCCCTATGCCCCCGGCTCCCAAGACTCCTGTGAATGACGTGCTTCCTGAAGCAGGAAGCACCAAGCAACTGCGGGAAGCAGGGCTTGCTGTCAATCTTGGCGAATGCGTGCGCCCCTACTTGAATTCCTTGGGGTATGGCGACATTTTGACGGCCTTCCCCTACCCCCGGTATGTCGAAGTCCCGGAGCTACAGGAGAACAACGTCTACCTCAACAAGCCCGGGGTTCTGTTCATCAACAGCCATGGTAAAAGCAAGTATTGCCGGGTTCAAGGTCGAACGGTCTACATCACAGCGATCATCAATGGCGAGGGTGACTCCAAAGCGATCAATGACGGAAAAGACGACCCGGACATCCGGTCCGTACGCCGCCTTGTCTGTCCTGGTCCTGACGGTTCTCAACAAGTACCTCCTCCTGGCAAGGAAGGGCATTGGTGGTACTGCACGAAGCCTTGTTGTTTGAAGATCACCGTGGGCTTCGGACGTGAACGCCCTCTTCCCGAAATGACCCGGTGGTATATTTTTGACCCGAAGAAAGGACTTCTTCAGGTCGTGGAGTCGGTTTTCACCAACTGGCTTACCAAGTACCTGCGCAAAACAGGTCAGACTCTCAAGCTCGTCAAATCTTGATCAGCTTCGCAAGCTCGAAGTGCATCCCGTCCGGCCGGTTTGGGTAGTGCCCACCCCAGTAGAAACCAAATTCGTTGGCGAGCGGAACGAGTTTCCGAACGCTCCCCATCTCGCCAACGAGCGCCGGCTGCGTGCCCAGGTAGTTCGACGGCACATTGATGTCGAACGCCGAGCCGAATGCGTGGTTCGACAGCGTCGTGCGAGAGCCCCGGATGAACCGTGGTTCCCACGACCCCCCATAGCTCTTGATCAGGTCTGTGAGGCCCGCTGCCTCCCACGCCTTGAACAGGGCGAGAAGCTGGGGCACACCCGCCTCGTGGAACCAGACAAGGCCCGTCTTGGTCGCACCTGGCAAACCAGCGATTGCCGGGACCTTGAGCTTGACGATGTTGTCCTTGACCCACGTGCCGTGGATCTGGATTCCTTCCGGATTCGACTTGGTCGGCTTTGGGCTATACCTGAAGGTTCCGAGCATCTTCTGACGCTGCACCAACGAGGGCGTCCTGAACGAAGGCTTCGGAGGCCAGTGGGGGCCTTTCTTGCCCAAGTCCTCTGGATCCGGCTTGACGATCTCAAAACCGTCACCGACAGCATTAGCGAAGGTGTAGTTCCCTACAACCCCGTCTGAGACGAGCCCTGATACCCGTTGGTACTTCTGGGTCGCCTTGTGGGTCTGGGGACCGAAGTCACCATCCACGACGCTCATGTACATACCGAACGAGCGAAGGAACATCTGCCAACGCTCGACATCCTTGCCCTTGAGCCCTTTACGAAGTGTTCTCATGAAGGCATCATACCGGACGCAACCGGTGTTGTATCTAAAAGGTGACCATGCTTGTAATTCCAGCCCGCCAAGCCGCCGACTATGAACACCTCGCCTACTATTTCTACGATCAGTTGCGGCTTCACGCCAGCATGCTTGGGCTGGAACTACCCGCCTGGGACGATTTACCCTATGCCCATCGCCGTGCCTACGAGCTTGCCGCCTCCGAGTACATCCCGCACCCGTGTGATGAGGATGAGCACCTAGAAGAGATAACGGAGCTTCAGACCGATCTCGACAAGGCTGCGGGCAGATCAGGTCAATTCAAGCAGATCCTCGACGATTTCATCGGTGGTGACAAGGAAATCGAAGAGGCTCAGGACGCTATCGTCAAGGCTCAGGACGCTCTTGCTCTACTCAAAGGCCGGCTCAAAGATGTTCGGACGGAGATGGAGGAAACCGAATATGATGAGGCCGATTGCTAGCTTCTTTTGATAGAATCTCCCCATCATGGCTGACATCGTATTCAACGAGCAAATCGTTGGCACCATCGCGCTTTCAGAGCACACGAGCCCTAAGGTCGCCCAGCAAGAGAACATCCTGCGAGCGGCTCATGGCGCATTCGAGATCTTTCGGAGCCTGCCGGAAGGTACCAACCTTCAGGACTTCCTGACCGCCCTGGCTCTGTCGCTCGATCTTCCAAAGCCCGAACTGGTGCAAGCGTACTTCCGGCAAGCAGGCTTGATGCACGTCGCCGCTGGGATGGACGCCGCCGACATCTGTCCCATTTGCAGTGAGGCGGTCGAGGACCACGCAGTCTCCCGTGACTGCGCCCGCTGGCGCCTCACGACCTTGTGCACCGGTCAACCCGTCAGGTACCAGGTTGCCGAGAGCGCAAGGGCTCCCTTCGAAGCGTTGCCTGAACAACCCGACGTGCCGGTTTGGACGCCACCTGAGACGCCCGCTCCCGCCGCAACGAACTTCTACTACAGCAGTTTCGAGAATCTACCCGACTGGGCGACTACTGAGTGACGCCAGGCGGTGCCGAAGCACCACCCTTGATGCAAGCTTGGCTTCTGAATTCATCGGAATGGTGACGATCATCCGGTCGTCATAACTATCCCCCGCCCAGATCACGACTTCAGCGCTCGTCCACTCGACCGGCGTCTCAAAGTCCTTCGACTTCGGCCGTTCCTTGGCGTCGCAGTAGGAAAGCGTCACGTGCGGATGGAAGTCTGGGAATTTCTTGCTGTACTCGACCCCGGCCTTGTCGAACGCTTTCTTCATGGCTTCCCGGAGCTTCATCAAGTCCGGAGAGTCAACGGGGCAGATCACAGGAACCGTTTCCTCGCCCGGGAAGGTGTCCAGACCCTTGCACACGCATTTGACGGGCTTGGTAGCGCTCACCACGTCGAAAGCCGCTAGGGCAGCCTTTGACACCTCTTCCATGGGCACTTCGTCGCCCATGTAGAACATCGTGATGTGGAAGGTCGATGAGCTTTCCGGCGTGCCTGGGACCTTGATTCGGGCAAGCTGGCGAGCGATCTCATGTGGGAGTTGAATTCCGAGGAATGCCATCCGCCGACTGTACCACGCTCAGATAACGGCTCGCTACCCTTTCAGCCATCGAGGACTTCCGTCGCCACTTACCCCCGGCGAGGTTGTAGATCTTGACTGACCAACCGGTTGCGTTTGGGCTCGGCCATTGCCGGTACCCAGCACCGTTGTTCGGAGATTCGTAGGTTTTGCCGTTGCCCACGTCGAGTGTCTTGCGATCTCCCTTGGCGAGATCAGTCACTTGACTCCACAAATTGGAATTCGTGGGTTCCCAGTCATCGGAAGGGTTTGGTTCTGTCTTGAGGCCACCCATACCTTGGGCGACCGACAAGAACCCTATTGGTCGTCAGGCTCGTCCTCGAAAAGGTCTTCGGTCAAGGTCTTCCGACGATCCATTTCCTTGTGGTACGCCGTGAGGGCCTTTTCCCAATCGGCTTTGATCATGAGTCGCATGCTGAAAAAGATAGGGTAACCGTTGATCGACGTGGGGACCGCCTTGTCCATGTACTCGTAGACGATGCCCAACTCGGCTCGGTCACGCTCCGGGATGCTTTCGAGGCCACCGAGCGCCAACGGCAGGAAAATCATCGGCGCCAAGCTGGCGATCTGTTCCGGGCCACCTTTGATGTGGTCGGTCGTGAAGACCTGACCATCGCACATCGCCATGACGAACTTGGCAAGATCCTTGCGGCCCATCGCTTCGAGGGTGGCCGGACGCAAGTCCTTCCAGGCTTCGTTGAATTCGTCGAGCGGTTCGGGGGGAGGTGGGGGATCAGACATTCACCAGCACTACACCGACAGAGGGTTCCAGAACCAAAGGCCAAAGCTGGCACCACTTGTGTACTTCACAGTCCCTCGGTCCCCGACCTTGTCCCGGTCGCCCATGGGGGCCCCCAAGCCGACGAGCCGGTAGGTGGCTCCATCATCGGCTTGGACCTTCCAGACGTAGCCGTTGTCGGCTTCGGGCCCTTCGATGATGGTTGCGGGGCGGGGGGTCTTGACGTCAGACATGGTGTCTCCTAGTATCCGATCAGTTGCTCGACGACCTTGTCGAGGAGCATGAGGGCTACCTGGCGGGGCTCGGTGTCGGTCGCGCCGCCAGCTTCGCACTTGCAGGCCACCGGCCACACATACTGCTCGTAGAGGCTCTCAGCGACGTGTCCGTTGAATTCGCCACGCGCTCGGAGGGTGCCCTTGCGGTTCTCGTTGGTGGCCTTGCGGCAAGCCTTGGTGAGCGCTGCGGTGAGCTTGACGGCGCTCTTGTAGGAGCCGGCCTGCTTGTAAAGCTGCCACTCGCTGCGCTTGGTGGGGACTTCGACTGAGGTGTATTCGGTGAGTTTGAGCGTCTTCATGCCCCTACTAAGGGACGGGGGCGCCCACGATCCACCGCAATCGGTGTAGAATGTCGCCATGGAGACCTTTTTGATGATCGTCGGATTTATCATCTTGATTGTGGCTGCTTCCGCCGCCTTCGCCACGGGTCTCCATATCCGAGATCGGAGACGAGAGGATGCCGAGCGGGCTGCCAGGCGAGCCGAGTTGGAAGCGGGCGAAAAGTTGGTTCAGGAATTGGAAGCTGAAAGCGACCAGATCAACGCCACCCTCAGGCGCATTTCGATAAAGCATCACGAAAGACGGATGGCTGAAAAGGCCAAAGCCAAGGCTTCGAACCCGGGTTACACAATCTACGACCACATCAACGAGGCTTGAACCATGGCCGAAAGTGCAGTCGAAAACCCACTCCCTCGCCTCATCCTGGTGATCACGTTCGCCCTGGTTTTCGGCACAGGGGCAATTCTCTCCCCGTACCTTGACCAAACCACTGTGTGGGTTGGCGTAGGTGGCGCGTGTGTGTGCTGGATCCTAGGCGTCCTTGGCTGGTTCTCGACCAAGGACCGTCCCGAGCACAAAGAACCGAAGCCTGAACCGAAGTGGTCCCCGGAGGCTATCAGGTGGAAAAAGCAGCGGGATGGTCTTCGAAGAAAGCTCGCTGAGATGCAAGTTGAAATAGCTGGGCTGACATCTGATCTTGAAACAACCAGAGTTGAGCGTGATTCCGAACGATATCAGCGAACTGAACAACTTCGGCTCCTGTTCGAGAAGTCTGTCTCGGAAGGCTTGACCAGCGCCAACCCAAACACGACCTTGGGTTGGCCCCCGCCAGAGCCCCCGGCTCCCAAGCCCAAGACCATTTACGACCGCATCAATGAGGACGAATGAGCCCTGAAAGACAAACCAAACTGTTCGCCTCGATTTTCATCTTGGGGGTCGGCTTCACCATTCTCTTCCTTATGCAAACCCCCAAGATGCTGAAAGCTCACATCGAGGACACGTATTCGGGAGTAACCGTCAACGCCATCACCTACCGGGCTTGGTACATTCAGTTGAAACTGTCCGTCGACAAGGGGTGGGTCCGTGCCGAGCTTCCCGACGTGCGAGTCAACATGGACAAGGAAGTGACCGTGCATGGCGGGCACATCAACATCCTCAAACTCCCGGAAGGTGGGTCGGCCAAGTCCGCTGCCCCAAGCCGCAAGATCACGGTCGATGGGGTCATGGTTCACTACAAGGGTCACGGTGCCGAAGTCACCCTCAACGGCGTCTCGACCGAGCACGCCTTCAAAACCCCGGTGACCTGGCTCGATGGAACCGTCGAGCACGCTCATGCCAACGCCAGGATCGGACCTGGAAAGGCCGGGCCGTCCAAGAAAGACATCATCACCGCCAAGCAGGTTGTCATCTCCCCCAAGTTCGAGATCCCGGAGATGACAGACGGCAGCATCTTCCTGGACGACGTGACTTTCGAGTTGATAAAGGGTGACCCCACGCTCCAAGTCAAAAGATGGCAGGCAGGCGGCTCGTATGGGGCCAACGGCTCCGACACTGAGATCGTCTATGATCGTGACATAAAGATGCTGTTCTTCACGTTTGGAACCATCACGGTCACGCACCCGATTATCTCCAAGCAGCCCATGAGCTTCCCCCACGGGTTCATCCTGAGCCTGCCGACCGACGACTTCGAAGCCATCAAAAGGGGCGACGTCGACATCTACATGAAGCCGGGTTGGAACGATCGGTTCGACAGCGTGGACTTCTGGTTCAACATCGCCAACATGCAGATCCGGGCTTCCAAAGCTTCGTGCCAGGACTACATCAAGGCTCTGCCCACCGAGCTTGCCCACCCTCTTGATGGTATGACGTTCGTCGGTGACCTTGAATGGTCCATGACGGTCAAGCCCGAACCCAAGCTGAAGATGACATCGACGTGCAAAGCCATCTGCGGCGACAAGCTCAAAGCCCTCCGGAAGCCGTTCACCTATGAAGCGTACAAGGCGGATGGTGTGACACGCTTCACCCGCACGAGCGGACCGGGCTCCAAGGACTGGGTACCCATCGGCGCCGTCGGTCAATACCTCCCGATCGCTGCCATCACCCTGGAAGATCCTGGGTTCAACTCGCATCGGGGCGTGAGCGTTGCCGCCCTGCGCAACAGCCTGATCGACAACGTCAAGAAAGGGCGGTTCGTGAGAGGTGGCTCGACCATCCAAATGCAGCTTGCCCGCAACCTCTGGCTAAGCCGGGGCAAGACCCTTGGCCGGAAGATCCAAGAGATCTTCCTCGCGTGGGCGCTGCAATCGTGTTTGAGCCGAGAACGAATTCTCGAATTGTACCTGAACGTCGTCGAATACGCCCCGGACACGTACGGGATTGGCAATGGGACCCGCAAATGGTTCGACAAGCATGCTGAGGCTCTTTTGCCTGTGGAGGCATTTTACCTTATCAAGCGCCTCCCTCGACCGGGCACGTACCCGCCTCCCTCTGACGCCACCATGGATCGCATCACCAAACTCATGGGCTTGTTCGTCAAAACGGAGAAAATCCCCTCGTTCTGGGTACCCCAGGACCATTCGGATCTTGATCTGTCGGAGTGGCACCAATGACTCAACGTATCGTCGCAATCAATGGAGTCGCCGGAAGCGGCAAGGATGAGGGCGCTCGCGTTCTCGTGAAGGCCCACGATTTTGTCTCGGTTGCACTGGCCGACCCCCTCAAGCGTTTCTTGATGGATGTCTACCATTTCTCCGAGAAACAGCTTTGGGGACCGAGCGTGCTCCGAAACCAACCGGACAAGCGTTACCTGACCTACCATTCGGCCGAGCACACGCTCATCACCAGGGGGTCGACCACCCACGTGTGGTGCACCCGGTGCCACCAAGAATTCCTGAAGGATGAATCCGTACCCAGCCCGTGCGAGGTGTTCCTGACCCCCCGGGTGGCCCTACAACAACTCGGCAACGAGTGGGGGCGGGGACTGTACAAAGACACCTGGATTGACTACACGTTGCGTGTTGCGAACACGCTGAAGCTGGGCAACTACCTCTACCAGCGGACCCGTGGGCTCGTCCCCCTGCGTGAGACCCTCAGCCTGTCCCTCCCAGCCATCAACGTCGTGGTTCCCGACGTCCGGTACATCAACGAGTTCGAGAAGCTCAAGGCTGCGGGAGCCCTGACCATCCGGGTCAAACGACCGGGAGCGGGCTTGGGAGGCGACCTTGGGATGCACGCCAGCGAGCGCGAGCAACTCGAAATCCCCGATGACGCCTTCCACCACGTGATCCAAAACGACCAGGAAGTCAGCGTTTTGCACGCGACGATCGAAAAAGCGATCGAAAGTTTCGACTTCGGTTGATCGAGCCGCCCCCCGCACCTTATGGGGTACATGCAGCGAGCACGAAGCCCACCAAGACCGAACAGCCTCACCCGGCCTGTGGCAAGGCCATTAGACAGAAACCCTGCAACCCCCCGAAAGGAGACAGCGCATGAACGCACGAGGGCCACCATGAAGCCAGCCAACGGGTTCCGATACCTTCCCTTAAGGGGCCCGGGCACGAGAGAAGGGGAGACTGGTGGCAAGGGCCACCAGTTGGCGTTTAAGGGTTGACGATGCGCAGATCAAAGGGCTACAAGGAAGCCGGCACGCTGGCCGTACCGGGCTTGGTTCAGCGGTAGACTCTTGTTCCTGAGTCAATCATCGCCGCTGGGGCCAGCGTGTACACCAACTACTTTCGGGGCTGTCACCATTAGGCGCACGACCGCTTGTCCTATGGCTTGAAGGGCCACCAAGCGTATTTCCTCGTACACCTGAATGGAGGATGCGAACCGATCCCGCTGTTCCTGCGTGAAGCCGTTTGACGTCGCGAAGGTGCCGACCCGCTCGATCTCCTCTGGGCTCTTGACGACCTGGACGGAGCCGAGCACGCCGAGTGGCTCACCCTTCAAAAGGATTGGGATTGCGATCTCAAGCATCCCTGAAGGGCATGGGTACGACTGCACCAGATCGTCCATGGACCAATCGAAGTTCGTCTGACCTATCTGTCTGCGGGGGCAAGCAGCACAAGGACGGTGTTCGTCCTTTGAGAATGCTGTACACACTGATTGAAGGTTGTCGATTCGAGTGACGATGTTACCATCGACGTCTGCGAAGAACAGCGGGATCCCCGCAAACTCCGAAAGTTCGTCGATCACCCCCTGAAGGCCCGCTATCGAAAACACGTCGGTGAGTTTCATAGAATTACCGCCTAACAAGTAGTTCGATGCTGGACGGGTCGACTCGGACGCAGGAGAATTATCATGGTCGAAACAAGCGATATTGGTTGGGGAAAGTATGGAGGGTATGAAGGCCCCTACTTCTGGGGAAAGACTCCTTTTCGGCTCTCTGACAACCCATCGGAATCCGAGAAGTTCCTTGCGGTGATCACGGCGACTGAAGGCGGTAAGTGGGATGCGATCAACGGCTACGACCGGTGCATCAACACGGTTGGCCTGGTTCAGCACTGCGAGGCTGGGATGTACGGTGTGTCCGACCTTCTCGGCTATATCGTGTCCTGTGACGAAGGACTCTTGGACCCCCTCAAGCCGGCCATGGCGGCGTCAGACGTCACCTTCGAAACGAACGCTCGGGCTCGTTGGCGGTTTCACTTCCGGGATGCCCGGGGAGAGGTGGACCGCAAGCAAGAGCAACGGCAACTTTTCCTGCGTGACTCGACAGGGAAGCTGGGCACCTGGGACAACATCTCCAAAGAACACGCCAAGCTATGGGTCGCCTGTGAGGCTGAATTCCTTGCCCAGCCCGGTGCCATCGAAGCGCAGATGCAGTACCTTCTGCCCCGCTTCAAGAGCTACGTGTTCGGCTCGGCTCGCAAGACGATGTTCGGAGACATCCCCACCCACAACAACCTGTGGGTGGGGGCGGCTCGGGCGATCTACTTGAGCTTCTCGCTCAACTTGCCAGCCATGGCGACCCGGATGCTCGAAGAACACATCAAGCACACGCGCGACCCCCTGTTCTCCGAGGACTGGGTCATTGGACTCGCCAAGCGGCTCACCTTCGATCCTGGGATCGCGATCTACCCCCACCGGTACAACAAGATCCGCCCCGTGGCCGAGAAGCTCTATGGGGTCGATCTGCCGGACTTCTCAGAAGAACTGAAGAAGTGGCGCTCAGACTTGCTCATCGAAGCCCCGGAAACGGGCGTACCTGACTTCCTGACCATCGACGAGATTCAGGATGAGCTTCTGGCGTGCCACTATGACTTAGGGCCCGCCAAGGCCGACGGACGCGTTGGCACCAAAACCCGTGCTGCCATCATGACGTTCCAACGGTACGCAGGACTTGAAGATGATGGGATCGTCGGGAAGAAAACGCGTCGAGCCCTCAAACAGTCCTGGGAAGCAAGAAACTAGTTTGACTTCTTGCTGCTTTTCTTGGACTTGGAGGGCTTGACCGGCTCTTCCGGGATAGGCTCGGACTTGGAAGCCTTGGCCTTGGGCTTCTCTTCCTTGGGGGGCTCAGGGGCAGGCTCAGGTTTCGCTTCCACCTTGGGCTCGGGCTCAGGGGTGGGCGCTTCCTTGATCTCTTCTGCGGGCTCGGCCTTGCCGACCGGCTTGACCTTCGCCTCGAATTCGACGACCTTTTTGACCGGGGGCTTCTCCGTCTTGGAGAGCTTTTTGGCCGAAGGCTTGGCCTTTTTCGCCGTCGTTTTCTTGGGATCCGAAGCAAGCTGCTCCGCAAGGTCCAGAAGCCCTGCTACCGTGGTCGGGGGATCGCCACCCGCCTTTTCGGCGAGCTTTTGGGCATACTGTGCGAACTTGCCGACCTGGTAGCCACGCTGCATTGCGCGTCGCAGACGGATGATCAGATCGGGGAGGGCTTCAGGAGTAAATAGTTTCGCCATGGGTTCCTCGTTGGTACCCTATACTCCGGCCATAAAATGTTCAACGCTTCCACTTCAGGTTCGGGCATGAGGGTGGGCGGCTTGAGCATTTCGATGATGTCGGTGTCCTTGAACGTGGGACGATTGCGGTCGAACCAACGAATGGCGACCCCCATCCGTTGACGGCTGTGGCTCGAACCCTTCTCGGTCGAACCACTGGCGTATACCCGCAACCATTCAAGACGACCCAGACGCCGGCAGGACAGGAAAGACGAACGAATGACCCGCATCCCGGCACGGATGCACCTTGTGCGATCAGTCACCAGTTCTTCACCGGTCCACCCCGTATGGATCTCGCTCTCGGGATCTGCCGGACGTGCCCTCCGGTTCTTCACCTCGTTCCACGGGGTGGTCTTGCCCTTGCCAACATTCAATTGCATCAAACACCAGGATCGACCCTGGTCACCACGAGCAAGCTTGCCTTCCCCGTAGTCGACATCCCTTCTAAATCCGGATTCGTGAAGCATCAAGCTCAGGACCACGGAAACGGTCCGTGCCTGGGCGTACCTTCCACCGAACAAGGACTTCTCGCGATCAGGACCGTAGAGCACCTCAGCGATGTCCACAGCGATATCCCGGTACCTCTGTTCAGCCTCGATCTTCGTTTCTTCAGCTTCCGGAACGTATGTCTTTCGACCCGGGGGCGCTGCGGCAATCATGAAACCCATAATCCAAGTGATCAACGTTTCCACGAGTATTCCTCCTTTTGAAGGTGGTCTCCCCTGGACAGCGCCCGTCATAGCTCAGTTGGAACTAGGGCGCAAGTTTACGTCAGGGAACTTCCGGTGTATGATCGGGCACATGAAGCTACACGAATTCCACACAACCTTGCTCGGTAAATGCGCAACGGATGATCAGAGCCGGTTGTATGTGTCCGATAAAGCTTGTGATTTTCTTTCAAAGGGGACGAACGATGAGGTGCTCGCGACGGTCGTCCTCGCCATTATGAAAGCCAGAGGGAAACTGGTTTTTATTGTTCCCGAATTTCGACAGAAGCGTATCACAAAACAAATTGAAGATGCAGTACGACTCATCCTTAGTAAATTGAACGGTGAATGCCCAAAAACGGCATGGGAAGTGCAGTACCGACTCAAGAAAAGCATCCTCATTGGACACCGGACTGAATTCGAAAGAGAACCTGAAAGGTGGGTAGCCTGTGGGTTCTCAAAAGATGAGATGGGGCTCATGCCCCCCTGGCTTCAGAACCGGTTGGTGTAACACCTTGCATGCCCGACGAAGACCTTGACCTTTCCTCAGACTGGGATCTACTTCGCCCATCTGACCCGAAGCCCAAAGAGCCCAAATACTACGATCTCGATTCCATACGGGCAGACATCGAGCGCAAGGCGATCGACCATGTCCTTCTCGCGTGTGACAAGATCCCGGGTCCTTCCAAACAGAACCTTCAACTCATCGTCGAGCGCAGCGTCAAGTACGCCATGCACGAATGGACGAAGACCCTGGACGAGCAAGGTACCGAGGGGCTCATCGAATTCTTTTTGCTCGGAAGCTCGCTATCCGAAGAGGAGTTGTCCGGGTTGCTGCGGGCTATTCCGGAGACGCTACTCCACCGGATTCTCGCCAGTTCCACTAAGAGTGCAACCGGCATTCACGCTCTGATTAGCCTCGAATGGCATCGGCGCAACGGGGCATCCGCCCTCAACTATCGTATTGATCAGCAGGGTCAAGTAGTGTTTCAAGACCCGACGCACGGGGAGATTGGTTTCTTTTTGGATGACCGATTCAAAGACGAGTGATTTCGAGGCTGATTGGAATCTGCTTCGACCACACTCCCGAAGAACATTGTGGGATGCGTGCCACGACCAAGGACTCGTCACGATTGCTGGCCCCCGGTACATTCGCAAGCGGTTCTTCGAAGGCTTGCATGAGAGTCTGAGGGACGAGGTGGGTGGTCACAACGACGTCATCTGTCTCGCCGAGAGCGACCCCACCATCTATCTGGCGGCAAGTGACGCCGTCGAGCCCCTTCGACTGGCTTTCCGACGCTGGGACAACATCAACCCGGTGCCCACAATAGCTCACAACGTCTATGGACATCCCGCTGACAGCGACTACCTGCCCTGCAAGCTCGCCGAGAAATGGGGTGAGCGCTATCAAGGCACAAGTCATGACTTTTTCCTCACGTCAATCATCGACTCGTGGCTCAAAAGTCAGTTTGACAGCGACCAGCGAAACTCCCTGCAACAGTTGGGTATGTATGATGAATTCCGGGAAACGCCCGTCTTTGACCGGTTCGACTCGACGTTCCGCTATGCTCAGAGCATCGGCATTCTCAATCGGGTCGTGATCGCGTACGACTGTCTAAGCGTTGCCATCAACCGGGGTACCAACCTCCCGATTGACTTGCCCGACGTCCTTCGCAAGCTTTCGAAGGCTCCGTGGGCGACGGTTTTCGTGGGGTGGGCCCCTCACCGAGGCTACGAGACGGTCCCTTGGGAGGACATCCGGGTCGATTTGCAGAACACCACCTACCGGGTCGACCATGAGAACGCTGATCTCATGGAAATCACGAGGGGTGACAGCCCGGTGTAGGACAAGGCATGTCTGACCTTGACATCGAATTTGACATCGAAAAGTTGGAGGGTCCTATCTCCGACGTCGATGACAACGACTTCGACAAACCCAGCCCTAGTCCTCCCGCTGGTGCTCGCAAAGACCTTGTTTGCGGCGACTGTGGTGCCCCTATGGAGCTTCGGCCGTCCAAGTACGGCTACTTCTATGGCTGCATCAAGTGGCCGGACTGTGGTGGCACCCACGGCGCCCACAAGGATGGGAGCCCCCGTGGCATCCCCGCCAACAAGGCGACCCGACGGGGCCGGATGGCGGCGCATGGTGCGTTCGATCTGCTCTGGAAGCCCAAGAGCGACGCTCAAGAGCCGATGATGTCCCGTAAGGAAGCCTACCAGTGGATGGCTCTTGCCATGCAGATGGCGCCGGACGACGCTCACATCGGCCGATTCACGCTGGAACAATGCGAGAAGCTCGTCGAACTGGTTCAGGAAGCGTACCCCGGGCTATTCAGCCAATGGGAGCGCTTGACGACCGACCACGACTTCATGGATGATGGCGTGTTCGAAGATTAGAGGACTCGATGCTCACCCTCTTGATCGCGATGTTCACAGGTGCCATTGGTGGCTACATCCTTGGTCACCACGCCGGGTGGACGACCGCTACCGACTTCTGGGAGAACGACGTCAAGCACTGGCGGGAGATGCACACCCGAGCCGACAAGCACATCACCTACCTGACTCAGAAGTGGTATGGGTGACCCATCCGAAGCGGGGTTGTGGCATCGGGTCATGCTGGACCCGGTGGACGATTCTGTTTATGCTTGGTCTTTGTAGCGATGCCTGAAATCTTCAGAACACGAGACGTTGTGGTTTTCGTCAAGGGCGACACGTTCCCAGTGAAGCTCAACAACGCGCTTCTGCAAAGCGGGTGGGCCGGGGGCCAACTCGTCATGTGGGACGATGCCACAGACGATGACTTCCAAGTCCAATACTCCGATGGGCGCTTCGGAGGATTCCTTCTGTGGGGATCCGATGAGGACAGCGACCAATACGTGTCCATGGTCGGCCAGCAAATCAAGTATGGTTACGCCGTCATGGCAATGGGCGGGTGGTCCATTTCGACCCGAACCTACGAGAAATACACGTACGCCTCCCGAATCGCCGGCCCCTTGGTCCCCATCAACTACGTCGAAGGCGACTTCCTACGGATCAGCCTCCGGGGCTTGTTCACGGTCGAGGACGAGTGGACCTTGTCAGGTGACCCACGGGCCCCTGACCACTTCTGGGCTGGCGTCGTCATGCACGCACCCGATCTCGCCAAGAACAAGGACTACCTTGGCGTCCAGGCCAACCTCTAGCCCTGCTTGACGTGGGTCGCGTGGAAGATGATCGCCTTGGCGAAGTCTTCAGCGCTGAAGTCGCCCTTCGTCCCGCCTTCCATCTGAAGGAAGTTGCGAGCCATCGTCACGGGGTCCATCGGAGACTCTTCCGTGCCCGGTTCGGGGTTGATGCTCACGATCTCCCAGTCGGAGTCTTCGAACGTGGCTTCGTTGCCCTCATCGAGCACGTCCTTACGGTACAGCACGATGTTGCAGGAGCCCGCCACGCACTTGCCAGGGCCATCGCTCACAACCTGAAGGAAGGGCGCTTCACCCTCACGACGGGGGGCAAACTTCGCTCGCAACGGGGTCTTGTCCGTCACGGGCATGATGCTCGAACGGAAGCGCTCCGGGGGAACGGGCACGAGACACACGCCATCCCGATACCCGGGCTTGGCCTCGTGATAGTGCTTGGTCACGAGAGCTTCAAGCTCTTCGAACGTGCCCTCGAAGTAACCATACTCGGACTCGGCGGTGTGTCGGTGTGCGAAGCTGTTGGTTTTGATCTTCATCGTGATCCCTCTAAGGTGTGTCGGCGTGTTCAATCCACCAGACGCCCCACCTTTCGAAGATCTGACACCTACTGGCTCGAAGGTGGCTCTGAACCTCGACAGACAGCCTTGAGCCGCTGCGACATCTTCTTGAGCTTGGCCGTCACGTCCTCAATAACCTGATCCAAAGGACCGGCGCTCGACTCCACGAGAATCGCTCCCCCTACTTGGATCGAGCACACCCACCAATCTTCGCGATCCGGGATTCCCCTAAAGCGAACTTCGGCTGCCGGCGTCACGGTTCGGGCGGCTTTCATTAGGCGGGAAACGTCCATTCTGACTATGCCGTCATATCAGATGTTTGTCAGCATGACGCACAGTGTCAAACAAAAAGTTGATAATGACGCGCCTTGCCGGTGTAGTTCCCACCATGACTACACACCTCGTCCCCACCGGAACCGTCAACCTCAAAACCGCCCTCGAAAACGCTGGGCTCGGCTTCACCGTCGAGAAGGCTCCCTTGTTTCGCAAGGATGCCGAAGGCAACCTGATCGAGACCAAGTCGTGCGCGACAGTGCGGATGGACACGGGTGAACAACTCGGCACCGTGGGCAAGGGCTACCATGTCCTTCAGAATGCCGAAGCGATGGCGTTCTTCCAGGACTGGCTCGAAGGCGGGCATGCGAAGCTCGAAACGCTTGGTTCCCTGCGAAGCGGCAAGCGTGTGTGGATCCAGGCCCGCCTCAACGAATCCGACCCCATCGAAGTGGTACCCGGCGATGCTGTCAACCTTTTCGTCTTGCTCGCCAACAGCCACGACGGGTCCATGGCCGTTTCGACCGGCTTCGTGGGCAACCGGGTCGTGTGCGAGAACACGCTCATGATGGCGATTCAGACGGGCAAGCTCCTGAAGGTGCGCCACACGGTCAACGCCGTCCAAGCTCTCGACAAGATCAAGGACGTCATCAACCTGGCGAACCGGGAATTCGTCGCGACCGCTGAGCAGTGGAAGGAACTGTCTCGCCGGGGAGTCACCGAGTCGAGCCTTCGCAGGTACGTCCGGCGCGTGTTCAACCCCATCGTGGTCGACGGTGAGGAGAAGGATTCCGAAAAGGGCGGCGAGCGCGTGGCCGACAACGTCATCAAGCTCTACGAGGAAAACAAGTACGGTACCAAGCTGGGAGGGGCCAACGGGACGGCTTGGGGCGCCTACAACGCCGTCAACTCGTACCTCAACCACGAGCGTGGCCGCTCCAACGACACGCGTCAGGAGTCGCTCTGGTTCGGTCAGGGCGCCAAGCTCGACCGTCGAGCCCTCAAGGTCGCCCAACAGATGTTTGGTTGATGCTCCCCAACGTTGCAACCGGCAAGAGCGAAGTCTACGTCAATGACAAGGACTTCGCTCGTTGGGAGAAGGGCGAACAGCCCGTTCGCATCATCTACCACAACCTCGACGTTACTCGAAGCTTCAACGAGCTTTACTCGGTCCACAACGAGTTTTACCCGCCTGAGCTTCGCAATCTCGCAGCCTACCGTCTCGACGTCCTCCACGGCGAGCCCAAGCAGATCGAAGTCGGGCTCAAACTTACGGTTTTCGGGAATTCCTACCGGGTGACCGAGATCAAAGATTCACCTGAACCCGACTACTCCGTTGCCTACCTTGTCCCCTGGACCACTTGGGACCTAATCCTCGATTAGTTGCCCAACATTCCATGGGTAGGGTAACATACTCCGCATGGAAACCATCGAGGCAAGACCCGAGCCCGAACGCACCTTGTTCACCTTCCGGCTCGAAATTGAGGCTCCCAAGGAAGCTTGCCTCCTCGATCTCACCCGAGTCATCGCCGCCATCTCCGGTGTAATACCCCCTAAATGGAAAATCCAGATCAAAAGCCCCCGCCGTGGATAGACGTTCAGGGCCCTGATTCTGACGGGGCCTACGACATCGAAGTTGATTTGTCCGAGGAAGAATTCAAGCGGTGGCAAGCTATCGCCGACGCTCCCACCAATTGGCAAGCCTTCAAAGCCGCCAAAATCAAGGTTCGAGAGTACCCGGAATTCCTATGGTCGACCCTCGACTACCTTTGGTTCAATTATGTGCGTCATTGGTGGCGCAGAAGGACGTTCAGATGACAGATAAGACCGCTCTCAAGTGGCTCGGACGGGTCAACTTTTACCTCTGCCAGTGGTTCTTCTTTCGGATCACACGCAAGTACGATGACGATGACAACTTCATAGGGTGGGGCATCCTTTGGGGCATCGTTCCAACGACTGGCTGGACCAACAACTACCGGTACGTCCCGGGGTTCAGGCGATGACGTTTTCCCCAGCAAAAGCTTGGGCAATGTATGAAATCGTCCACGCGCCCATCCTTTGGAACAAGAATGACAAGGGCTGCGACTTTGGAGATGTGGTCACGATCAACGACCCCCTCAGTCGGGGTGACGACATCATCGTCATCGGTCTCAACGGCGTGCGTGCCTTCATGAAGGTTGACGGCGACATGGAAGCTTCGAACGAGACCTTCACCGCAAAGCTTGGAATCGACCGGGGCCACTTCATCTGCGAGAAGATCGCACGCAAAGAGCAACTGGTGTTGAATGAGGAATGAGCATTCACAGAGTTGAATTGAAGGTCACCTTCTATGCGGACGCCGTAACGGCCGACGATGTGGAAGAGGACGTACGGACCCAGCGCTTCGATTGGTCCAACGAGCTTCGGCATGCGGACGTCAACGTGACGGAGGTGACCGAAGTCGCTCAGATTGACAAGGATTGGAAGGAATGCTTGCCCTACTCCAGGTACCAGAACCCTGCCAATCTCACCTGTGAGCAAATGTTCCATGCGGGACGGGTATTGAAGTGAGGCTCGCGCCTTAGAGGGTCCATGAAGTACGAAGGCTATCATCCCGACCACACCCTCCCGGAAGCCCAAAATGGCAAGCCTCAGTGACGTCGAGACCTACATCCTAGATCACCAACCTGGCACCATCGTGGGCGTTGACGAAGCGGGCCGGGGGCCGTGCGCTGGCGTGCTCGTGGCTGCCGCCGCAGCGGTACCAACCCAAGGCTGGGAGCCTCACAAGCTCGTCCGAGACTCCAAAAAGCTCAAGCCCCACCAAATGAAGGTCGTCCACGACCACTATGCTGGCGATGACCGGATCGTCATCGGGGTTGGGATCGCCACATCGTCCGTCATCGACAAGGTCGGGATCGACAAGGCTCAGGCTTGGGCTCAGGGGGAAGCAATCCGCCGAACCTTCGATCGGCTCGCCTACAAGCCGTTTGTTGTCGTGGACGGAATCACGCCTCCCGACATCGACTCGACCGCCACCGAGTTTATCATGCTCGTGCCCAAGGCCGACCTTCTCATCCCGGCAGTGAGCCTCGCCAGCATCTTCGCCAAGTACATACAGCTACAGCGGATGGATGAGCTTCACGAGCGCTTCCCGGTGTATGGTTTCAATGAGCACCATGGCTACCCCACGAAGCAGCACAAGCAAGCCCTCGCCACACATGGTCCATGCATTGCTCACCGCCGAAGCTACCGCCCCGTTCGGGAAGTGTTGTCTCGTGAGCAGCGTTTGCCTACCCTGGCAGATCTGGGGTTAGAGGATGCCGACTAAAGACGACCTTGTTGCTGCCTTCCGGGAGCTAGACAGTATTCCTCTCCCCTCCCGGCACAATGAAACAGCCGAAGAGGATGAAAACGGCGTGGTCACCCTCCGAGACAGGGAAGGTGTCCCCACCATGATGATGGGCCGTCACGACTTCGACGAATTTCGCAACTGGCATCAAGATGGTCCCCCTCAAATGCTCGTGCCAAACTACAGCCAAATGGAAATGCGGATCGCTGCGCACTACGGCATGTTCCCTAGACCAGCGCTGCCCAAGCCGCTGCCCACGTTCTATCGAGGGCTTACGAGCTTGATTGCCCTTCGCTATGGCTACGGGCCGCTCGAAGTCGAAGAATCTACCGCCGACATCCATGAGGCAACCATGGGGGCACTTTATCCCCACCCGCTCACGGCCAGAGCCGGACGCCGCCAATCCATGGCAGCGAACTTCGCCATGATCTACGGTGGGCGCATCCCCCGATGACTCGTAAAGTCTGGTTGAGTCTGGATTGGGATTTTTTCTGTCGAGAAGAGCCCGAATGGGACTGGGGACACTCCGAAGACGGCAACATCTACCAAACGATTGCTTGGAACATCCGAGCCACCACAGCGCTCGCCCGGGGGATTGATCTACGCAAAGAGACAAGCCTTCAGCATTCCAAGCCCGCCCCGGCGCGCTTCTGGCGATCCCTAGAGCGGCTTGGGTTCAACTTTGATCGCGTTCTTGGACTGGGGATCGCTGATTCTCACCGGCATGCCTACCGATTCTTCAAGGAATTGCCTGACGCACAGGCCACACAGATCGTCCACATCGATGCTCACCACGACCTGTTCTATTCGGTCCCGAGCCTCAAACACAGCGATGAGAACGATGACCCCCGGTGCGATGACTGGCATCTTCTCACCTTGCTTCGTGGTAAACTACGGTCTCTCGTGGTCTATCCTCAGTGGAAGGGCCTGTGCGAATGGGAGGATTTGTTGGAAACCATCACCAGCGTTGACACCCAAAGCTCTTGGGCAACCGCCAGAATGCTTCAAAAGATAGTCGACACTTGTGTTTGGGGCGACCCGCACGTCCCTGCCGTAGCTGGCGAGGTTGAGGGAATCTTCATTTGCCGAAGTGGCGCTTGGGTACCCCCCTGGCACGACCTTGCTTTCAACCGATTCGTTCAGGCTGCCGAAGACATTGCCGGGGAGGATTCGGTCGTGTACGGTGAGGATCCTCGCATTCGTAGACCCTTCAACTGGCGAAGCGTTCAGCATTTCGCAGATAAAATGCGGCAGGAGTTGGGATGACCGCACGGCCTTTCATCCGGTGGGTTGGAGGAAAAGCACACCTGGCTGTGGACATCGGAGCGCAAATCCGTTGTCGGAGGATCAGGACGTATTACGAGCCCTTCGTGGGTGGGGGAGCAATGTTCTTCCACCTCATGCAGCAACGCACCATTCAACTGGCAGTCCTTGGGGACTCCAGCCGGGAACTCATCACCCTGTACCGGGTCGTACGAGACTTCCCCGCCGACCTGATCATTGCCCTTCGCCGGTTGAAGGAAGAGTACAAGACCGACCCTGAAGATGTCTACTACCGGTGGCGAGCGAACATTCCAGACGGGCCCATCAACCAGGCGGCTCGCACCATCGCCCTGAACAAGACGTGTTTCAATGGCCTGTACCGCCTCAACCGGCTTGGCAAGTTCAACGTCTCGCACGGTCGATTCAAGAATCCCAAGATCGTCGACGAAGAAAACATCCTCACAAGCTCCGAGCTTCTCCGGTCCGGAACCCGGCTCGTGCATGCGGATTTCGCTCAGACTGTAAGGAACGCCGGGGATGGAGACGTCGTTTACCTCGACCCGCCTTTCGTCTCGGATTGGCAGCAATTCTCCAACGGTGATTTCTACCGTCTGGACGTATGCTTTCGGGAATTGGTCAAGCGAGGGGCGATCGTCATCCTTACGACCAACACCCACGACATCACCCGGCGCCTGTTCGCTGAGTGGAACATCCTCGAAGTCGATTCCCGCCAGAGCCTCAAAGCCGGCCAAGAACCAACCAAAGAACTCATCATCGTGGGGTACCCCGAATGAAGATTCACCAGATTAAGCAATCCATGCTCGACGGGCTGATAGGGTTTGACGCCTTCGAAGCCAAACGCCAGGTCGAAGAGCTTGGGCTCATCGGCTACATCGTCTCGGCCAACCAGCCCATCACCCTGGACGCCAAGCCGAACACGGTTGTGCTGTGGACGAACAAGGGTATGGTCTCACTCGCCACGGCAGGGGACCCCCTTCAAATCGTGCCGTGAGCGATAAGTGGAGCCAGCGCTTTGAAGCCTCTCGGCGTCGGCTAGCGCTCAAAGAGCGCGCCATCGCTCACATGGGGGGCAAGTGCCGCATCTGCGGGTATGCTCGGTGCCCCGCCGCTCTCGACTTTCACCACATCGAAGACACGGACAAGGAATTCTCGATCTCGTCCAAGATGTCGTGGGTGAAGATCAAGCCCGAACTTGCCAAATGCGTGATGGTCTGCGCCAACTGCCACCGGGAGATACATGCCGGATGGCACCCAGAGTGGCTACCTGACGACGGGCGAAGCTAGAGCCGCCTCAGATCGTAGACAACGAACTCTCGGTCAGAGAGCTTGACGGGTGACTTCTGAATCAAGGATCTGCCCGCCGAAAGAGGAACGATCTTGGCGTCTCGCAAAACGACATCCCGATCCCAATAGACTTCCTCCACATGCGCCCCCTTGGGCACCGTGGGGGTTCGGAACACGATGGCGACGATTGGGTCGGAACCCTTGTTCTTGCTTCTCGTGTGAGTAAACTGAACACCCGGCAAGTAGGTGCCGAAGATGGTGCTCACGGCATAAACCTCATCGGGGCCAAACTTTTGGTAGGGGGGCTTCATAAGCAACTTGCCCGCCTCCATGACCTGATTTGCCCGAGAGAGCGTCGTGAAGTGTATGAACCGATCCAGCTTCAGCGGCGCTAGATAGATCCCGTCCTTCACATAGGTGAGGGGGGCTTTTGAGGTGTCTTCCTCCGGTTGGAAGTCGTGGCCGCACCTCTCGCATTCAGCCCCGTCAGAATCAAGGTAGATTTCCTTCGACCCGCACTGGGGGCAAATCAGCTTTGCTACCAAAACCCGGGCTAGTCGAACCCCTGGCAGCACCCCACGAAGCCACTGCATGGCCCGCTCAGGAAGGCTTCGGGGCCCATAAGCCACAAGATAGCCAATGGCTTCAGGAAACGCTTCCTCTGGGGATGTCTTGCCGTACAGGCTGATACCCTCACCAAGCTGTGCCCAGGCTCGTGCTGCCTCCGTGTGTAATTTCTTCTCGTAAATCCAATGGCCCATCTCGTGTGCCAAGATGTGAACAGCCTGGGGGACGGAAGCCCGCAAGAACTTAGGGACGCTGATCTGGATCCGCCCCCGGTGAAGCCTGCCGATCCAATTGCCCGCCGCTCTGTCAAACCGAAGCTCGAACGGCAGTTGCCACTGAAGCATCCGGGGAAACGCACGACTGACCGCTCGCCGGTACTTACGCAAGATCACTTCGATCTTGCCATAGGCTTTGGCATCGGCTTTCGGGTCAAACCCAACGAGCAGCGTATTGAAGCCCTCAATTTCCCTTCGAACAGGCTCCGAGGTGGGCTCCTCGAAACGTTCTTCCCACGCAAGACCATCTTCAAGTACACTCAGGGCGTCAACCCCCGCCGTCTGAAGATCGTTGACCCAATCATCCACTTGGTCTTCGAAAGCAGCGAATTCTTCCTCTTCGTCCGAGTCCTCTGCGTACTCACCACCCCAAAGCGCTGGCTCTTGGATGGGCAACTCCAAAAGCTGGAAGATCTCCGTTCCGGCAGAAAGGAGCATGTCGCGCATGTCGCCAAGCTCTTCATCCCCTTGGTAACGCTCTTGGAGAGACTTGGCTGTCGCTTTGAAGCGGGCGAGCAAGCGATCTCGAAAGACGTCCAGAGCGTCCTTGATCTGCATGGCTTGCTCGTAGTCTTTGGCCCCCTGCACGAGCCGCACGAGTCGTGACAGATCGCCAAGCCAATCCTCGGAAGCTGTTTGGACCCACCGTTGGGCCACCCGAAGCGCCATTTGCCGATCCGACATCCTACTTGACCTTGCCGCCCTGCATGAAGTCCTCTTCCAGCCCGGGCACAAGGTACTGACTCCGAAGCGTGGAAGGCTCGTGGCCGACTGCCCCGGCTGTCTCCTCAAGCGCCTTGGCGAACTCGTCCTTCAGTTTCTTCTCACGCTTCTTTGGGTCGCTGGGCAGCGTGCCCTTGCGGTTGGCCTTGAGGCGCTCTCGCATCTCTCGGTTCGCATGGAACCCTCGCAAGTCCTTGGCTGTGACGCCGAATTCCTTCAGGTAGGCGTTGATATCCCCTGCCACCACATCACCGAACAGTTCCTCTGACTCGGCGCCGTCGTAGGCCGACTTGAGCGCCTTGACGAGCTTGCTGTCCGTGACGGTCTTGTGTTGCTCGACGCCGGACTTGCCGATGTACTTGACCGTCGCACTGCCACCACTGAACGTGACGTGCTTCTTTCGCCATTCCGAAACACCGAAGTGTCCGTCTTTGGCTGAACCCGGGTTGCCAATGCGCTCGAAGGTCGCGTCGATGAGCCCAACGATCAAAGCCGCTTTGGAAGTGCTGAGATCCTTGTTGACCTTCGACCGAAGCTTGCCGATGGCCTTTTCGAGCTTGGCGAGCCGCTCGGCCTTCTTTCGGTTGCGGTCGGCTACCTGACGATCGCTGTACTCGTAGACGGTCATTTCATCGCCGTCTTGCGTCTTGACCTTCTTTTTGTTCTGGTAACGCGCTGCGACACGCTCGGCCATGGAGGCTGAGAACGGAACCCGGTCGTAAGAGTCCTCGAAGTCTTCGCAGGTCTCTTGGGCTTTTTCCCTCAACCGCTCTAGCTTACGCTTTTCCTTGGTCGCCCGTTCTTGCTCCCTGTACCAAGCGGTCTCGTACTGGTCCTGCTTTTTATCGCAGTCCTTTTCGAGCTTTGCCTTCTCCCGCTGGTCTTTCTCCCACTCTCGAATCGCCTTGGAGAGTTCATTGAAGGCGTTGTCCTGAAGCCATTCCTCGCTCTCACCCGGATGCTCTTCCAGGTACTCCATGAACTGTTCGGCCCGCTGATCGGGAGTGCCCTTGAACTTGTTCTTGAGCTTGTTCTAAGCGTGGGTGTACTCAGGCGGGATGTTGTTCAGCGCCCGCTCGTCATTTTCCTTCCGGCGCTGCCAACCAAGCTGCTGAGGGGACAGTTTGGCTTGGAAGCGAGACGCCACACGTTCGGCCATGATGTCGCTGAGAATGCGGTCTGACATTGCTTTGCTCCGATCTCGAACCTCTGCGAGCATCTTGGGGTCGGCATTGCGACCAATCTCTTCCAATTCCTCCCGAGTTGTAATCCGGGCGATCTTGGAGGCAAACTTTTGCAAGTCCTTGAAAGTCATGAAGCGTGCGGGGCCGGCTGCCTCGTGTTCCTCGACCTTGTTGCTCACCTCGTTGGGGGGTGAGGCCAAACACCAGTTCCAAAACTCAGGGGTGTCGCAGAACTTGCACGAGGTACCGGCTTCCTGCCAATCCTTCGAACCCGGCGCATAGCCCCAACTGAGGCCGAAGCGCCAAGCAAGGGTGTTGAGGCACCGCTCACAAGACCGGGCGGAAGCGATGATTGCATCCCCAAAGGGCAGCATGGGGGGCTTGCCGGCACGCTCAGTGGCTGTTTGAAACTCGTGGGGGGTAGGACGCACCATAGCGAGCACAAGGTCAGGAGAGTAGCCTGAGTGCCCCGTCATGACGTTGTCGAAACCGTGCGCTTCCCACTTCGTAGGCCACGGGGTGCCAATATCATGAAGCTGCGAACCCCCACACTCGACGCACTTGCGGCCTTCGAGGTGATCTTCCCACCCGTAGGTTGGAAGCACCTTGGTATGGGGGCATCCTTCGACGACGCTGGGAAGAATCCGCTTCCTGACGTTCTCGGTCAACGTCATGGGGTCTTGGCTGATATAATAGGGGAAGGAATCGGGAGGCTTGTCCTCCCAGGTGTCGACCTTGCCAGGGTCCCCATCACCCGGAATCCACTGCTCCCCTTCCTGATTCTCGTACCACATGGTCGGGAAAGGCGGTCGGATCGCGATCAAATATCGTGTGGCAATGCGCAGAGCGAGCGACATTGTTCAGCCCGCCTTGATTCGATCTCGAATGATCTGGCGTACGTCGATCGGCTGAATCTCGATTTCGGTGGCGAGGCGCAAGTACCACCCGGTCTGCTTTTCGAAGGTGTCGATGAGTGAGTCGGCGTAGATCCCCCGATACTCTTTGACTTTCTTGAGCCCCCGGGCCGACCCGTTGAAGAACGTCATATCGTAGGTGTCGTCCCCACGAAGCTCGACTTCACAGATGTTGCCCTTGCTCCGCTGCTTGTTGGGCCACTTGAACATGACACTTTTGCCGGTCTTTTTGATGACCGACGCGCCAAGCATGGCGAACATGCGTCCACCACCCATTTGCTCCAAGATGGTTCGGGCAACGTCCGCTTGTTTCAGGTAGCGCTCTGCGACTCGTTCGACGATCGACATGCCTAGCCAACCTTAGAAAAAGAACATCGATTGGTGGATTGGAACCAGCCTGCCGCCTTAGAAGGGGCACAACAACGCGACTCAACGTCCCGAGTGCTAAAACGAAAGCCCGGGACGTTGCCGTTTAAGGGCTCGGTGTAGAGGTTATCATGGGTGTTCGAATACTCGAAGGTACGAAAATCAACGACGGACCGAATGCAGGAACCGGCGCCGTGCTGTATTGCTCGACGTCTGGCATCGCCATGGCCCCCATGTTCACCGACGGCGTGGAAGCTCAGCGGTTCCTCGACTGGTTCAAGGATGACCCCCGTACCAATGACCATCGCACCTACCAGGAATGGCAGCGCTGGGTTCGGGAAGGGAAACCTTGACTGACGCGCCCCCGCCACACCATACTGGTCATGCCGATGGGGGATGACCATCGTGCCTAACTGCCCAAGAGGGCACGAAAGGATACCCCCATGGTCAATATCACAATTGGACGTTTCGAAGATGATCCCGAAGCTCAGGGAGTCGTTCGCCCTGAAGACGGCCGGTGGCAACTCGTCATCGACAAGGACGGCTACCCCCACCTGTACATCCAAGTCAACATTGAGCATGAGGGAAGCAAGGGCAAAGGTTTGCTCTGCATCGACGACATGCTTCATGGGAAGATGTCCATTCGGGATCTCATGGATGGTGGCGAAGCATTCGGGATCCCCACCCCCGAAGACGAAGCGGCGGCGTACCAAGAATTCTTGGACGACCGAAAGGCCAATCCGATTCCTTGCCCTCGATAGTCGGTGTAAAGCCCCTCATGGGAAAGAAGGACTTCGAACAGATCAAAAAAGATGGCGGTTACCACCCTCGTCTCGGCGACAAGATCCTTGAGGACAAGACCAAGATCGAATGCCTATGGCCGGACGGCTCCATCACGAGGCACAAGTGCCGGGTCGTGTCCGTGACCGTTCACGTCGACCACCTGGGACGGTACCCGGGCGACGGCTGGACTTCGAAAGAGAATCGAGATCGAGCCTACATCACCATCGAGCACAACGGGTTGAAGCTTGACGTTCCCCTCACCGACGAAGGGATCAAGTGCCGGCGAGCCCCTAAGAAGTCCGAAGCCTCCACCCAGTGGGAAAGACTCTAGTCCTTGGGCAAAACCCAGCCACCCTCGAACATGTCGAGGATCTCAATGAACATGTCATAGGGGTTCTTCCCCTCGTGGTTCACGAGGGTGTTGAAGCCTGCCGCCGCCGTGTGACCCCCACCCCCGGGAAACATCTTGGCGAGCGCCTTACAGTCGAAACCCGTGTGGCTCCGTGTCGAGTAGATGATCTTGCGCTCACCACCCTCGACGAACATGTTGAAGCCCACGACCAAATCGGCATCCTTGTCGATAAGCTCGGCGGCATCGCTCGACGAACGCGTTCCTTCAAACAAGACAACCTTCGTGCCCTTCTCGCTCTTGGTGCGCCACGCCTCCCGCACCTTGCGAAGGATGCTCTCGTTCCAATCATCGTCGATGAATGCTGGAAGCGTTCCATTGAGAAGGTCGATTGCCTCGGCCAGGTCGATCGACATCCAAAAGTCCCGGGGCAAACGCATGAGAGTTTGCGCCTGCTTTTTTGCCAAAAACCAATCCGGTGATTTCGTCTGCCAGGTGTCCCGGATCCCTGCAAGCTCAGCGAACCGGCTCACCTCTTGCTCGCCGACCATTTTGCCCAGACGCTTGATTCGATAGACTGACGGTTGCCAGATGTGACGGAAAGCCAGCACGGCCCCGCTCACCCCTGGCTCTTCTTTCTCGTCGGCGTAGACCCCCCGCTCACCGAACGCCGCAACCACGTCTTTGGCACCCTTGTGGTGGTCGAGACAGAACGCGCCACCGTCGATGAATTCCTGGTACCGGCTGTGGTGGGGGGAGAAATCGACGAACGTCAGACCCTCCTGCACCACCATATTTTCGTGCTCTGGTGTGTTGTACTGCATGAATTCGATTGGGACGCTCGGCAACGCGTCTCGCACGATCATGGCAGAGGCAATACCGTCAGGGCAGTTGGCGTGAGAAACGACCTTGGTGATCTTCTCAACTGGGATTGTCATGACAGCTTCGCTTTCTTGGCCCTGATCGCGTCGAACAGGACATTCCGAAGGGTTGTTGACGTGACCTTGTTTCGAATCTCGGCGCTCGCTGTGTACCACTCGTTGAGCGCTACCAGGGTGTCGAGCCCCTCCAACTCGCCGAGAAGCTGCTTTTGGGCGTCATACTCGACTGTGTTGAACTCTGTCTGCTTGAATTCTTCCGCCGACTTGCTTGAAGCGGCTTCCGGCACGTCGCTCAGCTTGTTGGTCACCTCGGTGACTTGGCCGGCGACTTCGAGTGCCTTCTCAAGCGTGCCCCGGCCCCGCATGACAGCAGCCGGATCCCCAGCGAAGATCGCATCGACCGTGAACTTGAGCGCGTCGAATGCCGCCATGAAGGCGTTGAACTGCGCCTGGCTCTTCATGTGGGGCAAGCCCATCTTGAGAGCATCCATCATGGCATCGTTGCCCACGCCGCCAACCGGCCCCACAGTCTCCGGACCTGGTTCCTCGATGACTTCCGCAAAAGCTTTACGGGCGAACTTTTCAGCGTCGCCCCCCTGTGCGATGAGGCTCTTTGCGACGTCCTTGGTAGCGGACTTCCAAGCCTCCTCTCCATGGGTCGCTTTGATCTGGTCGAGTTGCTTTTGGAGTTGGTCGAAATGGCTCATGTCCGGTCCTCAAGACGCTCCCAGATCGTCGGTTGCGTCCGCTGTCGTTGGATTGACCCCGCACTTCATTTCTTTCCCATCAAAACATCGAACATCTTGGCCGAATTCTTTTCGGAAGTTGCGGCCCCCATCTCTCGCAAGCCAGTCTGGAAGAGACCTTGAAGTAGCCGGGCCCCTTGCTCCCGGTCCTTCGTGATCGCCCCCCAACAGCCCTTGCAGAAGGAAAGCCGTTCTCTATTTACACCACTGGCACGAAGATACACGCGCTCTTGTGGAGTGAGATCCAAAAACTCGAAGCCCTCATCCGGCTTCTCTTTGGTGCAAAGGTCACAAATTGCCAAAATGAGCCTCCGTGAACTGCTTGAGCATAAGACCCATCAAATCGAGAAGCTGCAAGTCCCCCTCCTCAATCTTCGACCCGAGCAAGACCGCTTGCCCAAGAGGTAGGTGAACGTAGGGCATGGAATGCCGCCATAGAAGCTCACGTTCCAAGGCATAGAAGGTTTTCAGGACAGGGGCGGATGGGAGGATCTCGACAGAGGCGTCAAACCTGTGCGGGTGGCAAAGCGTTGGGTCATCAATCGAGGACATCATCCGGCAGCGCAAGGGTCGCCCCTTGTACGCAGAACACTTGTTGTCCCGAAGCAGGGGGCATGGGACAGCGCTCAAGAGCCAAACCTTGTAGTCGAGCCCATTCACCTTGTTGGACGCCTCCTGAAGGCGGTTCCGGAGCGTTGACGTCCATAGCCGCTCTTTCTTCAGATGCCGGTACAGCAAGATCCCTTCGAAGAAGCTGATAAGCACCGGGTGGTGACAGCAGTGGTCACAACCCTTTCGGCACGTGATCGGGCGGCGCATCTTGGTCAGAAGCGCTTTGCTTTGCTGCAACCACCGCCCCTCAATCTCGATCCGGGTCGCCTTGACGTCTGCAACCGCCTGTCGGAATTCAGGGGTCGTCATCGTCATCCTCTAGGATGTGATCAAACGCCGTGAGGGGCGCCCGGGGAACCTCTTCCGCCCGCTGCGCCCGCTCGGCCATCGTCCCAAAGCTACGAGGAATGGCAACCCGGACGCCGGGGGAGCCAGGGCGGTAGGTGATGATCAGAGCGTCCCCGTACCGAAGGGCCAAGTCCGGATGCACGTACAAGGGGCCACCCCGGGAATCGATGTCCGGCGTCACCCACTGCATGAACCGGGTGAGGTTCTCAAGTCCCTGCCGCACGCCCTGAATGCTGCCACGTCCAATAGGGACGGTCAGGAAGGGCCACTCTTCGGGCGGGTTCCAAAGGGTCGTCCACTCAGCATCATCGTCGGCGACATCATAGGAGCGGCCGGTCTCATCGGCGCATCGTCCCATCTTGATTGCGCGATTGAAAGCGATGACCTGACGCCGAAGCCCCGCCGAATTCACGATGATGTCGCCAATCCTCATCGGAACACCTCACCACCATTGAAGCCGTCCAGGTACAGTTGGACGAGCCCCTTGAGGACTTCCGGGGAAACGGTGTTTTCGTAGGGGAGCGTTGCGTTCTCGACGGCCTTCGAAAGGGCTTGCGGTACGATCTGTGTCAGAGGTGGCTTGCCGTGTCGCTCGACCAGGGCTTGCCAGTCTTCCCGGGCGTCTCGTTCGAAGCCTTCTGCTAACCAAAGAAGATTCGTCCAAACATCGTCGGGATGCCGTACATTCATCTTCTCACAGACAAACCGTTGCAGGTTCGTCCGGATGAGCCGGCGTGCCGCTTGCTGAATTTCGTCCATAGTGTTGTCCTTACCTAGAACAACACCAAGTCATGGGGTCTGGTTGATCTCTTCGTTGAGGGAGTCCAGCAGCGCATCATCCTTGGACTTGCCCGGCTCGGCCTTGGTGGGCTCGGCGACAGTCTCGGCCTTGCCGTTCGTCTTGAAGTAGTAGCCCCGCTTGCCGGCGTGCTTGAACTCCGGGCACTTCGACAGCAGATGGTAGACGTACGTCTGCGGGTTCTTCGACTTCGGCATCAACTTGCGTTCTTCAAGCTGCTTCATGATGTCTTGAACGCTGATCGGATCAGCAGTGACGATCAGGTTGAGCGACTTGCGAAGCGTCGGGCCCGCACGCTTGCCCTTGGGCTTGGGGCCTGGCTTACCCTTGGTGGTCTTGGCCTTGGGAGCCGCCTTCGCCTTGGGAGCCGCCTTCGCCTTGGGGCCGGGCTTGCTCTTCGTGAGCGGCTTGGGGGCCTTGCTGCTCTTGGTCTCGTCCGTCTTGATGGTACCCTCGGAGACAGGCTCGACGGGGGGCGCCTCGACAACCGGGGTCTCGCCGGGGGTCTCATCGGTCGGGAAGATGTCGTTGAACTTCGCGAGCCGCTCGGCGTCGGCGTTGGCCGTGCGCATCAACTCGGCAAGTGCCGCTTGGCTTTTCTTGGCCTCAGCTTGGAGTTGTGCTCGGAACTTTTTGATACTGATCTGATCGTTCATGGGGATCTCCTCTGATTTCAGCGGGCAGGAAATTCCCGCTCGATGTCAGCATCGGTTACGATGCTGAGGGACCGTAGATGCGCTTCTGATCGGTCATTCGCCAGTGCATGCTGCAATCCCGGCAATCGCCGGTCTTTGCGGCTCTTGGCCGTCGCAATCACCTTGCGCATCAACTTCGTCCACTCCTCCGGTCGGCTCGGAAGCCTCGACTTCTTTTTGTTGTACACCCGGGGCATGGGTTCGATCGTACTCAGTTTCGAATCGTTTGACAAGTTCAGGAATTTGCATTTGTCTATCTGGACAAATGTCCATGAGTGCCCGAGTGAAAGCAAACCGTAACCTGGCGAGCTTTTGTTCGTGCTCGGCCTGATCCTGAATCAGCATCGCCACGGCTGTCGAAATCTCATCCAAAGCCGGACCGAGTTGCTCCAAGGTTTTCAGTTCCCCGATTGCCTTTATGGTTGCGGCGAGATCAGGGGCTTTCTGACTCAGATTCGAAAGCCCTTTTTTTGCCTTTCGGCGGCGGTTTCGTGCTTGGCTCATTGTGCAAATGGGGGTCGGCCCTTGAAAACCGTGTAGAACGGAATTGAGCCGGGGTCAGTGTTGGCTTTGTGCTGCATCTCGTCACTGGCATTGCCCGTGGGGAGGCGAGGCACGTTGTGGGCAAGCTCCAAGAGACGAGCATCGGTCGTGACCCGCTTGAGATCGTTGCGGGCAACCTCATCTCGACTCAGGATCTCGCAGACTTGCCATTCGTTCAGGGTGTCCAGAAGGCAAACTTGGCCGTCCATCCAAACGTTGTTTTCCTTGTCCCCATCGCAGAGGCTAGCGGGAGGGCCAGCGTTGCAGGGGTCCTGGGCGCCGCAAGGATTCTGGTCGTCATCGCATGGGTTGCTCATCGTCCGCTCCATTTCTCCCCGGTCAACCGGAATATGTAGACTGTAACATGCCCTTCAAAGCACGTCTGCGTGATCCGACTGAACAGATAAGGCCTGCGCCGCCTCAATTCAACAGAAGCTCGGACTTCAGCACTACATTTGGGACACTTGGGATCAGGTATGACGGGTTCGGAAGAATCGATCGCAGAAAGGATCTCATCGTCGGTCAGATCGGGAGAGTCTTCACGCTCGTCCATGGTTCAAAAGGGGAAGCCTCTTGGTGGTGTCCCGTTTGAGGGGCGAAAGGCTTTCATCGGCACTGTAGCAGTATTGGCAGCCATACGTACAGGCTTCGTTGATCGTGAAGGGCTCGACGCAGATGGCGCATCCGCACCCTTCCTTGACGGGCTCCGTCACGGGGGCGAACATGCTGCCATCCTCGCACACGCCGTGGGTGACGTACGTCGTGAGCCCATTATGTTGGGTCGGACCCGGCAAGGGGGTCGATTCCTCTCGGCAGACCTGCATCACGATGCCGTAGCGCTTGGCAATGGCCGACAGCCGGATCATGAGCTTGGCTCGTTGCTCCGGGGACCGCTTCTCAGGCATGCGGTCATTCTCCTGCAAGAACGACACGTACACCTTGTTGACGTGCCATTCGAGCCCCTGGGCGATCTGTTCGAACCGAGCAACCACTTGCTCATCCGGGATCATGGGTATCGGGCTGAACCGCCACACGACCCGGTCAGGACCGAGAGCGTCCGCAAGCTGGCGGGTGTGAAAGAGCACCTCCGACAGCGGGGGTACCTTCCACTCAACCTCGTGCCACCCCGTGATCGTCACATGCGCCCGCATGGAGTACCGCTGGCGGTTGAGCTTGGCCCACTTCGCAAGAGGCTCCGGGTTCTTGGTCCAGAACACGAGCCCGAGTACATCGGCGGGTTGAAGGCTCCAACGATAGGGGAAGGCACTGCGAGGATCGAAAGCCACCATGTAGCCCTGATCGATTTGTTGCTCGAACCATGCCCACTTGTCCCCCGCACAGATGTCGGTCCACCGGCTCAGACTGTAGGGTAGGTTCTCCGCTCTGCCCGTCTTCATCTCCATGCCCATCGTCTACACCGGCAAGACGGTTCCATATGGTTGGGGCAAAGGGGACCGGTTCCTCACGCTCAATCTTCGAAAGCTTCATGAAAGCCCGCAGTCCATCGTAGACTTCCAGGTCGTTTTCAACAGCACGTCCGTTGACGAAAATGTCGCCATTCGACTTGAGCATGATCTGGGCAGGCTCTGGTACCGGCCCACCCATCGGATCGTAATCCATCCCCGCCGTAAAAGTGAGGTTGCCCCCATTGGCATACGCTGGGTCAGCGATGGTGCGATGTTCAAGCTCGGCGTCGACGACTTGGATGCTCGACCCTCTGTCGTCGGCCGAATCCAAGAAAATGTTGACTTCCGTTGGCTCAGAATCTGCTATCCACGTAGAGGAATTCGTAAACGGGGAGGCGGGATGCTCGGCTGGGACTTGCGCCGCTTCACGCTGGCGGATCTCGGCTTCCGTCTCCTCAGGATTCCAGAATGAGGAAAGCATTTCCCTCTCATCAACGTGGTGTAGATCAGAAGGGTCGTCAGGCATTGTGAGATTCTACACCAAGTTGGTTGATCGAGGCCACCCCAGCACCTTAGAAGGGGCACACACCAACCCCGGAGACTGACATGGGCTTTTTCTCGTACAATTGCAAATGCTGCGGACACTCACTCATCTCCCAGTCGGCTTCCTGCGCTGTGACTGCATGGATGGTCGAAGCCGTTGCGATTGAAGCGAATGGCTCCGTGCTCGTGGGCGAGTATGACGGCTACGGACGCATTGGCGACCATGAGATCGACGCCTACGGTGAAGGCCCCGTGGCCTATCACAAGGAGTGCTGGGACCACGCAGGACGCCCTACGAACGACCTGACGCCCAGTGAGCACGCAGGCGACCAAGGGTTCTTCTTCAACGACGGCGACCACGACATGGCGCCCCCCTCCTGCGAGGATCCCGAGACTTACATCACCGAGAAGCGGATCGAGCGCACCACGCGCCGCCAAGCCGCCGAGCTTTGCCAGGTGAACAACTGGTTCGAAGAAGCCTGGTACGCCCTCTGCAAGTATCCCGAGGACGAGCCCACCTGGCTTGAGGACGAGCACAAGCGTGCGGTCAGGCGCTCGGAGTACGGAGACATATGAGCAAGCCCCTCCCCGCCAAGTGGTACGACAAGGCCCCCCGCCTCGCAACCATTGCCAAGTGGATCAACGCGAACACAACCCTACACGCATGGATCGAGGAAGGATTCTGCGACACGGACCGCAAGTACAAGGGGTCTCGAATCCGGTTCCCGGGCAAGGGTCGAACCGGCAATCACCTGTTTGTGACCACCGAAAGGGTTTCCCGCCATGCGATGACCCGGGCGGAATTCTACAAGTTCGAAGTCATCTCCCACAACGCCGCCGAAACCTACCGGTCCAATGACGAAGTGGTCACGAGCCTCGACCACTACTTGAAAAAGAACCCGAAGCGGTTGATTGCGACCAAGCCCACGCCTTAGAAGGGGCACAATGAGAGCCATCAACAAAAAAGCCGCCGCCATCCTCTCCTCAATCGTCGAAGGCATGGAGCCCGGCACCAGCAAGAAGATTGACAACACGGGCGGCACGTTCATGCCCCTGTCCGTCGAGCGCCTCACCGAGGACCGATACTCGATGGCGCACTACTTCACGCAGAATGGTGACTTGTGCGCCGACCCGGACATGGAGTTCTGGCGTGGACCCGATGGCAAGTTCTACCCCATCGCCATCCAACAGATCTACGGCTACCAGGTCGCGATGACCTTCGGAGCCGATGACAAGCCTTCCGGCACGTACCCCCGTGCCCAGCGCGAGCAAGCGGTCTTCGCCGCTCAGTGGCTCGACAACATCAAGAGTCAACAGGGGCTCTGAGAGCTACTTGTCGGTCTTCTTACGGGGCTCGTGCCGCCAGGCCGAGCCCTCTACTTTGTCAGCAAGACTTGCACAGAACGCGCCGGGGTCGTCGATCTTGCCTTCCATCTTTTTGATGCAGGCGGTGACCTTGTGCTTGTTGTCGCCCGTGAGCTTGCCCCAGAACTTTTTGACGCTCTCATCCGTCCAGCCCTTCGGCAGCTTGTTCCACTTGCCAGCCTCTACGGTCACCAAGTCGCTTCCGAACACCAGGGAGGCCCGAACGCACCGGATGCTGTTGGAAGCCATCTTCTCGGCGCACTTGGGGCAGATCTCGGCCATCATCTTCTGATCGACCCAGAAGTCCGACAACGGCTGCGAACCGATGTGCTCGGCTGCGACCCGAAGGGTCATGTCGGAAGCGGTCTTGTTTTCTTTTCTGAGGTGGTCAAACAGTGCGCCCATGGCGTATTTCTCCCGTGGGGCAATTTCATTCCACATCTCGTCAACGACGTCTTTGATTGCCCAATCGATCTCTTGCGGCTGGTTTTCGACGTCAAGCCCCTGGTCCGTCAGGTACTTCCAGACCTTGTCGTAGGAGAATTCGCTCCCCCGGCCTGTCAACTTCGCCATGATGTGGCTGATCGCCTGGCGCTCCGGGGTCCAAAGGTCAGACATCGACGGGTCTACTTTGAAGTCGAACGGAAAGACCCCTCGACGAACGTTGTCGATGGCTCGTTCCAGGTCGCGCCGGATGAATTTGTCGAAGTAGTAGCGAACCTGAACCTCGATCTCCCGGGTCCAATCGTCCTTGTTCTCTTCAATGGAATCTTGGAGGCTTTTGAGAACCTTGTCTGCAAGCTTGCGCATGAAGCGCTCAATCCGGCGAAACGTCTTGTTGTCAACCCGGTTGATCTGTCCCTTGCGGTCAAGCTGGACAATCTTGGCTGACATCTGGTTCGCTCGGCCGTAGACCTTTTCGTTGCCGTCGGTCGCACGCCACATGGCGACCATCTTGCGTTCCGTGTCGTAAACCCAAAGGTACTTCCACTTGTTGCCGGAAGGGAGCTTGATCAACCGTGCGCCGCCAGGTACCTCTTCCTCATCCCCTAAGGCATCCATGAGGGGACCAGCATCGGTCGAGAGGTTATAGGTCTCACCATCGATCTTGACGGTGGGCACACCCGGCTTGCGTTGCAGCGGGATCACATCACCAGAAAAGCGTTGAACGATTCTTTGTACCAAGGGATCCATCACCCCTTGTTGAACCATCAAAAGTCTAGTTGTCGATGAGTTGGGCAAGCTCAGCGTAGGTTTCCGAAAGGGTACGAAAACACTTCGCCATCTTCGCGTGCTTTTGCTGTGACGGGGCGGGTGTCCCGGGCCTCGAAAAGTGCTCTTTGATTCGGTTGGTGTCCTCGGTGCACATGCAGAAGCTCTCGATTTGGTCCCAAAGCGTCAAGCCCGAGCCTGTTTGCATGGTGCGCTCTAGAATTCCAAGGGTGACGGCAACATCTCGCACCCGACGCCGCCGTTCTTTTGTTGAAAGCCGTTGAGCCCCTAAAATCCGGTCGTATTCGTTCCGACGGATGGGCCGTCCAAGGATACTTCCGAGCTTGAGCATGATTTCCATACCAAGCTTCCGGTAGTTGTAGTGCTGTTGTTTCGTCGGCATGGGAAGACCTACACCATCCGGCCGTCTTTCGGGTACCACAGGCGAGGCATGAGACGACGCAAGGTCAGGATGGTCGAATCACGAGCAGTTCCGTTGAGAGTGAACCGGGATGGGCGTCGCGCATTTCTAACCACCGCATGGGGTTGGTTCATCCGCTCCGTGTAGTCGAGCCACGCCTCCCACGCTTGCTGGGGCGTGAAGTGTGACGGCACGTTGAACTCGATTCCCCGTTTCGAAAGCCACACTTCCCAGTTCGGACGCTCCCAGACCCAGTAGCGGCGATGCCCCAAGACAAGGCACTGGGTTTGACGCCCGAGCCAATGCCTGTGGGCATCTACGAGCCGCCCTCCCTCATCAGAAAGGGCAAACGAGAATCTCAGGTAGTCTTTAGCGAATTCAGGCCCGAACAGGTCTGATTGACTCACGATGTTGAGGATGGGGACCATGTTACTGAGCTTGTAGTTTCGCTTGGAAGTATTTCTTGAACAGCTTTGCTGTCGTCGAACCAATGGCTTTTCGAGCCTCCTTGCTATCGACGATCTCCCCTGCACCCTCGCGCAAGACATCCTCCGTCATCGCTTGGATGACTTCTTTGGTCCGTTCCATCCCGATGTCGCCCTCGATCTTGTCCAGGACATGCTCAAGGCGAGTCGGAGTCACCCACTCATCGGCGATGGCTTGCGCTTCCTCCAACACCTTGAGCTTTTCCGGGTCGACTACCTGGCGAGGCGTATTGGTCTCCCGCTCCTCATCTCGCTTGTGCTTCGAAAGGACACGCTCCCCCCGGTGGTCTCGGTATTCCGTCAACGGACGAAGCACGACACCTTCACGGGGTTGAGGTTCTTCAATCCCATTGCGAACCGCTTGAACACTCGGCGCATCCCGCTGCTTGTCGATCTCTTCCACGGTGGCCGCAATCCGCTCATAGTGGACGAATTCCAAGCTAAGTTTGGTCGCAACATTATGGGCGTTTTCGACGGACAGCCACGTGTCATCGATCTTGACCTCAAAGGCAGCGAACTTCAGATCCTTGCCGTATCTCCAGGTCTGCTTTTGCTGACTCCCACCATACGCTTCGCCGTAGACAACCACGGTCGGATGACCCAGCGCCTCGAAGGCTTTCACAAGCGCAGCCTCATCGAACAGCGACCGAAAGCGTTCCGCCTTCGCGCCGCCCGACGAGAATTGCAACTTGCCATCCCGCCATTGGATGCTGGTTGACGTCCCATGGAGCTTTTCCAAGGCAAAGCATTCCTTGAAGGCTAGGATTCCCTGGTTCTTATAGAGGTTCTCGATGTGTCGGTAGCCCATTTGATCTCATCTTTCGTTGCAGAAAGGAATCTTCTTCCGCTCCATCTCGGCCTTGGCCTGGCAAGAGATACACCAGGCCACTTCAGGCCAGTTGGCTCGGCTTTTTTGACAGGTGGTGCCCTGCATCATGCAAGGCTTCTTTCCAAGCTCTAGAAGCTTCGCATAGGGCAGGGCTTCGAGGGGGCGTTTCATCCCTTGGCCTGCTTTTTCTCCTCTTGCTGGATCGCTTCATCGATCCGGGCTTCGGCCCCCTCGACCACCAACTCAGTAACGTGGATCGCCTTCATGTCGGGGTCAGAGGGCGCGTCGAACATGTAGGGCTCCAAGATAGCCTCAACGATCCCTCGGAGCGCTCTTGCCCCCGTGGGCTTCTCGCAAGCCTTGCGAGCGATGGCATGCAGGGCATCATCGTCGAACGAAAGGGCAACCTCATCGATCGTGAACAGCGCTTCGAACTGCTTGACCAGGGCGTTCTTGGGTTCGGTCAGGATACGCACCATCTCATCCTCGGTCAGGGGAAGCGTGCTGGTGATCACCGGCAGCCGGCCGAGAAGCTCAGGGATCAGACCAAAGTCGAGGATATCATCCTCGGTAATGTTGCCGTAAACCTCATCGGCCTTGATCCTGTTGGGCTGCCCCCCGCCGAATCCGAGCCGGGCGCCCTTGTTCCGGCGCTCGCCCACGACTTCCTCGATCCCGGCGAACGATCCCGAACAGATGAACAGGATGTTGGTTGTGTCGATCATGTCGGAAGTACCCATCCCGATCTTCGAACCCATCCCACGAGGCACGGGCACAACCCCACCCTCGACAAGCTTCAGAAGGGCTTGCTGGACGCCTTCACCGGACACATCTCGGTACCCCGTCGCTCCCCGCCCGCTCTTGCGGGTGAGCTTGTCGATCTCGTCCACGAAGATGACGCCCCACTCGGCGCGCTCGATATCCCCATCGGCGTCCTGAATGAGCCCCTGAAGCATCGTCTCGACGTCATCACCGACGTAGCCAGCTTGCGTCATGCGCGTCGCATCCGACACGTAGAAGGGCAGCTTGAGCATACGTGCCACCGACCGAGCGATGTGGGTCTTGCCGGTACCCGACGGGCCCATGAGCAAGATGTTGGACTTGTCGATTTCGATATCGCCCGCAATCCCGTCCTTGACTACGCCACGTCGTTTGAAGTGGTTGTAGACCGCAATGGCAATCGCTCGCTTGGCACGGTCTTGGCCGATCACATGCTCGCTGAGGATCTTGAAGATCTCACGGGGCTTGAGAAGGATGTCATCCCCGCCCTGTTCCGCAGCTTCCTTGTTGCGGTTGGTGATCGCCTTGACGGCAGAATCAATGCAGCGGTTGCAAATGAAGGGTCCTTCGTCACCACCCGAGATGATGTGCTTCACCTCGTTGGAAGGGCGACCGCAGAAGGAGCAGACTTGACGCTTGGCTCTGGGCATGCCTCAATCTACACCGGCACGGAGCCGGGAGCGAGGCTAGATCTCACCCATCACGAAGCAAGGCTCACTCCACTTGAGACCTTCACATTCGACCAATCCGTGCGGATGAATCACGCACACGCCACCTTCCCCGAAATTGTTGGGAAGCTCTTTGCCATATCGGTTGGCAACGACCAACACACACTTATTGTCCTTGGCGAATTCCATCCATGTAACGGCAGGAAAACCCCCATCGCCCCAGTTGGCACTCATCGCCACGATATCCGCATCCCCGGGATCGTAGAAGTAAGACCCTTTCTCGGTGGCCTTGTCTCGAATGTCCCGACAGATCAACAACCCCATCTTCAGCATCCGCTTGCCGTCAAGGATATGGATCACGGGAGGATTGTCGAAACCAGGATCAGCCCAAAGAAAGTCGTTCCCCCACCGGTTGATCTTGTTGTAGCTCTGGTAGTAGCCCCCCGGCGTCACCAGCACTTGGCTATTGAACAGATGATCGTCGACATGGGAGACCATTCCCCACACGATATCCACGTTATATCGCCGAGCGACTTCCATCATGACCTTGAGCGTTGGCCCAGTGCTGATGTTCTCGGAGAGCTTCCAGGCGTCTTCCTTGTTCATGATGGAATAGCCCGTCGTGCAAAGCTCTGGTAGCACCACTAGCCTCGCGCCCGCTTTGGCAGCATCGACCACCAGCCGGGCTGCTTGTAGCAGGTTGACCTCTTTTTTTCCAAAGACGGGCTGAAACTGAACGGCTGCAACCTTCATGCGTCTACCACCAATTCCTCGAACAAAGCTGCTTGGGACGGGGGAAGCTCGCCCAAACAGTAAAAAGCGAACATTTCGGCAAAGTTCTCATCTGGGCTTGTCTTGGCGTACGGGGTGATGAACCCCTTGAAATCGTTCTTGAGCATCCTTGGGTCGATGCCCTTGAGTCTCAGGTACCCGAACAGGTTGATCTCCGCTGTATCAATAGAGAAGCTGCGGCGGGTGATGATGTCGATGAGCATCTTCTTTTCCCGCTCTTGCTCTGGCGTGAGAACCCCTTTGAACAGATCGGGAGCCTGCTTTTCCGCAGAACGAAGCACCTGAGCTTCAAGCTCTTTCTTGTCCTTGTCCGTCAGGACTTTCCGAAGATGAACCTTGTCTTTCTTCATGTACGTGACTTCGTACGTCTCGCCCTTATCCGTGATGGTGTCACCACGTTCGGGACGATAACCAAGGAAGTCGCTCTGATACCCATCCTCGGCGGCATTGTAGAGGATCTTGGGCACACGCTTGTTTTTCAAGAACTTGTTTTCGTACCGATGACCAAGCTCATGAATGATGGTGCGCACGGAGCTTCCCGCCGCAATTTTCTTGTCAGCACGAACGAAGAATTCATCCGACCCGTAAACGTAGAACGCAAGTACGTTCCCTTTGTCGATCGACTGGCTGATATGAACCTCGCCGTAGCAGACCTTGCCAAGCCCAGCGGTTGTGATCTCCGATGCAGCCTCTTTGACTGCCTTAGCGCAGATGTCCATCACACCATCGGGGAAGCCACCCATGTTGATGAGGGTGAAGGGTCCGGCCTTGACCTTCACGGGGTCGTCGGCATCACCCACCGCAATCTCACGACCCTTGCTCAGCGCTTCTTCCAGCGTACTGAAATGCGCCCGAAGGGTATCGAGGTACTTGAGATAGTACGTCAGGTAAGCATCGGTGCGCTCCAAGTCCTTCCTTGGGAGGCGGGGGCGGCGGTTGGTTTTCTTCGTCGCCCAAAACTTGACGAGCTTCTCGACCTTCTTACGCAGCGTTGCTGACAGGCTGTAGGTCTGGAGGATCGCCATCGAGATCCCCCACATCTGGTTGAACCGCTGATTGAAGCCGACCACCTCGGACATGATTGTGAACATGTCCCGACCGAAATCGGGTTTTGCCACGTCCTTGCCACGAGCCAAGTCCTTTTTGTACTGCGAAAGGATGGCTTGGAACCGCTCGGCGTCCTTCTCAGCGTTGTCGTAAAGGTCGAACTTGCGCCGAAGCTCTTTGAGAAGTGCTTTCGGATCCTCGACGACCGCTGCCTCCAAGTACCGGGTGGCGACTCGCTCAGCATGAACGCTCATGCCAACCACCGGTTGGCAACTCGGAGGGCCACACGATCCGCCCCGGACTGAACGAGCCTCGTGAGCCGGTCTTGAAGCTCTCGTGGCTTGACGAAGGGGTCGTCCAGGATCAGATCCCGGGCCATGTCCACAGCTTTGCTAATGGCGGCTCCCTTGATGCCCGTATCCTGAATGAGCCGTCGGGTATCAATCGGCGGCTTCAAAAGCTTGTTGTAGACATCTTCCAAGTCGTCATAGCCGAGCTTGCTCTCAATCCGGCGAAGCATCCGGAGATGTTCAGGACGGAGCTTGTCCAACCCTACCGGAATCTCGAAACCGGCGAGCGTCAAAAGCAGATCGATGTTCTTGACTCGTTGTCCCACGGCTCGACGCAAACGGCTTGCCGGAAACATCGAAAGCACAGGATCGAGAAGTCCGAGCCCCTTCATGATGGTGAGCGCCTTTTTAGCGCCGGGCAGCTTCAGGATCTTGTCGAAGAAAAGCTCGTCGATCGCCTCGTACGAAACCCTTTTGATTTCCTTGGCTTTGCTCTTGATCGCCCGCCGAGTCGCCGGGTCCAATTCGAAACCGTATTTCACAGCAAAACGAATCGCCCGAAGCATCCGGGTCGGGTCGTCATCGAAGGTCTCGTTGGGGTCAAGAGGCGTCTTGACGATCTTGTCCTGCAAGTCCTTGAGCCCAAGCCCGGTCAAGTCGAGGATGGCTTTCTTGTCGGGACCTTGAGCCACATCGAGAAGCCGCCACACGAGCGCGTTGAACGTGAAGTCCCGGCGAAGCATGTCTTCGAGGATTGTTCCGGGCTCGACCTTCGAAGGCTTGTGACTCCCCTTTTCCTCTCCCTTGCCCTTTTCGTACTTCTCTTTGCGAGAAGTCACGATCTCGATCTTCTGTCCTTTGAGGTTGACCCCGTCGAATTCAACGTCCACGGGGACAGGTCCAATGTGCACGACGCCGTATTGGTCGGCCTTGACGTTGGGTACCTGAAGGGCATCGGCAACCGCTTCGGCGAGCGTGACGGCATTCTTGCCGTTTTTCGGCTCGACCACCACGTCGACATCTTTGAAGTCGAACCCCAAAGCGAAGTCCCGGGGGGCCCCGCCCACGATGTAACTGTGACTGGCCATACCAAGCCGTTTGGCGGTGGCTGACAGCAGTTTGACCAAGGCGTTGGCCTGTTGGGGGGTGGCGTCGGCAAGTCGGAACATTTCAACCTCAGTCTGCCCGCCTCATAGGAAAATTGTTGATCGTGAACAACCCTACACCTTAGAGGGTGCATGAAGACTCTCGAAGCCCCCTCAGCCGTCACCGTCAACGCAGTCGCCCGCAAGTGGGCCAAGGCGCGTCCCGAGAGCGCTCAGCGCATCAAGCGGGCGGTCGCCCTGGTCGCCACCGTCGAGCGCACCGGCTCCCACACGTTCGCCGTCGAAGGCTCGGACGGTCGCAGCTACCAGGTGTGGGTCAACTGGCAGAAGCACACGAGCACATGCACATGCCCTGACTCGATGGGTCGGGGAGCCAAGTGCAAGCACCGCTGGGCTGCGGCGCTCGTCATCGCCGGCCGGTCAACCGACCGCAAGGCTGCCCAAGCCTAGACGGTCGCTTGGGGTGCCTGGGACTTGCGCTTGAGGAACTGGCGCTCCCAATGCTTGCTCCGGGTTCCCAAGTACAGGACCCGGTCGTTCGGACACGGCGTGACGATCACGTTTGTCATCGGCACCCGCCCAACCTTTTTCCCACACTGAAGCTTGTAGCCGGTCCCATTGGTCCAAACGGCGCCCCGCCCGCTCGTGAGCAGTTCGCTCGCAAGGTCCATCGCGTGCGTCCGGTCAATCCGAAACCGAATGAACGTGAGAGCGCCGATGTTGAGCGGGCCGTTCGCTTCGAGGAAATCAAACTTGATCTGGGCTTTCGCTGCGGTTCGCAAGACTGCTTCTGCGACGTCTTGGACCGATTCGAGGGATTGTTGTTCGACAGCGAAGTACGTCGCCGGGGTGTTCGAAGGAAAGAAGTGGTGCATCATGTTCGTACGTAGTAGCGGTGGAGAAGGTCAGGGTCGTCGGGGTTGTGGCTCTCGGATTCGAGAGTGAATGCTTCCATGGGCAGGCGAGGCATCGGGGTGATGTCACCCATTGAGAGAACCACAAGATCTGGCACGATTGTCAGATCCAATGCGTCGACGAATGGCAGCGCCGCCTCATAGACCATCGCACCACCCGCTACCCACCTTGGTCGTCCAGCAAAGTACATTCTCGAAAGTTCGAACGCAAGCTCGATTTCGTTGACTGCCCGCACGCCCGTGTCTTGAAACGGACCTGGGTTGCTCGTGAGCACGATGATCTCACGCCCCTTGAGCTTTTTCCGTCCAAGCGACTCGTAGGTCTTGCGCCCCATGATGAGCACACCGCCCATCGTCCGCTGTTTGAATCGGCGCATGTCGGCCTTACGATGCCACGGGATGCCTCCGTCGGCTCCGATGACACCTTGGGGGTTGATGGCGGCGATAAGCGTCGTCTTGACCTGTTTCTCTTCCACTATGCGCTCCCAGATGGTTGGGCGACCGGCGAGGGGCCCCCAAATCTCCAAAGCTTCCTCTTGGGTGGCCTCTCGCTCTGGGATCTTGTCCAAATCCATGATCTGCTCAGGCTTGTAGACATGCCCCCGGTCGACGAAGTAGCTCTTGTGGTCGGAAGGCATCTCTCCGGGCTTGAGGAAACGCCCCATGTTGAGCACGAGAAGCAGAAATCCATCCGTCGTTCGATGCCATTTGACGATCTGCTTCGTTGCCAGGATGTAGGTGCGGCCCATCAAAACACTCCAAGGTGAACACAGGGGGTCTCATTGACCGGAGAAGTCCACCCCAAGATCAGACATAGAGGACAAGGGATGTGCTCAAACTCGATACCATGCACCTTTTCCACCCGCAAGATCGCCTGAAGGTACCTCTTGGACATCGGAAAGTGATGCCTTCGAAGATACCTCCAGCCTGTCACGTACCACAGGATACAGCACGGGTGGATATCCGAGCGCAGCCCGTTGACCATGTGCTCAAAGGTGTCACTCACACGGCGACCTTGAACTTGATGTTTTCCCGGGGCATGTAGTTCTCGATCCGGAACAGCTTCATGATCTGCTCCGTCGTCACCGAAGGATCCAAAAGGGCCTCAACGTCTTCGAGCGTCCGAATGGAATCGTCAATGAAAAGATTGGGGGGCGAGTCAATGTCCCGCTCAAGCTGTTCTTCGAGCCCGGGTACGTGGTCGTACTCGGCTTGGGTACCGTCGGCTTTCTTCGTGTAGATGTGGGTATCCACGAGCGTGTGGCCGAAGATCCCAGCTTCCATGTCGGCAAACCGAGCCATGAGCGAACACAGAAGGGCGTAGCTTGCGAGGTTGTACGGCACCCCCAACGCCACATCGCATGAGCGCTGGGTCAAGTGCAGGCAAAGCCGTCGGGGGTCGTCATAGGCCGGACCATCCTTGAAAGGTTCACTCTTGTGAATCTTGTTCAAGATTTGTTTGCACTTGGGACACCAAGCTTGCCCCCGATCAAGCACAGCAATTCCGGTTCGGGTTTGCGAACCACGAGGTGCGCCGCAGACAGGATCAAATCCGTCGTTGTGCCCATAGTGGAACACCTTGTCCACGCCCTGGTTCTGGACGTTGAAGATGAACATGCAGTGGCAGGGGGCCCAATAGGTCTTGAGGGTCGGGGGCGTTTGCACGATGTGAGGCTGCCAGGCGCTTACCACGAGATCCCGCCGCATCGGGTTGGTCTGAAGCTGCCCCATCACCCACTTGATTTGGTCGTTCCATTCGGTGACCGGCCCATCGTAGCCGAGCCCCGTCTCATCCATACGGTAGCCGGGGGTCTCGAACCGGCGCCAGGCGGGCCCATAGGCGGCGTTGACCTTCCCGTCGTCCCGGTACCAGGGTCGCCAGAACTTGATCCCATGCCGCTCAAGGAAGTCTTGCCCGTTGGTACCCGACAGGAACCACAGAAGCTCGATCACAATGTTCTTCCACTGGATTTCCTTCGTGGTCAGAAGCGGGAAGCCATCCCTCAGATCGTGCTCGTAGTAGTACCCAAACGTTGACAAGGTGTCTACGCCAGTTCGGTTTTCCTTGCGAACGCCGTGCTTGAGCACATGGCGCACGAGATCATGATATTGTCTCATTTTCCACTTTCACGGGGAGGGGGTAGTGAATGAAGTCGAAGGTGGCGCAGGTTCCGCAGCTTCGGCACTTGTAGACGTAGATTCCATCCCGAATGGCCTTGAACACCGGATCCACGTTGAGAAACTCACCACATTTGCAGCGGGTCACGAAGCCTTGGTCGGCAAGTAGCTTCTGTTCCAGCCGTTTCCGAAGATAGGCGTGGTACCAGTCAACCAAGAACTTCATAGCCTCTCCCAGATGGTTGGGCGCTTCTGGTCCCACCCCAGTTCGGCCTCACGCACCCTGGAAGCGTGCACGAAGGCTTCCAGGGCGTCGTAGAAGTCCGTCGTGTGCAAGGTTATGCGCTCGTTGGAGCACAAGAGTCCATCCTTGACTCGCAGGGTGACCACCGGAACCTTTTCCCTCCGGTCGATCTTGAGATAAACCACATCACCTACGGCAAAAACGGTGACGTCATCCTCATCGGAGTTGGCTTCCGGGCCGATAACAACGGTCCTCATTGGTACCTTCGTCCGGTCCAGGCGGCGACGTGGTTGTAGACGTCACCCCAGTTGTACGCCCGGGTCAAATGCTCGTCCTCTTGGTTGTATGTCGTGTCCCAGAGGATTCCCTCACCGTTCGGGTGCGCTGCGAGCCACTTCTGAACGTTTTCCGGCTTGTCATCGATCAGGATGTCGCCGTCGACGACTTCCTTATAGCCCGTCTGGACGATCTTCCTCGGGTCGAAGCCGAACTTGCCAGCGAGCCAGAAGCTTCGCTCATAGGCCCACGTAGGGCTCGTGTGGAACGGTGTGGTGACCGGAACCACCTCCCCGAACGTCTGAAGCCGCTTGACGGCTTCGGGAGCCTCTGGGAAGGGCTCGATCCCCGCACAGAACCCTGGCTGGTTCATGGCGAACCGCAAGTGCTCGTGGTGCTCAGATGGGATGAGCTTCTGGATGTCCCAATCGACAACCTGCTCCGGGCGCAAGGTGATGCCCATGTGCTGCTTGATCAGCTTGAGAACGGCTCCCGTGAAGTCCCCGACGACTCCATCAACGTCCAGCAAGATTCGTGGCTTTGGCATTTACTTCCTCTTGAAATGGATCTGGCTTCGAGCAAGAGCTTCTACCAGCCCAGGCGGGTCCGCATCTTCCCCCGCATCCTCGAACACGTCAAGATCGTTGGCAGCCCGCAAAAGGTGACTGTACTGGTCACCCCCCGTCTTCCATTCAGCGATGACGCCATGCATCGCACGGCTCACCTCTTGAAATTCAGAATCCGAACGGCACCGACGAAACATAAGGGTGAAAGTCTCGGCTTGCTCAGCGGTAAGCTCGCCAATCTTTCGGAACCCCTCAACGATGGTTTGGAACTTCTGCTTTTGTCGACGCTTGTTCGTCACCCAGAAGTGCTACACCAGCTTGTAACCCAGAGCGCACCCAGATCCCTGCCCACCGACCTTGGTCAGTCGACCCTCTTTGACCAACTCGTTGAGAAGCGCTTCGGCTTGCTCAAGGGACACGCGACCCTTGTAGCTTGAGACTACAGTCCCGACCAGCAAAGGACGGTACCGCTGTTTCTTTGCCAGGGTGAGCGCGAACTCTTTCACTCGAAGTTCTTCAGCTTCGTCCATGCTCGATCCGTATGGGGGGAAGCTCGGGCATTTCGGAATCAAGCCCGAATGCTTTCATTTGGTCTTCGACCGGCGCCACCGCTTCCAACTCGTCAAGTTGGTCTACACTCTTGATCGTGGCGCCCTTTTCTTCCAGCCGGGCCGTCAAGCCTTCGATGTCATCTGTGATCACCGAAAATACGTTCGTGCCGGAATCAAGGACAATCTCCTCAGCCTCATCGATGATGAGATCCCGACAGAACGCTTGGACAGAATAGTGACCCATCACGAAGCGAGGAACGAGGGTTGCCCACCCAAGACCAGTTCCCGGTAGGCTTCCGTGAGGACGCCGCTCGGCTTGAGGTTGCCCTCGTACGCCAAAGCGGTTGAAGTGCCCCCACCCTCCGTTGCCCAGCGAGCCGAGTAGTTCGGATCTGAGTAGGATTGGTTTTTACCGATCGGAGCGTTCCAATCGGGAAGAGTCGGAAGTGGATCGCCGGCTGCCATGATTAGATCTCCTATTCAGCGAGAACGCCAGCTTCGACCGTACCCGGTCGAGCCCATAGGATGGTACCACTCGGCCACTCCGTGATGGTAGTCGCTTCTGCCAAAATGGTGTTCCTATCCGAAACTGCCCCGGCGCCCTCGCCCTCCAACCGGACAGCGAACCAAGCGATCTCCCCAATAACTGAGCTATCACCGGGGATGAGCGCTTCGATGGTCGTGTCGTCCCAGCTTTCAGGGATTACCTCAAAAGCTCCTGCATTCTCGCAGTAGAAAACCAAGACGCTATCACCCTGAGAGGCGCCGAAACCTGAACCCTGAAGGGTTACCGTCGCGTCTTGTTCCCAGGTGGTTGTGGTACCTTCAATTGACGGGGGCATACCCTTTGCCCCTTCATAAGACGACTAGCGGACCACCTCAGCAAGGTGGGAATCCTCGATCTTTGGTACCTCGAAGACCCGAAGCTCTTCCGTCCACAGATGCACCGTCAAATCAACGTGGGCTTGGATGCGCCACTTGTCGTGAAGCTCGACGCTCGTCAGTTCCTTGAATTCAGTGAGAACGGATCCAGCCGGGTTCATAATCCCGACGACAACGGGCGCGCTGTCGACGGACCGACAGGCCAAGCGAAGCCGTTGCATTGCCAAAGCCACCGAGGGAGGGGCCAACCACATCCGGCAATTCATTTCCTTGAATTCGTCCATCGTGGCCGATTCCAAAAGCTGGGACCCCTCGCACATCTGCGTGATGGCGTGGGCCACGTCGTTCATCAAACCTCGGTACAGAGCCGAGAGCACCTGGTTTTTCCGGTTGAAGTGAACGTTCGTGGTCGACGGGTCCTGAATGGGGATCGTCACCAGCGGGGAAGCGTGAACGAGCCGCTTGGTCCCATGCGCTGGTACCTTATCGGAAAAGGTCATGAGCCCATGAAGATGGGCGGCGGGTCCGCTTTCCGTCAGAAGGTTTTCCAGGAAAGTTTCTCGGATCTCCTCTGCCATGGTCTTTCGGCCATTGCGGGTAGCGATCCGAAGGCGCCGGTCACCGGTCTGCACGAGAAAGTCAGTCTGGGCGCCTTTCTTGGCAAGGGTCGCCTGGTTCGCCAACTCCCGCCCCTTCTCGTGGAAGTCGTGGATGACCTGGGCTTCGATCTCAGGATGCACCCGGGGAAGGGGCGTCACCATGTTGCCCGACTCACGAGGGACTGTGGCTGGCGTGTAGATGGCTTCCGGCGTGACCTTGCGAATCAAACGGCCGGTCTCCGTGTTGACCATGTAGATCGAACCGTCCCCACCGTCGACGACCTGTTCGTATTCGTCGGCGATGTACTGGGCAGATGCCATGGCAACCGAGAAGTCGTGACCACCCCACTTGGCGCTCAGGCGCACAGCGAGGTTGTCAGCGAGCCACGTGTTGTCCCGCTTTTCTTCGGTAAATTGGGTGAATAGAGCGGTTAGCTCTGGGTCTCGCTGGATCTCCCCCCGGGCTGCCATCAAGGCATCGGAGGGAGGCTCAGCGGTTGATAAGACGACCACATCGGTCGCCTTTTTGGTGATGTCAGTCGTCATCGTTGGTGATGAGTCGAAGGCTTTCGCTCTTGCCATCACTGGCGAACCGAGCACGAATGCCTTCCTTGGCGTCAGGGTCATACCCAACCCACTCGATAAGCTCTTGAACCTCGTCGACCATGGTCCGATGGATCCGGGGCTTGCTCTCCAACTCGATCTTCAGGATGTCCTGATCGAGCTTGGGCTTCTCCTGCGAAAACGATTCGACCATGGCAGCGTAGATCGCTTGCTCAATCTCACGCCCGACCATCCGTTGAGACGATTCCGCCAGCATTGCCAGGTTGTAGTCCTCCGGGTCAGCGTTGACCTTTTTCAGGTGGATCTTGAGGATCTCGATGCGTTCCTCCTCGTTGGGCATGTCGAAGAAGAATCGCTCATCCATGCGGTTGACGAACTCGGCGGGCATGCTCGTCAAGCTGTTTGCCGTCATCGCCAAGCACACGGGTGCTTTCGTCTCCTGAAGCCAGGTCGACAGGATGCCGATGGTCCGGCTCGTGGTACCTGCATCCGACTGTGCCGACGACGCGTTGCCCGACAAGGACTTGTCAGCTTCGTCGAGCCACACGATGCACGGGGCGACCGATTCGATCAGGCGGCATGCCCGATAGACGTTGGCTTCCGACTCGCCCACGCCGCTCGACCGCAGCTTGCCCATCTCCATCTGGACGACCGGCAGTTGCCACGCCGCTCCCATCGCCTTGACGCTCAGGGACTTGCCGCACCCCCACACGCCCACAGCGAGCACTCCCTTGGGCGGCTTGAGCCCGTACTCCTGCCCCTTCTCGCTCCACGTCGCCTTCTGCTTGCGGGTCCACTGCTTGAACCGCTGGACCCCGCCCACGACGTCGAAGTTGAATTCGTCCGTGTCCACGTAGGTGAGCAGATCCGTCTTGGCAAGCTGCCGGCGCCGGAATTCGGCGACATAGGACGGGTCGATTCGCTTCGGGTCCTTCTTGTCCTTCTTGGTCTTGATGACGCTCTGCGCAATCGCCGCTCGCACCTCGAAGCTCGTAAGCCCAGCGAACACCTTGGAAGCGTTGGGCAGCGGGGGGCGCTTCAGGAATCCGCACGTTTCCGTGACGATTTCCTCGATCTCGGGATCCGTGAGCCCGTGGTCATGCACTACCTCGAAGTAGCGCGAAAGCTTCTCAGGGATCATCAACCGGGGCCCGACGAAGATCAGGATCTTGACGGTCCGGATGTTGTTGTGCAACTGGTGCACGATGTTGAGGATTCGCCGCTGCGTGTGCTCGTCCCGCAACCACCGCTCAGGGTCCGTGATGATGTAGAAGTTCTGCTCCTCACGAGGGTCATCCCGGTAGATCTTGATCAGAGCGTCGTGGATCGAACCACACTCACGGTTCTCAGCGTGGGCTCTGGTGGACCAATCCTTCGTCAGGGCTTCGATGGGTTGCAGCCCCATGGCAGCGTTGAACACCCACGTTCGCTTGACTTGCTTGCTCAAGACCTGTTGGAATCGCAGCAGGAAGCGGTCCTCTTCGTCAGTGACGAAAAAGATGCACTTGGCGAGACTGCGGAGAAAAAAGGCTAGTTCCGAATTCATGTTGTCCTCTACACCGAGTGTTCCGACCCCTGAAATGCGACAGCCCGTCACCAGTTGAGGGTGACGGGCCGCAGACGGCGCACGTGTGACGTGTTCAGCCGGTGTTGTGTCAGCCGATGGCGTACATGAGGACGACGTTGTCGCCTTCCTGGCTCACCGACTCGATCGTGCCGCCCTGCTTGAAAACCTCTTCCTTGTACTTGGCGAGGTTGTAGTAGCAGCGCAACTTGCTGAAGGTCGTCTGGTTGTTACCGTAGTCCGTGTCGCCCGTGATGGTGCCGTCGCGAAGGTTGATCGTCGCGTCACGCAGCCCGTTGCCGCCCGTGATGCGCAGCGTGTCGCCGCTCTCGGAGAACGAAAGGCCCGCTTCCTTCAGGGCTTCCTTCGCCAAGCGCTTGTCGGTCATGTCAATCTTGGTAGTTACTCGATGGCTCATGGTATTCTCCTACACCGTGTGCGCCGCTAGAAGCGGATCTAGTTCTGGATTTCCTCGACCCGGTCACACTCGGGGCCGGTCTGTTCATCGTTGATCTGGTGGCCCACGGCGGTCGTGATCTTCAAGACTTCGGAGCAATTCTGCCCGCTGCGTTCCTGAACTTCCGTGATAACTTTGTTCGTAGGGGTGAACGTGACCTTGACTCGCATTGTACTAGCTCCCTGGCTTGTTGCCTCATTCGGTTCACTTGGGGTCTACACCAGGACTGCCCAATCTTACCTGGGCTCCCGACGGAATCACAACCTCATTTGTCGGTGCCGGCTTCTTTTTGGGCTCCCAAGGATCCGTTTGCGCTGGTTTTGTAGGGGCTCCCGCTAAAACACGCCCCTGATTCATAATAGGTTGAAATTGATCCGGTGGTGGCGCCGGGTCAGTAGGGTCCATGGCATCGTCCAGAGGTAACTCCACAAGTGGCTCACGCTGCGTGTCAGGTGGCGCTTCCTCGTCCTCTTCACCCTCTTGTAGGGGGTCGATCCATTGCGCCCCTAACTCGGGCATACGCTCCTCAGGAGCGGGGGCCCCGACGAAACGCTTGGCTTTGATACCTTGGTACCGTTCGTCGAGAGGGTCCATGCGGGGAACGTCAAGAAACAGGCGGCTTTCCCAGGTTTGGGTTCGCTTGTCGAACAGGCTCTTGCCCGCCATGCTCCGATGACATTCCGTTTGAACGCAGAATGCGCACCACGTCGCCTGGAAGTCTACCAGGGGCTCGCCTTGAGCATTGCATTCGCCTAGAAAGTCCCGCATCCCCGTAACCTAGCGCTTAATTGTCGTCGAGCAAGCCTGGTACCCCGGTCCCCAGATTTTGCTCTCGAATGGATTGACCGAACACCTCTGCGTCGATCTTGAGGCCAATACCACGAAAGTCCGGCCCAATCAACGTGTTGCCAGCGATGTCGACCAGGTGCAGCACACTGACCGGGTTTGTCTCCGGGAACCGAGCCTTCATGGCTGCCAAGCACACGCTCTGAACCGAGACTTCGTCCAGCTTGTTGATCTTGAAGATCGCCACCTTGGGCGGCTCTTTGCGCTTGGGGAAGCTCGCCGATGGCTTCGGTGGCTCGGCTTGAGTCTCGCTGGCGCCGTGGTCGAACTTCAGGGTGAGCCAATCAGGGCTCTTGGCGTAGACCTTATCCCCCTGCCTGAAGTGGGAATCCTTGATCTCTTGCCCATCCTCATAGGCTTCGCCGTACTTCATCTGACGCCAGTCGTAAGTCGCTGCCCAGGACCGACCGAGAAGCGGTTCAACGATGAGCGGTACCTCCCACCCAACCATTCGACTGTACTCTTCCATGTAGAATTCGATGACTTCCATGATCTCTTGAGCCATGTCGTCCCGAATCTCAAACACGATTTCATCGTGGACGTTCAAGAGGATGCGTGCGCAGTCGAGACCGTTCTTGAGCCAGCCCCGCTTGTAGAATTCCCGGTGCAGCAAGATGAACGACACCTTGAGAACGTCGGCGCCCGTGTTCTTGTTGATCGCCCCCTCACACTCAAAGCGATGACCTTCATCCTGAACGGATAGAGTGAAGGTTGGACCCTCCTGAGAAAGGGTGCGGGTTTCCTTGACCCGTTGGTACCCATAGACCGGCTGGGTAATCGTCCAACCCATTGTGTCGAGCATGTGCTGAAAGGTGATGAGCGTCACGGTGCCACCCGACCGCATGCGCAAGTAGAGATTGTAGAGAGACTCGTTGGGGAAAGCAGACCGCTTTTCCTCTGGGTAGACTTCAAGCAACTCATCGATCAGGAAAGAAGGCGCGTACAGATCGACCATCTTCGGAAGCCGGGCCGATGTGTGCTCTACAGCAGACCGGAACATCCGCTGATTGATGTCCAAGCGGTAACTCACCTGTCCTTTGTAGGTGTATGGGCCATAAAGTGTGGAATCCACCCCTAATGTACGCAGCAAGAGCTTCACATCACGCAACAACTCTTTCTGGCAGAGGTGGATGCTGTAAGGGTCACCATTCGTGGTGCGATGCCCATCTGAAGACATCAACCCCAACACAAACTGTTGTCGGTTGACCAACAACCCGGAGAAAATCCGAGACGAAAGTCGCTTGGTGTGAGCAGTAGCGGCGGGAATTCCCAACTCGTCAAGCCACCGAACCAAATCCACACTGTGAACACTCACGATGTATCGGGTGGAAACCTTTTCGTGTGGTTGGTGTGTGGCTTCACGAATGGTTGGGTTGAGCCCCCATCGCCGCCAGAAGCCCACACATTGATCCATTTTGGCCGTTTCATGAGCACCGAAGATGTAGTGGAGCCCATCGTCCCCCTTCCAACCATCCCCGAAGTAGTAACCCAACCAGAACCACAGGTCACCTTCATTGTCGGGAGGCATCACAGGCGTGTGCGTTGAGCGCTCGCCAGACACAAGAGGGGGGAGTGGAAGCTCAGGGAATGTGACTGGTTTGGGGATCGATGTTGCTACCATATCCCCAACACACAAATCCGAGAAATCTTTCCAGATATACCCGTGTTCCGAAAAGACAAGCACCTTGTGACGAGTATCGCAAGGGATGAGGGTTCCATCTGCAAGCTCGATCTCGGCGTATTGCCATGGGCCCATATCGCGAAGTTGGAAAGATGCCCAATTGGTCCCCGTCCAAACCCGGCAATCCTTCTGCCTGGAAAGCTCGGCAATCGTCAGGTATCCATGATCTGTTAGGATGCGAGCCGAAGGCTGGAGACAACCTTGAATCGGATAGTTCGTCGAGTACCGCTCACATGCAGCCCGCAGCTTGTTGGCGTCCTCTTTGTTGAGGAAACGCCCCATGCTGTCCTTCGTGCCTTCTTTGCAAGCGGCATCCGGGATGGAGATCCAGCGGCCCGAAGCCGTTTTGACTCCGAGGTTGGTCTTGACGTAGGCGTGCTGCCCCTTGACCCATGTGGCGAACTTGCTGACTTTCTTGTCGAAGTTTTGCTTACGACGTCGGGCTTCCTGCTTGTTGCAACCCGTGGCCCGCATGATGGCTGCCGGCCCGCCACCGTAGACGAGCGCGAAGTTGGCAGCCTTGCCCATCTTGCGCTTGTCTGTGTCGTCCCTTGTGATGTGCGCCCCGAAGAACGCTTGAGCCGTGATTGTGTGAAGGTCACCCGTGCCGTGGATGAATTCCTTAAGCCAAACGGGTTCCTGACTCAAGTTGGTGACAATTCGAAGCTCTTGGCCTGCATAGTCGCTCTTGACTATCGTGTAGCCGGGCCGGGAGATGAACAGCCGACGCAGGCTGTGGGCGACCTTGGGACGCTTCGGGTCCTTGCGGGCAGGGATCCCGTGGATGGGAATGCTGGTACCCCCATGGTCAGACTTACCAGCGGGAGCCGAGAAACGCCCCGTCGTGGTCCCCGTCTGCTTGAAGTCGAACCGAAGCTGGTCAAACTCATCAACGTCGTGGAGCATGCCTTCCAAGTAGGTCCCGATGATCTTGTCGATCTGACGCCATTTGACGATATCGACAAGGATATCGGGCGCATCGCCAGCCTCTGCCAGCTTCTCAAGGATGTCAGCCGACGTCGAGTATTGCTGCGAACCCGCCTTTTCAGCCGCTTTCGTGAGAGGGGGCTTGGGTTCTAAATCGAACCCCTTGCTCGTGAACAGCAAGTCACTCACTTGCGGGGGGCTGCCGGGGTTGAAGTCCTTAAACCCTACGGACTTGGCAACATCGACGATCCTCTTTTCGGTTTCAGCAAGCTCGATCTTTGCTTCCTCAATGAGGATGGCGACTTCCTTCAGATCGATCTTGACCCGGTTGCGGTCCATCACCCGGCAGACCTGGACGACCTTCTTTTCCATCTGGTAGGCACCAGAGAATTTCTTGTCCTTCCACGCCTTGGTGATCTCTGGGTGTCGGCAAAGAAGCAACGTACAGATGCCGTCGCCGCCGACGTATTCCTTCACGCCGAAGCTCGCCGGATCGAGAGAAGCGAAGTCGACCGTCTGCCCTCGCTCGAACAGTTCCTTCATCTCGACCATCTCGTAGGGTTCATCGTCCGGCGTCCGAAGCAACTGCTTTGCCTTGGGCTTCAGACCAATGCGCTTGTCCCCTGAGAAAATCGTGAATGCCGCAAGCATTCCGTCTTGGAAAGAACTTGGATGCCAGTAGTCGATCCCGGTGACCGGGTAGAGGAATTCTTGGTCGAACTTGGAGTGCCAGAAACAGATGACGACCTTGCCTGGTACCGCAACCTTACCGGCAAGTGGGTCCTCTTTGGCTGACTCTGGGTCGAGGGTGGGCTGTGAGGCCAAGCACAACCGCTTGATCTGCTCTTCAACCGCTTTGACGTCTGGGATGTTCGGATTGACATCCGGTGTCAGCGGATCTGGACGGTGCCGGACGGGCAGGTAGTAGCCCGTGACACCGTCGACGCTCATACAGTAGCCGACGATCTTGTGCGGAGTGCTTGGGGCTCCGTTCTCATCGTAATTGATCCGGTTGTCGAAGCCCTGGGTTTCCAGGTCAAGTGAACACTCACCCGCTTCGATAGCCTCATCTACGAGCTTGACGACTTCCTCCACCGTCGAGAGCAAGACGAACTTGTGGTGTTTCATCCACGGCTTGATCACGGCTCGGGTGACAGATGCCGCCTTCAGCGTCCCATCGGCGAACATGCTCGCCGGGTCGTCCCCTACGTCGTCATCGTCATCGTCGTCCGGTTCGGGGGCCTTAGCCTTTGGGGGCTCGGGCTTGGGAGGATCAGGCTTCGGTTCCGGGACGGGTGGAAGCTCTGCGTCGTCCATGTCGAATTCGTCATCGTCGAAGTCAGACTCATCCATCGGTGTCCTCCAGGACTACAATCACATACACGCCTTTTCGCCAATGACTGAGGATGTCAGCGGTGAAGGGCGCACCTCCCACGTCGGCAGGCTCATAGCACCAAGGCATCAATTTCGAAAAGGGGTGGCACTTGTGTTTCTCGAAGAAAATGCACTTCTGGCGTTGCTCGCACTGCTTGGCCGAAGCCGGCATTTTACGAAGGGAGCCTTCCGGGGGCAACCCCAAAGCGTCGACCAACGGCTTTGTCCATCCACGGAGCGCATGATCCATCACCGACTGGGGTATGACGCTGAGTAGGGGGGCAAACGAAGTGGTCCGCACGGCGTCCCAGGTCCCCCACCCATCCTCTGACGCCCAGATGATGAACAGCGTGATCTCACCCATCTCAGTGGTGGCGAGCGTTAGCTGTCTGGGCACGGACCTTTTCCCCAATCTTGTCGAGAATCTTCTGACAACGCTTACACGCCTGGGTCGCTGTCAGCTTGTCGCTCTTCATTCCGACGTGGATTCGGTCGAGAAGCGTACAAAGGGTGAGGTACGTCCGCATGTCGAACGCCGATTTCTCAGCGAGCAACCGGTTTTCACAGGCCACAATGAGTTGCTGGTACCTCTCCAGCGCTGGATCGACCGGGATGATCTCGGGCAACTTGGGCATCGGGGGGGTCTTGAGCCCGAAGTCCTTCTCGATCGCCAACAGCATTTGAGAGAACGACCCGCTCTGCCCGTGGAATTCCTTCCACAGCCCAATCACATCCCAGCTTTTCCGGCAGTAGTAGCACCAAATGTGGCTCTTGCTCGACGAAGTCTCAGGATAGGCCCGGGCGCTCGGCTTGTTGTCTTCCCCATGGAAGGGGCAACGGATCTGGTATTCTCGATCAGCGCTCGGTATGTCGTGATGATGGTGCTGAAGCATGTCGTATGCCGAAATGCTCGCATGGATGTTGTCGATCCGGGTTCGGATCCAATCTCGGATGAGCTTCCCTCGAAGAATCTCGTCCCGGGCTTCGTCCTCAAAGCTCATATCACATCCATCAACACCTCTCGGTGATCGGAAACCTCCATTCCGTTTCCGGTTTGCCCTCCATACGGGTTTTCGTTCTGCATTCGCCGGCAGATAAAATTGACGCTCGCCAGGAACGGCTCGAAAAGCGGGTTGTCCCGGTTCTTCAGGTTGCAGAACTTCGTGGTGCCGTCCCCTCGGTGGTCCTCGTTGAGGTACGTGGTCGTGATGACGTCGGCACTGCGTTCGGCTTCATTGGCGTAGCTCAACGCCCGCATCCGGTAAAGACCTTCGTTCTTGTCGGCGTAGTCCTTACCATCCCGGTTGATTTGGAACAGGAGTAGGATGGGGATGCCTTCGCCGTGGTTGAAGTGAAGGGCGAACTTCTTTGCCCCTCGAAGCACGCTGTTCAAGGCGATCGTGTAGTCGCTGCTCCGTTTCGTCTTTTCGATCTCGATGAGCCCGCCGTGGTCGAGCACCACCAGGCCAATCTCCATCTCCCGGTGCATCAACTCCGCTTCCATGCGGATGTCTGGGATCGTCACGTCACGGTCGGGTGCCCAAACCTCGAAACGGCAGTATTCTGGGTTCGTGGAGAAGTCCTTGATCACCAGTTCGTAGAACTTCTCTTCCTCTTCTGTCAGTTCGCCGTCCCGAACCTTGCGGTAGTCAAGCGGTTGATACCCCTCAAGCCGGAACCTCGCGTGCGCCGAGTGCAGCACGTAGATCAACCGCATGAGGTGCTCGTACTTCATTTCCAGGCTCACGTAGAACACGTTCGTCCGGTACCGAGTCACCAGGTTGTAAGCCCAGTTGATCGCGAAGGTCGTCTTCAGTTCACCGGCAAACCCGGCGTGAACCCACAGGTCGCCTTTCTTGATCCCGTGGCAAACCCGGTCGATGTGGTTGAGCCCCGTGAAGCGCCCCCACGCCTTGGACTTGTCTCGCTTGGCAGCCTGGTAGTCGTCCCAAGCTTTCTGACCGTCCTGGCGGATGTCGCCACGGGTCTTGGCGTTGCCCTCTGGGACGATCAGACCGTTGGTGTGCTGGACGAAGTGAAGGATGCCGTCCCGCACCCCCCGACGCATCTCCCCCTCGACCTTGGCCCCCTTCAGGATGATCTCACGGGCCTCTTGGAGATAGGCGACCGCCCGGCTCTGGTGCTGTTCGTTCAGAAGCGACTGAAGGTGGAACGTGAAGTTGCTTCTCGTGTAGGCGGAATCGGCCTTGACGTCCTGAAGCCGCTCAAGCGCCTCGATGTTGTCGTGCTTCCGAAAGAAGTCCCGAACCGTTCGCTCGCTGGGAAGCTCAAGGTGGCTCTGAAAGAACGTGACGCAGAACTGATAGAGGCGCTGGTCGTCTTTCCGGTCCCATTGGAAGGTCGTATTCTGGACCTTCCGCATGTTGAGGACCAACTCCTCTTGCTCAACGTCGCCGAAGTCAATCAGTGAACGCAGAATTGTCTTGGTATCCACTAAATGTTCCCAAGTCCTGTTGGGCCCGAACCCTGGCTCTCTTTTCGAGCCTTGTCCTGTTTCCACTTCGGCTCACTGCTCACATCGTCGACCCCATGAATCGGTTCGCTGGTGCACGAGGACATATGCTGGATTGCCGTCGCATGCTTTTCAGTCCTGCGTTGGGCCTTAGGAGCCATGTTGAGCCTTTTGAACCGCCGACGGATGTAGTTTTCCGTTTCCTGGCTCCATGAAAGGTGGCCCGCCTGAAAGAAATTTTCCGGCTCATTGATGATCCACGTTGGGGCTCCCGCCATCTCCCGCATCACGAGCGTCTCATGCAAAACGCCGGGGGCCGCAATGTTCTTGTACTTCAGACCGCCGAGCCGGATGATCAAAAGCTTGATATCCTCAGGGCCAACCAGGTCTCGGAGGGAGAAGTTGTCCTCCTCCCCGACGTACACCCGAACGAGCCGTTGGTCCGTGACGAGCCGATACTGAAAGGTTGGGCCCTTGCACCCAAGCGCCCACTTCAGGTGCCCACGGGCAGTCTCCCACGAGACTTCAATCATCAAGTTCTTATCCGTCAGGTCGCGAGTCTCACTCCACAAGGGGCTTCTCGATGGAAGCTTGGCGTCGGCCAGTGAACCCAGGTAGGTCTTGAGCAGTTTGCGGTAGCGGCAGACGCACTGCGTCACCGTGTCGTCGGTCGTGAAGATGACCCCGGCACCTTTGCAGATGGTGCAAACGTCATCCTCCATTTTGCCGCTCTTGCTGTCGGAGTTGCTCATCTAGCTTTTTCCTCCGTCGTTCGTCCTGCCACGCTCGAAGTCGATCCATGAAGGTCGATCGGTACTGGCGAACGTCCTTGTCGGGTACCTTGTGAGGGTCCCAACCCCCGTACTTTGTTGTCATTTATCCCTCCCTTGCAGCATCCCAACGAGATCCCGGATGCTGTTGCGCCCCTTCTCGAATTCCAAAGCGCCCACAGCCGCCTCACCAAGCACCTTGTTGATGACGTTGCGCTTCTTTCGTAGGAGAGTCAGGACGTAGTGGTCGATGGTGTGGACCCCCTCTTCTGGCTTGCCGTGCCGCTCGGCGATGAGGTGGTAGCACAGGACGTTCGGATGGGGGCTACCGATCCGGATGGGACGGCCCAAGATCTGGACGTAATTGCCGTAGCTCCACGGAGCATCGTAGAACACGATGGCTGCCGCCGCCTGCAAGTTGATCGATTCTGAACCGGCATCCGTAATGAAGATTACATGGATATCGCTTTTCATATCCGTGAAGACTTTCTTGGCCTCTTCACGTTTGGCGTCATTCTCTTTGCCGGTGATCCGGACGGACTTGATACCGACCTGGTCGAGAAGTCCCCGGAGCCGAGCGACGACCGATTCGAACCGGGTGTAGACGATGACCTTCTCACCGTCCAACTCCTCTGCCATGAGCGCTTGGAGCATCTGTTCCTTCGAACCGAGCTTGCCCACCTCCAAGTCTTCGTCGAAGTCGATGATGAAATCTCCTTCCCGGTACTTGAGCAAGTCCAGGGAGTTGACCACCTTTTGGCACATCATCAAACTCGTCAGGGCTTTGCTGTCCTCATAATCAAGGACTTCGCCGGACCCAAGCTCCAAAACTCCGCTGAGCGCCTCGCAATACTTGGCGTCCTCGACCTTGCTCATCGGGAAGCGAACCTCACGGGTCGTGAGTGTCGGAAGCTCGGCCGATACCTCGTGCTTCTGGCGCCCCAAGAAAAACGTGTCGATTCGGTCCCGGAACCGGTCCAGGTTCTTGAACCCGAGCACGATCGGGATCTTGCGACGACCCACCGGCTGCATCTTCACGAAACAGAAGTCGTCCATGAACTTCGTCTTCGTGGTGAACACCCCCGGCATGATAACGCCGTAGATGCTGAAGCCTTCCATCAAGTGGTTCTTCAGAAGGGTTGCGGTCAGGCCGTAGACCCGGTGGGAGCGGCTCGCCACCTGGGCGCATACGTCCCAGGTCTGGGTTCGGCTGTTTTTGAAGGCACTCGCTTCGTCGAAGATCATGACCAAGCTCTCGACCGAGTCGGTGATCCTGTCGAGAAGGCCAGGCACGACGGACGCGCCTTTCTTGAGGGCTTTCTTCTCTGGGATGAATCGGCCCTGTTTCCAATCCCGCACGAGGATGTGGTAGTTCATGATGAGAACTACCTTCTCGGCATCGGGGCCCGTGGGGGCCTCCTGCCACGCCTTGTATGCCGCCTCACGCTTGGCGAGGGTGCCGGATGCGATGACGGTCCGGACCCCCTTGGCAAAGCGCTGGATCTCCCCAGCCCACTGCCGAAGGGCGCTCTTTGGGGCGACCACGATCACCTTGTTGTTGTGCTCGATGCTCCACAGGTAGCACAGGGCGGCAATCGTCTCGATCGTCTTGCCTAGCCCGCACGCGTCCCCAAGGACCATGCGTTTGAGCTTGAGCATGTGGAAGGTGCCTTGGACCTGGTAGTACCGGAGCCGGAAGGGCTCTCGACCCCCGTCAAAGCTGGAGATTTCCTCCCGAAGCATTGGGCACGGTTTGAGTGAAACCGTCTTGGAAGCCCGGACCTTCTGGAGTTGCTCGTAGATGGGTCGATGGGTCTCGACCGGATCAGCAATCGGCTTGGCTGGCATCCTTCTTACCTACACTGGTTGATTGGCTTGGGCACCATGTCTTATGGGGTGCATGGAGCCTTTCAACGTTACGACCGAGACCACCCACCACCGACTAACTGCCGTGGTCATCCGTGAGGAGAACAGCGGACGTCGTTGGCGAAGCAACCGTGCGTTTGGCTCGGAGATGAGCGCCACCCGTTTCGCTATCGAACAGGTGGTTCCGGCGCTTCAAAAAGGTGCTCACCCGGGCACATCCACCAAGTGGACGGAGATCGAGCCGGTTCACCAGAGCCCGGCCTGGTACCTGCAACAGCGGGCAGGCTAAGCCTGCTTGCCTCCGTGGCGAAAGGATCGCGTCTGATTGTACGCATCCTTGACCGCCACCGCCTTGCCGATGTCCACCCCGTAGAAGCCCGCCATATCGAGCGCTCGGATGATCACGTCGGCAAGCTCTTCCTCGAAATACGTGAGCGGCTCTAGCCCCAGCGCTTTCATCTCTTCAGCCTTGTCGCAGGGCTCGTTGAGGAGACCCTTTCGATAGGCGGTCCAGATCTCAGCCACCTCTTCGTGAAGGTTGGACGTGTAACGACCGACCCCCTGGGCTTCCAACTCTGGGTCGTGGAAGCCTTTTGCGGTGTGGATCTTGAGGATGTGGTCGCCGAGCGTGTTGAGGATGACCAAATCGAGCGGCTGGTACTGCTTGTATGGAGTCTGGTCAGACATGCCCGGATCTTACACCCTTGAAGGGTATGAATCGAGCAAGACGACGGCCTTCAGGCCAATCGACGATCTCATTCCACATCTCAAGCGGACGGATCCACGTGCCCTCTTGGTCCATGTTGACGTAGACCACCATCTTGGACTGGTCCTCCGAGTGTTTCCCCACCGCAATGACCTGGTACAGACCGCCCTTGAAGTGTCGGTAGAGTTTGCCAACTTTCGGTTGCATGCTCATACCCTACACCCCTTAAATTAGTTGGGCCCTGGTTGAGTTGTCAGGGCCCGAATATAGGCACAGTTGAGTTGTCGCGCCTACTAGAGCGGCCATAGTTGAGTTGTCATGCCCGCTACAAGAATCAAAGTATCGTTCGGGGAGCGAATTGTCAAGTGGGTTCCAAGCAGATCGTGACATTCGCATGGCGGCGAGACACGTTGAACTTGCGCTGGAAGGGCTCGGATCGAACGCCTGTGGACGAATCGAGCGCGTACATCTGCACCCTGCTTGCAATCTCAGAGGAATCCAGGTTGAGTCCAGCCCCCTTGGTGACTTCCAGAGATACGTGAATGTTGTGCGGACCGTCCACGTTATCCCAAGCATCCCAGCCCACAGAGGAGATCGACTTGCGCCGGGAAGGAATTCCCCGTGTGCCGACGTACTCCCCGATCACCCGAATCGAACCGCCTTGGTCAACACCGATCCCGAAGTGGTCGATCCCGTAGGGCTTCAGGTAGAATGCGTAGAAGGTGTCGGGGCCAGCAACGCGTGTGAGGGGGTAAACAACCAGTCCCTCACGGTGCTGGTTGAAGTATCGACCGCCTCGAAGGTCTGCCATGGTTTCGAGAGTCCTGACGGTCGGAGACGGTAGTCCTTGAAGCCCGAAGAACCGAGGCGTTCCGACTTGGAAGGTATCGCCGACGCCCGTTGCGGCGTAGTTGGCGGTTCCTGTGTTGTACGCCTGGCGTTGAGTCGAACCCGAGATCACGTAGGACCCCACCTTGGGTTGATGGTAGAGGTTCTTTTTGGTGTGAGACCAGATAAGGCATGAACTGTTCAAGGGGGCCACAGGTGTGACGATTGAGTGAAATGCGTTCATGAAGTCACGACCGGGCTCCGTGAAGGCATCGGTCCAATGACCGCCACCGCCTTCAAACGCAGTATCGATTCCACACGTTGGCGGAAGCCCACTACGATAACGCCGGTTGTAGGAGCCGCCCCCTCGCATGCTGCTGTACATCCGGTTGTGGCAAGAGACCCGAACTTGGTTCATGTCGGGGTCGAACACCTCGAAGACCCGAACCACAGCTTGGTCATCGAAAAAACCGCCGCTCGACGCCGTGTTGGCCCAAACATAGGAGATCACCTCAGCAATCGTGCCTTGTGCTTGATAGTGTTTCGTCCCGGTGCCGCCTGGAAAGTCGATCTCGAAGAACGCACCTTGCAAAGTGTCGTCCCACTGCTGTGCCGTGTGGCCCGGGGTGACTGCATTTGCGCTCACGGTGATTGGACGCGTTCGCAAGTAAAACGTGATTTGGTCCGTCTGCCGCAAGTACCAGCGAGGACGACGGGTCCATGTCTGAGTCACGTTGTCCCACTGCCAAATCGTGCGCTCAGCGTCGACGTAAACTTGACGGGGCGATGTCGGGATTGGCTTTGTGACGGTGTTCCACTCAAACATGATGTGTCCTTAGTTGCAGGTATCGGACTGCACTCCGCTGGTCAATTAGAAGGCGAACCAGAGCCCAAAGTGAGGGTTGTGTGTCCAGGATGCCCAAGCCAGTGCATAGCCTGCGTGCGCCCCGAAGTTCTTGGTGACATCGACCCCAAAGCTCAAGCCTGTCGACCTGATCCCGACGTTGGCGTTGAGGTTGGCCCACTGCCAATGGAAGAAATCGAGCATGGCAGAGATCTCAAGACCCTCACGCAAGTCCTTGGCGTTCCACGCCTCGACCGCCAAAAGCCCCATCGCCGCCTTGGGTCGCAGCCGAAAGCCCCACGTTGAAGGCTCGACCATCCCCACCACGACATCGATCTTGCCCGCAGCGTCGGCTTCGTACGTGCACCACTGCATCCGCAGCTTGTATGGATGAGGCTGGGCGCCCGAGTAGAAGATGCGTCCCTCACGATCACGGATGATGGTGATCGGATCCAACTCGAAAGTCGGGTCCTGGGTCTGCAAGCACTTCTTTTCCTTCAGAAGCTCGACGAACACGTTCATGTCCGGCTCTGGGACACAGGTTCCGTCAGGGCATTCTTGCGCCGCAGCGAGCGACGGAAGGAAAACGAGCGCTAGGGGGGCCCACCGCATCACTTCTCCCGATAGTAGGAGTAGACCTTGGGGGCGTTCTTCGACTTGTAGGCGTCCAACTTGGTCTTGAGCGCCGTCCACAAGCGAGGGTCGGACCCAAGATGGTTGGAGATGAGCCGGTAGCGTCCCCAGTTCGTGATCAGTTCTTCCAACTTGAACGGAAGCTTTTCCAATGCACCAAGGGACTTGAGCCATGGCATCAAGATGTGGTTTCGCCCAAAAACCAAAGCGATCTGCTCAATCGCAACGACAACGTCACCTCGGTGAGGCACCGTCACTCTGTCTTTCAACAGTTGCTGGGCTTCCATCTTGACGTCGACGGGGAGCTTGAGATCTGCTGTCGGATTCATCGCACCACCGAAATTGCTTTTTCGAGAATCTTCCGAGCATCCGCAGAGGCCCTCGCTGGAGTGTCCCCCTCACCCGTGACAACAGGGGCACCCCCACCGAAGTACAACGCGCAGAACCATTTGTTGGACAAGGGGCCATACCCTTTTTTCATGGTCGCACGACCAATCTTCCTTCCTTTCGCAACCAAAGGAAGGGTGAAGCCCTCAGCCCCGGAGATGTCATCTACCCAAGGTTTCCAAGCAGCGATGTGGGTTCGGTCGTAGGAGTACATCACTCACCGTATTTCTTCAAAAGATCATCGACGTCCTTGCCCGTCACCGGGCTGCTGTCCTTGACCGTGACAACGGTGATCTCTGGGCTCACAATCACGACTTGGTCGACATCCTTGGCCTTGACGCCGTCAGGAAGCTCGATCTCGATCGTCTCTTCACCCGGGGGAGTAATCTTCACGACGTCAGGATCGTCGAAAAGACCAGGAAGCTCGACAGGGACCACCTTGGCTTGGGTGACGCCCTTCGAATCAGGTGTGCCCGGCCGGATGATGTTGCCATCCTTGTCGACTCGACCCTCCGGAATGGAGTTGGCAATGTCGATGGCGCGCTTGGCCGACTTCCGGTCACGCCCAAAAAGCTTGCCGAGAAGCCCACCGATCTGAGGCTTGAACCCCAAAACGATGAGAAGCCCGGCGCCGACCACGATGAGGATGGCGACACCCGGAGCGAAGATCGTACGAGAGATCTTCTTTAGCCATCGCCAGGTGGCTTGCCAGAAGGTCTCTTCCTCGCTCATTTTCTTTCCTGAACGGGGATTGCCCCCGCTTCCCAAGCCGCCAGCTTCTGAAGTTGCTTCATGATGACCTTGGCTTGAAGCTGGTCCATGATCGGGTTGGCGAGCATCGCCTTGAGGTGGGTCCGGCGCGTAGCAGCGGCTTCGCGCCGCTGCTGTGGGCTCAGATCCAAGTAGGACATGTGCTTGACGCTCATGGTAGCTCCTAGAAGTCGATGTCGTAGATGGCCGGGCTCAGGGTGATGGTGTTCGGATCAAGCTCGAAACGAACGTTGTCCCGAACCAGAGGGTGACCCTCAATCCGGTAGAAGTCCGCTGCCGAGTAGCCTTCACCCGTTCCCTGCGTACCGATGAGGGCCATTGCCAAACTTGAGATTGTGATGTCCTGCACCGTCGTGGTGATGAGCATCATCAATTCGTCGCCCGCCGAGACTTCTGTTGACGACACACTTGTGACCGTGTTGCGCACCAAGTGCGCATGCCCGGTCAGGCTCCGTGTGTGTCCAGCGCCACCACCGTTGATGAGTTGGTGACTCGTGAAGCATTCACCGCCAGGACGGAAGCCGGATCCAGAGAACGCACTTCCACCCCGATTGACTCGGTAGTTCGTAAGGAGGCTGTAGTTGGCCGGCTCACCATCCACATGGATGATGACGTCGCCAGCTTGCCCGCTCACGAGGTGGACGTTGGAGAGGTTGACTTCTCGAACGCCCAAGGTCGATTCAGGGGCGAGACTCGTGGCAAACACGCCGGGGGTTGCGTTGCCCCAGTAAATGAACGGGCTGTCATGTGCGGCTCCAACCTTGTCTCCCCGGAAGTCCTTGTCCCGGTACAGAGCACCGATTGGCAGAGTTTCCGTGCAGCCAAGATAGGTCGTCGAGACGGCGAACATGTCTTCCGAAGTGCCGCCCGGGTAGAACAAGGGACGATCCTGCAAGACGCTGGTCGGGGGATACGCAAAAGGATCCTCGTAGCCCACGTTGCGGAAGTCCGGCAGGTTCGTGTTGACCGAGTCACCGCTCAAGCGGCCGGTTCCGAGCGTCGTGGTGAAGCCAACCGAAGCCAGGACTTCGAACATCTTCTGGTCGGGCCGGGTGAGGTTGGTCTCGTCGAGGCGCGTTGAATCCACCTGGAAGGCCAGTGCTGTTGTCATGGGGCCCGGCTTGTATGGGTTGTCCATGTAGTTCGACCCGCTGCCCCATGCATCGCCCTGGTAGGGGGTGCGGCTGTAGTTCACCAAGATCTGGTCGGACACAGCCGGGGGTGCCGGAACGATGAGGCTGGGGTTATCGAAAGCTCCCGCCACGGGCAAGCCGATGTTGGCGTACCGGTCAACGATGCTGTTTGCCTGTTGACGCTCACGGGTCGTCAGAAGGCGGAATTCCCCTTCCAAGTCGAAGCTTCCACGGTCGAACCCGAAGATGCTTGCTTCGATGACGAAGTGCGCCGTATCGAAGTCCGTAATCGGATTGGGGCTGCGGTCCAAGTCGATCGCGTCCCGGTTGAGAATGAACGTCGAGTCGCCATCTTCGTCAAGCTCGACCCAGAAGGTCGGCCCATCGAAGTCTTGCCGAAGCAAGTTCGTGGCGTCGGTGTTGTCAAGTTCACGAGTCGACAGGCTGTAGTTGGAACCTGCCGCCTTGTAGTCTTCGGATTCGTAGACGGAGAACAGCCGAGCGATGCCGTAGAAGGGAGGAAGCTCCAAGCCTTCTCGACCCATTCCCCGGCTGTCCGTGTAGTGCTGCATTCCGGCGAGAGAGATTGCACCGTACAGGAACTTGGAATTGTAGATGGCCGGCGCCGAAGTGTTCAGGTCGACCGTCGAGAACGTTGCGAACGATGCGGTTCCTGTCCCCGTGTACGGAATGTAGTTCCGCTCGGAGTTGGGCATCGTGGTCGCTTGGCCCTTGGTGGACAGGACCATGTAGTTGACGCCCTCGTAGAAGGGGGCGACGTCCAGATGCCGGATCGGAACCCGAACCGCACCCCAACCAGGGATAAGCTCCCGGGGGGCCGTCACGAAGATGTTCTTCATGAAGTAGGAGTTGCCGCCCGACCAAGTCGAACCATTGAAAAGCTCCAAGGGGTCTGTGTTGGTCCACTTGGGAACGACAGCAAAACCGTCCCACCGGTCCATGGGCATCAAACCGAAGCACTCACGGAAGTAATAATTAACGCCCAACGTTGGGAACGCTGTGGGAATGATCCGATCCACCGTGACAACGTTGACCGCCACTGACCGAACTGTGTAGAAGCCGTTCCACGGACCGGGCTGTACGATGGTCAGTTGCATCCCTTCGACGACGCCCAAAGCCACGAAGTCCACGGTGGTATCCGTGAGCGTATCGCCCATCACACCCAATTGACCTTGGTTGTTACCATACAGGTCGATGGGGATCGGGTTTGCCGACACGCCGTCGTAGGTGAGGTATTCGGCCGGCATCTGCACACGACGGAACGGGGAGAGGATGACCGTCTTGCTCGACGGGTCCGCATAGGCTTCTGCCGTCACCGGAAGCAACCCGCTGTACAAGTCGTTGCGGTAGCGGGACCAAAGAGCCGTCCAAGCCGTTCGAAGATCAATGTTGTGGGTCGGAATTCCGACCTGTTGAACCATCGCATCCGAAGGGGGGTCGAGGTAGGCGACATTCTGAAGTGAACCAGGTCGACGGCTCAATCCACGCCCGGGGCCGTACATGACATGGAAGCCAATGTAAAGCTGAGCTTCCGTGCCGGCTGGGAAGTCAGAACCGAGTGTGATTTCGATAGCCTCGTTCGGCGTGGGGTCGGCCGGGGTGACCGTGAAGAACGTCGAGCTTTCAAGAGGTTCAGACTGTCCTTCGATCCGAAGCTCGATGACATTAGGCATGTTCGTGATGAACCGCACCTGATCTTGATCGCCGCCCGGGAGGCCTGCCTTGAAGTCGCTGATATTGATCCGGAGCACGTCGCCAGGGTTGAACTGACCAGCGACTGAACGCACCGATTGGAAAACATCCACGCCGAGTGTCCAGGTCACACCCACTTGCGCCGGAAGCACCAACCCGTTGGGCTTGGCAACCGTGTAGACCCGCTGGAGACTCGCTGCATCTGAGAACACCTGGCGGATGTTGTCCGGTCCGTCGAGAAGCGTGATGCCAGTCGAAATGCCCGAGCCCACCGGAGCGATTTTGTCCTGGTAGGGAATGAACGGTCCTTGGGGTCCAGCGCCCGTGCGCTTCCAATTGCCCCGCATCTCGGCACGCAAGAGCTTGTCGAGGTTCGCCGTCAAAAGCGCTTGGTAGTCGAACCTGTTCGGATTGACTGCATGACGCAAGTCGAGGATGTCCGTCGAGTTGATTTGGTCGGAGAACAAGCCGTCAGGACGAATCGCCAAGAGCTTGACTTCGTCGCCAGCCTTGTGGGTTTCCGCCCGGGTCTGGTACTGCGCCCGAGCGTCGATCGAGACCGTCGTGCCGGTGATCGTTGCGTAGGTCAGGATCTCATCGCCGATCTGAAGGGCGACCGGCGTGGCAGGGGTCGTGGGCAGCGGGATGTCAGCCACAGAAGCCAACGTGAAGGTCATGTCCGTCTTGGACATGTCGGCTCCGAGCGTCGGGGTCGTGGTGAAGGTCGTGTAGCCGGTCCGGTCGACAGCGGTCGGGTTGCGGTCAAACCCTCCGTTGAGGTTCTGACTGGGCTCACCGTTCCATGGGACCGAGTTGCGGCGGAACACAGCGGAGATCGGCACGGCGTAGACGTAGCCATCCACAGTGCCCAGGGAGTTGGCCGTCCCGTCGCCAGCACGCCACAGTCCAGGGTCGTTGAGTTCCTTGCGCATGTTCTCGTACACGAAGCTCGTCGGCGCCGTTGCCCCGCCCTGCGCTTTGACCACAGACGGATCGAAGCCATCCGGGTAGGAAGCAAGACCAACGAGGCCCGTGACGACCCGAATCCTGTACTGAAGCTGGACCCGCTGCGTGGTCTCGAAGCCAATGGCCGGGTCCTGAATGTCGTCGGGCAGATACGTGTAACCACCCTCGACGTTGCCGTACCGGTAGACCGAGGATGCGGCTGGCTTGTTGAGCGTGGACGGATCTGGCGGGATCCGAGCTTTCCAAACTTCCAGGAAGATGTAATCGATCCGGAAGTCGCCCGAGTTGGCCGGGGGCGGCGAAAGCGTCACGAGGTTGTAGGTGTCGGTGTCGTTGGGGCTGCCGGGTGGGGTTCCGGTGTGAGTCCCGGTCACTGGGATGAGCCAGCCATTGACAACCGCCCACATGACGGCTTGTTTCTCGCCGACACGTTGCCGTCCGAATTGGAACCAGTTCGACCAAATGGGATTCGTGATGAAATCCTGGTCGGGGTTCGTTTCGTTTCCAAGGAACCCGGAAGGGCACCCACTGAGCATAATCTTGCGATCCCACTGGTCGCTGATCTGCTCCATCAAATTCAACTCTGCATCGAGCGGCGGCTTGCCCTTTTGCCAAATGGGCATCGTGAATCCCGATGCCGTTGGATCCAGAACTCTCGAAACCCCACTCCCGTAGTTGTCAGCCATGGTCTACATCGTCTCCGATAGGATGTCTGCTAAGAGTCCAGATCTTAGTAAATCACCGCCCAAGATCCCAGCCCGATGACGGTGCCCGGGGTGGAATTCGTAATGCGGATCACGAAGTTCGTTCCTTGGTGCGGGGGTGGGATGTTCAAAAAGCCGCCGTCGGTCGCCGGGTAGAAGTTCACCCCGTTGTTGAAGCTCACCTCACACGTCGTGACCAAGTCGGTTGTCGCTTCTTTGTACGTTCGCTGGAAACGCCCCGTCGTCGAATCCGTGTCGAGCCACTCGTTGGCTTCCCAAACGATCGTTGCTTGCGCAGGCGCCGGGCCCGTCAGAGAGACGGCCACCGACTCCATGAGCCCGCCTGGGTACAATGAGACTGAACCCCGGTCACCAAACTTGCCAGCGGTGCCAACTGCCGCCGTGTTGATGTCGGTCGAGTCGAGAAGATCGTCATAGGTGATCCGAGTCGCCAAGCCGGCGTACTGCCCCAAGATCCCTTGGTATTTCTTCGTGAGAAGATCGCCAAGGTTGGTAGGGTCACGCACCGGAATGCCCTCGCCGACCCGAACAATGAAGCTTCCGCCCGCCTCCGTCTCCCCATTTTCAGACAAGCGGACATCGTTGATCCCGCTCGCGCTGATTGGGTTGCCGAAGATGTCGACGAGGTAGTGTGTGCTCATCGTCTATGTCCATACTTGGTTGCCGTCCGGGAGCGGACATTGGTCAACCGAAGGGTTTCGACTTTCTTGTCCGGCGACAGCAATGACCGTGAATAGTTCAGGACGTGCTGAATGCCGTTCTCATTCGTGATGTTGAGCGGGCTGCCGACCGATTGACCAGCGTTGCGCCAAGTGGGTCGAGCCATCACAGGATAGGTTTCCTCAATGTCGACCACCTTACCGGAGATCTCGACGTCATCCAAGTAGCAAGAGTCAGCGTCTTGGAGTTTGACAGCGGCGTCGTCATAGCCGAGCGTCCAGCAAATGACGTCTTCCCGAGTCGAGATGAAGAACCAGCCAGGCGTGGCACCTTGGACAAGGTTCCTCATGGTCAAGTCGGCATCGGCGAAGTTGACGTCCACCGTGATGTTGCCGTAGTAGTCGGCTTCACCAGCCGGATCGGGAACCACACCACCCACGCGCAGGATAGTCATGACGCCCCCGACCTTGCCGGTCGCCTGGTTCCTGAAAACAATCCGAGTGCCCGGCTGGAACAGCGGGGTGATGAACATCCCGAAAAGGGTGTTACCCACCCAACTCGTCACCGGCCAATCATAGGAAGGACCGCCGCCAGCGTTGTACCAGGTGTAAAGGTTCCAACCCCAGTTTTGGAAGGAATAACCCCTCGCGAGGTTGGAATAACCTTCGAGCGCCCACAAGTAGGACGCCGAGACGATCCACCGGCCCATCTTGTCGTTCCACTTGATCTGGGATTTCTTGAGTCGGGCCTGCATCCGACCCCGTTGAGAAACGAACCAAGTTTGGTCCCCGCTCCAAGCATAGTCGCCGTAGAGTGCACCGGGCACGGTACCGGCCACACGCCCGATAACGGTCTTTTGTGGGTTGGCAACGAGTGAGTTGTTGAAGTGGTCGGCGATCTGTTCAGCCTCAACGAACGCAAGCTGCGCCGTGTACAAGGCATACCAAGGACTCTCGGATCCGTCGAGATCCCCTACCACCAAGTAGTGACGACCGTTCCAACCGAGCGATGCATTTTTAGCCAAAGCCAACGAGACAGGATTTTGTCGAATTGCTTCCCGCCGATTGAGATTGAAACCTTCACGCTTGAAGGTCGCCAAGTACGTGATCCGATCGGCAGTGATGTACAACAACGCGTATTCATCGTCCACGTCGTTGTAAACGAAGCCCAGAACCCGGGCTGCATTCACGGTATCGCCATCGAGCCACCGTTCGTCAAGAGGCGTGGGATCGTAGTTCGTCCCCGACGGCGGCAAGCTCGTGATGTCCGAAATGAAGGGATCGCCGAACTGAAGCTGTTGTCGGTTCGAAGCCAGACCACCCGAGATGATGGAACCGAAGACGTCATTTCCGGCAATGCTACTCAGATCGTAGATGTCCAAGTAGATCCTTTGGTTCGGCATGTCGTAGTCCTTGACAACATGCCAACCCACATGATCGAAGCTATCGATTGCGCCCGCCTTTGACTTCGTGAGCACAAGAATATCGCCCGGCTGACACCGATCGGTCTCGATGCCAGTAAAGGAAATGTAATCTGGTTGCGTGATTGACGAAGCGTCGACCCCAACATTTCCGAGCACGGAGAAGGAGCCCGCAATCCTGGAGCTTTCCGCAGCGAGCCGGCGTACTTGCGTGGGGTTTCCAATTCCTAGTTCAGGAACCACCCACGTGTAGATACGAGGGTCGGGGGGGCTCAACGGCTGGCTTTCGAGCTTCGCTACGATCACGAACTGCTTGCCGTCCCACAAAATCTTGGGGTTCGAATACTGCCCTTGGGTGTTAGTGGTGGCGAGAAGGTAGTTCGATGACGAACCAGCGCCATCGAAGACAGCAATGCCAAGCGCCGAACCGGACCTGAGGGTATCCGTGTTGAGGGAGTTCATCCCAGCAACCCACACGACGGCATAGCTCTTCCCGGAGAACGCAGCGTCACACACGTAAATCTGGTTGTAATCGAAGTGGTGTGGGTAGGCGGTGATCCCGAAAACATCGCGAGGGATATTTCCGCACGACACGCGAACGACGTCAGCAATCTCAGGAACTTCGAACGAATCCCGAGCCGTCGTCAGTTTAGAGTCAATGTTCCCAACTGCATCGTCTCCCGGGAAGAACGCCATGCAGATGTTGCCGCCGTTCGTGTGAGCACCCTTTGTGAACGTCGGATCCTCATTGCGCTGGGATTCCGTCCAGAAGGCTGCAAAACGCTGGCCGTCCCAGATGACCTTGGGAGAAGAGGGCTCCTGGTAGCTCTTAGCCGGATCATAAACGAACAAGGGTGCCGTGTCAGTCCCGGTCCATCCATCCTGGACGTACGTCGAGAAGTGGCCCGTGCCCACATCGTACTTGGGTTCCGGCCCCCACACTTCGAGGGGGTTGCCACCCTTGGCATCCGTGTAGGTTGCCATCATCCGAAGATGGATGTTCTGGTTCGAGCTACCAGAACCAGGCAGCGACCGCATGTTGGTCCAAGTCAAGTCTGTCGTGAAAGTCGGGTCCTCGATTGGGGTTGCCACCATCGAGGGGTAGACGAAGCAATTGCGGTAACCGTCCGTGTCGAACCCAGCCGTGGGGGTGGCCGGGAAGCCGTGACGTGTGAACACGTTGTGTTTCGACTTGACCGTGAGGTGCTTCGGGAGGGTGAAGTGTCCAGGGGTCCGACGCTCCAACCCGTGGATGTTGAGAGATTCCGCTCCGCTGCGGTAAGGCCCGAAGCTTTGGCGGTAGACCACCGTCTCATTGACTGTGCCGCCATGGGCGGGCGATCCCGAGATGTTGCGGTCGACAAGGGCGTAGAAGTTCTCGCCCCAAGCCATCGCCACTTGAGGCACCTCGAAGGGGGCACGCTCGTTGTAGCCCTTGGGGGCGCCGGGGCAAACGCCACGGAACCCAAGGTGACCGGCGATTCGAGTCGTCGGGTAGCTCCAATCCCAACCAGTGCCCAAGTCGTAGATGTTCTCACCTGGCTCACGGTCACCGAATGTGATGGGTCCGTTGCCGCCGCCTGACGAGAAGGTGGGGAAAGCTCCACCCTGCCACCGACGGCTGACCGTCTGGACCTTGTCCGGCCGGTCTTGCGTGACGTTGTTCAATTCAACGTCATGAGAGTCCGTCAAGCGCGACGCGCCCATGATGAGCCGACCTTCAGGATCGACCCGGATGCCCATGTTCTTGATGCCCGAGTCCAGATGCCAGTTGCCCACCCGAGTCTCGATGGAAACGAGAGTCCAAGGCATCCGGTCACCATCGAGCAACGACCAAGCGCCACCAAGCATGAGTGCCACGTGCTCGGAGACCGGGATGATGTCGATGTACTGCGGTCCGGTGATGGGGTCGACCACATACAGCAAACTGTTTGAGAACGGTTCCACCGTGGGCAGCAAGTAGTTACCGTCAGAAGCGGACCCGCTGTTTCCGAAGTAGAAAGTCGGGTCGACCACATACTGTTGGCCGGCGACATCTCGGAAAGTGCCAATCGGTGAAGTGATCGTGCGACGCGTCGGGCTTACGATAGCCCAATCGCTTCCGGTCCAAGCCACATCCGGGATGAGCGACACTGCACGTGCCATCGACCAAGGATGCAACAGGTGCCGTGCTGAGATCTCCAGATTGTAGCCACGCAAGTCCGACTTCCCAAAGGGAATGAAGTTGCCACCTGAAAGCGCCCAGTTCATCCACATGGCATTCGGTCGTGGAACGAGCGGGTCGCTTGCGCCAGCGCTCATAGAGGCAAGCTCGATGGGCCGGTCGACTTGCTGCATGTAGTCCGTCGTGGCAGCGTAGGTCGTCGGCGCCGCACGTCGGGGGTACATGGGGTCCGCTGCAAGATTTGTAGAAAGGATGACGTAGCAAACACCAAGATGCTCACGTTGTGCCGTCTGATCGAGACAAGCGGCGCCCGCCACATCGATGAAAACGGCGTTGTGACCGTCATCAAAGTTGCTGATCAGGTCCCGAGCCAGGAACCCCGTGGTGTTGAACGCCTGGAAAGCGATGATCCACTGGTTTTCCCCACGACTGATTCGAACGAAGTCCGGCTCACGGGGGTTGGGGTTGAAAATAGCGGTATTCGCGTTTTCGTAAGCGCCCGCCACCGGCAACGGTGTGCCGCCGCCAAACTCGTAGTAAACCTGGATGCGGCTTTGAGGAACGATTGCCCAGTGAACGTTGGTCGCTGCGGCGTACGTGATCTCGTGCGGGGTGTTCTGAGGCTTGATGGCAGCAACGAGAGGGGCCAAGGCCCAAACGACGCCATCGGTGCCACCATTACCGTTTCCACCACCTGTGACGTTCAAGTGCAAGAACTTCGAACCCCCCGTAACGCCTTCGTTTGCGAAGTCGACCCCGCTGGCGTCGGAAAGCTCACGAGTCCCACCACCAACATCGGTGATCGTGCCCAAGGTGCCGGTCAGGAGTGCGTGGTCACGCTCGGACCACACAAAGACTGCGTAACCATCCTCGTTGATGCCGATGTCCGTCGAGGACACGACGTACTTATTTGCGAGAGCATGGGTCAGGATGCCAACCGGAGCGCCACCAACCATCCGGAACGCTTCCAGACGGCTAAAGGTTGGGCTTGTCCACCACCAGAGCACCCGCAAGTCCGCATCGGCGGGATCTGTCTCGTTGTACGCCAGGGAAGGATGGTCCCGGTAGCTCGACGAAATAGCACCCAATGTGTAGTTGACGTTGATCGTCGGATCTGTGGCCGGATCGAAAAGCTCGAAAGCCTTGAGTTGGATGCCCGAGCTTCCGGCTCCGTCCTCAACCCAGATGACAGCGTACTCGTTCGTGAACTTGTTGTACGCGATGCGAGGGTAGTGACCGCTCGTGTGATTCCCAGCACCAAACGATGAACTGGTGAACAAAGGGGTCGCCGAGTTCTTGAGATCCACCCCGGCACCAGAGTAGAGCATCGAGCCGTCCGTTGACATCTCGTTGAACCAGATTGCCTGTCCGGTTGCATCCGCCTGGACGATGCCCCACACGCGCCGGGTCGGATTCCAAACGATCCCAATCCCTTCCATGGCGGTACCATCGGCGAAAGCCATCGTCGAGGGAGCCGGGGGTTCACCAGGACCGTCCGCTGACAGGTCGTAGACGCCCCAATCCGTGTTCGGTCCAAACCGTAGGACTGTCTCACCCGAGATGTTGTGGAGCGTCGTGGACTGCCCTTCACCCTCGATGACCACGCCTGGAGGCACGAACAGCGTGTCCTGCGTGTAGAAGTGGCCCTTGCGAAGATGCAGCTTGCCGAAGCCATCCTCAGCAGTCTTGACGAGTTGCTCTTTGAGCGACGTGTCGGACTTCCGGATCCCCCGGACATTGGATGTGAACGACTGCACGGGGTTTTGGTCCGCACCGGGGCTCTTAGGCGGGTTGGCTCCGTCGCCAACGGACAAGGCATGCTTGTCCCCAACGCCGACTTCCCAATCACGAGCCGAGTCAATACCCGAGTCGAGGTTGAGCATCCGCCAATAGCCCTCGGTCGGGCGGTAGACGAAGTAGCGACGACGTTCAGTTCCCGAGGAAACCTGCGTTCCGAATTCGGTTGCCTTGGGGGATTCCTCTGCTTGAGGGAGCGACTTGACGTAGAAGTCGAGCAACGAAAGGGACGAATCCGCTCCGATGTGCCAAGCGTTCGTGGTCACGTCGAAGTACATGCGGGCGGGGCCCTTGGGCTCCGTCTCGGTCCCACGAACCTCGTAGAGACTGCGAGCGCCCCCCTCAGTGAGGGACTGATCAACCGCCCAGTAGACGGCATACAGGTTGAGCCGCCCCGTCAGGGGGTTGGTTCCGCTCGAAGCGCCAGCCGGCTTGATGTCGTCGCCCGTGGCAGGAGCCACCGAGAAGCGAACGAGCCCCGCCTGGAAGTCCATGGTCATGCGCTGCTCATCGGGAGCAATGCTGCCATCGATGACCGGGTTGAGTTGGGCGATTGGTGCCGCTAGGTTGGGCCCAGAACCGTCTCCAACGTCAGGATACAGAATCACTCGATAGCCAAGCTTGTCGAGGCTCTGGAAGGGTCCTGGGGAGGGGAAGACCCCATCTGAACGGTCAACCGACGAGTCAGCCCCAAAGTGGGGAGGAACAACGTTCTGGATCCGGACGGCGTTGATCTGATCGATCGTCGGGCCTGGATCGTTGTGCAGGGGCGTTCCCGGCTGCACCATCATGAACGTCTGCTCTTGACCGAGCGGACCGCTTCCCGGAACTGCGAGAAGCTGCGCCACATTGGGGCGAACGATGACGTATGGGTACTCGGCTGTCGGGTCGACGTCGAATTGCGTCGTGACCGCACCGTTCGGGTTGAAGACCTGACTGCAACCAAGTTGGTCCGGAAGCACTGCGGAGACGCGCCCCACAGCGTATTGGTTCGCCGTGGTACCCGCCACGATGGGGTACTTGACGAGCACGAGATCGCCCGCAAGGACGAACAACGTGAAGTTGAGCCCCGGGGTCGGGTCCCGCCAGCGATTTGCTAGGTTGGCGTAACCAATGTTTCCGTCGTACAGGTAATCCGGCCCGAACCACGAAACCGTCTCGGAGGGAACGCCCGCCACATGGGTGGTCGTACTCAGACCATTGCCAGGATTCGCCGGGGGCGTGATGGTGTAGATGTCATCGAGAGGAAGAGACGGGCCCGTGAAGTACGGTTCCGCATTGACATCGCCCTTTCCCACGACTCCGTAAGGGGGGGCACCATCGTCTCCGACCGTGAGCGCCTTCCCGTTCGTCCAAAAATCGGCACGACGGAGTTGCTCCAATTCGAGAGATTCGAGGTTAGAGTACGTCGAAGTGGGGGTGTAGCTCGCCGCCATTACGTCGTTACCTCAATCGGGGTCATGCCACCGACCATTCAATGTCTGCGATTTCCAGGGTTTGGCCGATGCCGTTCTTGATCAAGATGACTCGAATGAACAGCAAGAACTCCCCGGATCCGTTGTCTTGTGTGTACTGCGTCGTGTCGAACGTGTACGTGAAGTCGAACCCGCTGCCCGTCACTGCCGTGCGGCAGCCGTAGAAGTCGAGGGTTCCCACGCCAGGATCGCCCTTGGGACGTCCAACGTCGAGCCAGCCCGTCTTACCAGGCACCTTCACCTGAACGATACAACCACCAGCATGACCGGTCTGTTCGTTGCCGTCGAAAGGTGCCGTCGTTTCCAGATTCGTGAAAGTAACGCCCTGAACCCGGAGCTTGCCGGTGTTGCGGGGGATTCCTGTGTCGAAAGCCCGGACATACCGACGAAGAACGGCTCCCGAGTCCGAGGCCAAAACCGCAGCGTAGTTCGGCTGCCCGAGCGGCTTGTAACCGGACGTGTAGTTCTGATTCGGGTAGACAAGATCGTGGCCCACGACCTGAAGGTCAGGCCCGTCCGTCAGGAACACGGCAGCCGAGTTGAAGTCGTCAGGGTCACCGCTGGGATCGAGAGGCTTCGTCGGGTCATTTCCATTGTAGTTGGAAAGGAAGCGGTACTTCTCATCCGTGAACGGTTCGGAGACTGCATCTGAGGATGTCGTCGGACCGCTCTGCGGGTAGCTGTTGAACATGTACTTGGTCAGGTCCAAGTACATTGACGTTGTGAACGGGGTCGAAAGCTGCATCCGAAGAACACCGCCGCCACCTTTGGGGGTCTCTGCGTTCGGAGCACCGATCGCCAACGTCGTGTTGAGGTACTGAGCGACATCGGTCAGACCCGGGGGCACGCTCACGTCATAGTTCGTGCCGGGGGGGAGCGACGCATCCTGCAAGCCGAAGTACGGGATCGGGACATCCGCCCCACCAAAGTCCCGGAAAAGCACTTCCATGGGAGCGAACACCGACTCAAAGCCCACCGGAAGGTCAGGGGGACTGGCAAGCGTTCCGGTCACATAGGAATCGTCGAACAGGTTGGTCGCCTGCACGTCCACGTTCCATGTGAGAGGGGTCGCGCCGTTGTCGTAATGAGCGACACCCGAGAGCAGGAAGGTCGTCGGGACGCCATTCTCCACGCTCGTGAACACGCTGCCAACAGGGCCAAGCGACCAATTGGCGTCCTGGTAAACCCAGTGCCGGTTGACGTTTTCGACGTCTCCATTGTCGAAGTCTGGGCTCGTATCGAGCGTCGCCGAGAAGCAGTTGGCGTCGACGAAGTTGGCCGGGATCAGAGCGGCTCCCTGAATATCCGCCAGCGCTGTAACGTAAGTCTCACGCCAGTGGACCATGACCCACGAACCAGCATCGGCCGGTCCCACGGTGATGGGATCGAACGTGTAGGTCGCCAACTGGTAGGTCGGGAAGTTCAAGGGGAACACTGAGTACGGAGCGCCTGGGAATCCCGAGTAGTCAGCGAGGTACGGAAGACGCCACGTGAGTGAGATGATGTCTTCCGGGGTGCTGAGGGACGCCACGTAGTCGAGTTGCTGTCCAAGCTGAAGTGCCTGGTCGTAAGCCGCCGATGCGATTCCGGGGGGAGCCGGGTTGGCGCCTAGCCAGAGAGCACCAACGAGCGTCGAGGCCCCATCGAGGTAGCTGCCCGTCGTCGAATAGTAGAGCGCCACAACGCCCCGGTCGGCCGGGTAGATCATCCCTGTCGCTTGGTAGTCGATGGTCGTGGACGGCACCAGGTAGTGACTGAACTGAACGTTTGGTCCAGTGTTGGTCCAACCGCCTGTGTTCTTGACGTTGAGGTTTCCCCAATTGGGAATCCCGCTGTTGGGCACGCCGGTATCAAAACCGAGCTTGTCGGGCTTCGGGGGAATGAGCGCCATCAAAGTGTAGAGTGCATCGAGGACGGATTCCCCCTCGTAAGGCCCCCCAACTGACGTGAGCATGGGCACGATCGGGTTGGGGTAGTAGGGGTTGACTCCGATGGCCGATGCCATGTGGGCGTCAACCGGGTCGTTGATGTGCGCCGCCAAAGCAGCACCGCCGCCACCACCAGGGGAGAACGTGAAGGACGAAGCGGTCGCAACCCCGGCTGGGAGCTTCCCCGGACCCGGGTTGACAACCAACGCTGGTCTTTTCGTTGAAGGCATTATCCGCTCCTGCCGATCAGGTTGCCCTTGAGCCGGTACACACTCGCCGACGAGGTGCTAATGTTCAAGTCCGTGTCGAAGTAGATGCCGTTGTTGGCATCGAAGCTGGCCCACCGACCGAGCACAACCAAGACAAGCTCACCATCCTTTGCAAAGCCGCCGCTCTGTTTGACTTCCGCAATGAACGGAACCATGACCTTGTGACGCTTCGCGTCACTCAAGCCCTGACCGTAAGCGTTCGGAAGGTAGCCACCCACCGGCACGCTCTTGAAGTAGGTTCGAGCTTCTGCGTCAACGTCGGTACCAACACGGTCGAAAACAACCGTTTGGGGTTCCGGGACGTAGCCGATGTACATCGGGAGCTTGAGCCAGCCCGTGTCGGCATTGAAGTCCGTCACCGAAGTCTTTGCCCGAGCGTCAAGGTCGTGAGACCCATTGAAGATTCCGCCAAGCCCAGGGTAGACGCCAGGGGACTGAACGTAGCCGAAGGGGAATGGGTACGCTTCGTCGATCGAGCCACTTCCCACGGTGAGCGTGTGGACGAACTCTGAGGTGAGCCGGGGGATCACCGTCATCTGGGTTCCGAGGTTGACGTTCCGCACGGTCTGGGGCATCCGAGACTCGGAATAGAGCGTCATCTGGGGTGTCCCAAACAAGCTGTTCTGCGGGATCGGCCGGATCGCCAGGTAGTCGACCGTGATTGTGTCGCCTGGGTTGATGCTCGCCGGGGGAACCGTCACGATGCGCCCCGTGGGATCGAGTGTGAACGGCGTCAAGATGGCGTTCACCAGCACTTGGATGATGGACGAGGCGCGCTCGATGAGCCAGATTTCTGTCTGACCTGGAACTGTGTCAGCCCCGAAGACAAGCTGCACCGGAAGCGTTTCGTACTGAAGGTTCACTTCCCGGTGGGGCCAATCCATCACGAAGTTCGTGAAGGTCGAGAAAAACGTTGGCAGTGCGGGAGACAACGTCGCCGGGTTGTTGAAGTACAGACTGTTGGTCACGCCATAGTCGAGCGTGGGGGTCTTCGCCAAGCCAGCGCCAGGGGGGTAGCACACGAGAAGATCAATGAAGATGTCTTCGTTCGTGATGCCAGGGGGAATCACTCCCACCGTGCCGTTGAGGGTCACGACGGGTTGCGTACCAAGGTTCTCGATCTTGGCAATGTCAGCGTCGGCGCAAACGGCACCGCCGCCCCCGCCAACGTACCGGGCCCTTAGGGCGTCAACGATGAATGTGGTGCCAGGTACACGGTTTGCCCAGTTCGAAGTCCCCCAAGGGTAGATCTCGAACGCCGTTGGGTTGATCGCGAAGGTGTCGCCGACCACCCACTGAACAGCGGGACCAAAGACCTGGACCGTGACGACTTCGTAGGTGGGCCGATCAGAGAAGCGTCGGCGAACCCAGTCGAACTGACCACGGAATTCCGCTCCGGGCGTGTCACCGGTTGTGATGCCATCGCCAGGGAGGGTACCAATTTCATCGGCGGTCAGGACCGTGTGGCCCCAATAGCCGTTGCCATGCACCGTGGAGTCCCACTCCGAGCACAAGGCGTTGTCGAGCAAGAGGTTCATGCTCTTGTCGAGAAGTTCTTGCATCGGCCAATCGCCGCTCGCCGCCATGCCGGGACGCAAGTCGACAACGTCGTTTGACTCAACGATGTCGTTGAAGAAACCATCGGGTCGGTCCGAGGGGCCGGGTCGAGGGACGCCGCCGTTGTGGTTCGTGTTGCGGTCGAAGGCCGTTCGGTTGCGACGGAACACCGCCCACATAGGCACGGCGTACATGTAGCCATCGACCGTGTCCAAGGCGTTCGCCGGCAGTCCATCGCCAGCCCGCCACAAACCCGGGTCATCCGGGGCTTGGGAGACGTAGTTGAACGTTGTGACGACGCCATCGGGGGCGGCAGCGCTCGCCGGTACCGTGTGGGCAAAGACCGTGGGGTCGTCAATGCCGTCTGGGTAGGCGAACATGTCCACACCCGGGATCACTCGCAAGCGATACTGGATCTGGACCCGCTTGGTTGTCTCGGCGCCCACGTTGGTATCGAACAAGTCATCGGGGAAGTTGAGGATTGCATCCTGTGCTGGATCAATCTTCACGTTGCCCCGCCACCAAATGCGCCCACCACCGGACTTGCCGTCGATGTCGGGGGCCGGGCTCAAAAGCTTTCGCCAAACTTCCAACACGACCAGGTCAACCCGGTGGGAGCCAGCGCCGATGGGGCCCGCTCCCAAGTCCAGGTAGTTGAAGCCAGCGCCAAGGGGGTCAACGCTATTCGAGATGTCGATGAGCCATCCGTTGACACGAGCCCCCATCCCATAGAACTGCCCAATGTTGGGACCAGTTCCAGAAACGAAGAACTGCGCATGCTCTGAAGAGTCGAGGTAGTCGGAACCGAAAACGCCCGAACTCAGATTGGGATGCTTGCTAAGCCCTGAGATCCCCTGGAAGAGGTTCAGTTCTTTGTCGACCACCGGTTTGGCAGCCTGAAAGACAACCGTCTCCCAGTTGCGACCTGAAGGGTCCAACCATCCACTGACTCCGGGTCCAAAATCCTTCGCCATGATTAGCCCTCTAGGTAGTCAGTCTCCAAACGATGGTCCACGTAGAAGTCGCTGGCTTGTTCACCACAGGAAACGTGAGATAGTTGATCTCTGTCTCGAATGCGGTGAGATCCACCGTGGGATCGTAAGGGCCGTTGGGAGGTGAAACGGGGTTGCGGACCGACAGGTTGGTCGAGATGTTGCCACCGAGGATGCCCATCTCAACGATGGGGCCCACCGCTTCGGCCTCCGAATAGGTGCATGTGTAATCGACGACGTTGGTCGGGTAGGCCACGGGGATGCCGCCGCTGTCGATGAATTCGGTGTTCGTGAACGTTTTTCGAGTCAGTTCCGAGTACAGGGCACGCTGCGTGTTGGTTGCAGCGGGCGGATTCATCGGATCCCAACCCGAGTCGCCGGTTCCCACAGCCAGGACGAACGCTCCGAATGGAGGCTCTTGGTTGTCCTTCAGGAGCCGAGCGATGAGGATCGAGGCGTCAAGGACCACGAGGTTCCCGATGCGCCGCTCATTATGACGTCGACCTGTCCTGGTATCCGTCATGTACCAGAAGATCTCGCCCTTGGGCTTCGGGACCCTGTCTTGAAAGCGGAATTCGAAAAATGATGTCACTTCCGACTTCGCTTTTCGTAAAACGTCGTTGAGCCTCATTTACATCCTCGTGGGTAGCTTCTGCACAATGGGGTTGGGATAAGTAGAACCCTCACGGCTCCAACAACCGGAACGACGTCGCACCTGGTGGGATGGGCGTCAGGTTGTCGGCCAAGATGAACGGGTGCGCAGACGCCGGATCGAAGATCTCCCAGTAGGGATTGTTCGTCAAGCTCACCCGGTTCGGATCCCACTGTTCTTGCAGAGTTGACCGGCAATTGGAGGTAGCAGCCCCTCCATACGTATCTTCCCGATGATCCTCGATCGTCCACCAAGCTTCCTCAAGCCGGCTCGCTGAGGCGTAACACACTGCGTTATTGAGCGTCGAGGGTGTCCCGCCGTGCGTGAACAATACAGGAGGATCGGGAGGAGCAGGAGGACTGTAGACATCGAAAGTTCTCGTGCACGTCGTGACGCTATCGACTTGAATTGCCGAATTCGACACGGGGGTCGAGAGTGCTGGCGAGAAAAACACCAAACCGTGCGGCGCCCCAAGAATCCCCCCTGAAACCTCTCCTGAAAAATCCCCGATCGGGATGTTCATCTCGCGAGGGCGTTCAAACCATTGGAAGTTCGAATACAGGGGGTTGAGCGGCTCAATTGCCGCATAGGTGCGCACATTCGGAGAAATGGCGAGCACATAAAGATCAGCAAACCGCAACCCGTGTGGGCAATCGAGGACAACACTTTTTGGCGCCGCTGGATTGTCTTCGATCTCGACGGTCGCAACTGTCAGGACCGTTCCAACAGGCTCTAGGATGAGGTAGTTGAAGGGATTGGTAAGCTCGACATCGGGCCTCATCACCTCGCTGAAGACAAGGCGAACCCGTGTGGGCGAGATGGGAATGGCTTTGTATGTCGGCACGGAGAACCCCTAGTCGATCAGCACCTTCATGGATGCGGTTTTAACATCTCGGACGATTCTGTACGTGTGGTAGGCACCGTCCAGGAAGTCGAATGTGACCGACCCGAGGATGTTACCATTGTTAAGGTCCAGAACCTTGACGAATCGCTCGCCCGTGATGGCATCCGTGATGAAAGCCACGCCTAGTGTCACGCCGGGACTACTCGTTCCGAATCGAATCTGAGAATCACCAAATCCGAGCGTCGTGTCTTGCAAAACCCGAATTCGGAAGGTGACTTCACTCTGCAAACTGATCGCGTCGAGTAGCGGGGTGTTGTTCTTGTAAACCGTGCGTGTTCCGACCGTGTCCGTACCGTACGTCAAGACTCCTGAAAAAGCCGACGCATTGACATGAGTTGGGTCATCGCTTTCAAGCTCCCAGGGGGTGGGGGCCGTGGTGTCATTTTGGGGCAGCACACTTCCGTCGTAGGTGAAACAGACATTGTGCTGATAGTTGAATCCGCCGATGTCCGGCGAGCAACTGTCACAAATTGGCGAGAGCAGATCCTCTTCACCCGTCGTTTGCTCGATGACGTCCAAGCAATTGTACAAGACGTCGTCAGGAACAATGATCTCGATACGCTGCGTGGCGTCGTTGAGGGTAAAGTCGCCGTCGTTGTTGAGAAGATCCTCGATCGCGTTGATCTGAGAGATAGGAACGAACGTCGGCTGCGGGTTCCGAACCTCGTAGGTCTGCGTGAGGGGAACCAGGGGGGTGCCTTCGTTGAGCACCGTGTACGCAATCAGATCGGGGTCCTCAAGGAAGTCAGGAGCCTTCTTTGGTGGAATCCCCGTCGAGCAACTCATGTAGCCCGTATGGTCGTGCGGGATGGTCGTTCGAAGATGCTCTGGGCTCGCAACCACGTTCCACTGATTGAGGGTCTGGTGGTGCGGAGCGATTCGAAGCTCGGTCACCGAGCGCGTCACGCCGTAGCGCACGAAGTCCCAAGACGTTTGCGAAAGCTCTGAAGCCGAGAAGGCTCCAAAGGCCACCGCTGGCAAGCCCGCCACCATTGATCGGATGATGCCCGCCGTCGAGGGGGGTAAGTCGATCTGGTTGTAGCCCGTCAGGATGAGAGGGTCGGGGTCTGTGTTCAAGTAGATCCCGATCCCGCCGCCCGGGTCACGCACAATGCGGTATCGATTCTGTACCGACCAATCCGTTTCGGCTGGAATCCGGTAATCGACTTCGCTTGGAGACAGCGGGAAGGCCGTCAGGACCGTAAGGGTTTGCTCGCCCGTGACGGCTGCGATCTCGTAGACGCCCTTGTTGGGGCCATCATTCACCACGAGGGGGTCACCAGCCACAACGTTATCTGTGAGGAACATCGCTTGCGTGTCCTCAAGACCCATCGAAACAATTCGAGCATTCCGCCCCGACGCCTTGAGGGGCAAGTGGTATCCGATGAGGCTGTCACCATCGGCCCCTCGCCAAAGACCCACGTACTTTTTAACGTCTGGCAGGATCCGCCAGGCGTTGCAGTAGTTCCAATCGACGCTCGACACGGCTCCCATGGAAATGGACGTCGAGCTTCCGAACCGAACATCACCAACTGGGTCAAGTCCCGGGGAGGAGAACAAGGAATAGGCCACGCTCCCGACGAACACGGCATCCACGAACAGACTGACGAGATCTCCCGCAGTGTCCTTGCGGATGCGGTACGTGTGTGGGGCGTCGTCCAACCATTCGAAGGGGAACGTCACCACGCTCGTGCCATCCGACATCAAGTCGACGTATCGAGTCCCCGCCACCTCTGTGAGCATGATGCCCACCGACCGGATCGAGTCGTAGACTTGAGCCATCGTCCCGGCAAAGCCGCCAGCATCGGGGATGTAGCTGTCCACCCGGCACCGGAACTCCAAGACGTAGTCATACAGGTGGGAAACGACCCGAGCGTCGTCATTGGCCGGGGCGTTATCTTCGATGTGGTAGATGAGCCCATCCACCGTTGAAGCATCGTCGATCCGGAGAAGCCGCCCGACCATGGAAGCCGGCTGGGTTCCAAGATCCGTCCAAGCGTAGGGCGTGAAGTCCGTTGGGAAGCTTCGCCCGCCGTAGCTGATCAAAGGCGCCTTGCGGTCTGACAGGAAGCTCAATTGGGTCAGGAGCGTCCCATCGTCCACCGCAGCCATCACAGCATGTGGGTCGAACCCGTGGGTCCAGGACCGGAAGGACAGTGCAACGTCGAGCACGACATCGCTTGAAGCTAGAAGTAGAGGTTCCGCACGGACGAACCCTTTGAAGTTCCCTTCTATAAGGCCCACGGAAGCGTCCGATCCACTGGTCGAATCAAGAATCAGGAAATCCGTCGCCAGGATTGTCTCTGTTCCATGCGAGCCCACCGGGGTCCAAGGGGTTGCCGCCTCTTCCGGAACGTAGTTCGCCTCGTACTTGACGAAGATGCTCGGCACCGACTCTTGGGGGTTGGTCGGCAGGATGATGTAGCGGAAGAAATCCCACGTGCTCTGGTTGCGTGCCGGCCTCGACAGTGAACCGAAGAATACGCCCTGAAGCTCACCGAAGGGGTCGTTCACCTCATGAAGGAATGGAAGGTCACTTTCCTGCACATGAAGGAACTCGACGATGCTTCCGTCGACGTAGACCCGCACGGTGCCGTCTCGGTCCCGGAAGATTCGGTAGCTTCGAAGGATTGACCAATCGAGATCTGCCGGAAGAACTGTTGGATCCCCATTGCCGTCGATCCCACCAACCCACGCGTCCACTTCGGCGATGTCCACGAACCCTTGCTTCAGAACGCCGAGCTTGGGCACGCCACCGTCCAAGAGGTAGCCGATGACCAAAGCTCGTTCAGCGTTCGAATAGCCCGCTGCAACGCCTGTGAAGACGCCATTGGGCTCGGTGACCAAGTCGAGCGTCCCCCGCCATGACGCTGCGAACGCATGGGAGAACGTCAGGTCAACCTCACGTGTCCAATACAAAGGCTGCCCGGTGGGGTAGGGCCCGCTGGAATCGTCTTGGATGGTGAGCGCACCTGAAAACACCGAAGCGGTCCCGAGACCATGACGGTCCCAGGGCCACTCAGGCTGGTTTTCAGGCAAGTAGAGCGCCTCGTAGCGAATGAACTCTTCCTGAAGCGGCCGTGCAAGCCTTGGGTAGGCAATTTTGTGTGTCGGCGAGTTGAGAAGCAAGAGGTTGGGATCGTTGAGCGCTGCCGTGTAAGCCCGCTCATACGCCCGGTAGTGCTCTTCCCTCGCCAACGGCTGGTCTTGGGTCGGACGTGTGTCGAGCGGATTGTAGTCCGAAGGACGAATCAGGACGTTGTTGTACCGGTAGCGATGCTGCGTGTCGCTCGGCCCGCCCTGATCCCGATTCCAATTGTTGAGCCGAAACTCTTTCGAATTCAGACGCCGAATCTCAACCTTTGGATTGCACATCCAATGGTAGTCGATGTCCACGTCGTCTGCGGGGTCGGGGACGGCGTTGAGCACGACCTGTCCCAAAAGACCCACCACAGCGTCAGGGATGACCGGCGCCCCGTTGATTCGAACCGTCACATCGGCGGGGTCATCGGCGATGAGCCCGTCACGGGGGTCGTACACAACCCATGCGATCACTCCGGTGTCCGGAAGGGTAAAGCTCGCCTTCACCTTCACGGTCGTCGAAGTCATGACCGACAGAATCCGGAAGTCGCCATCGCTGTGCCCGCTGCCGGTCAACGACAGGTAGAGCCCAACGTGGTCTGGGGTCAGGGTCCCGCCTGGGAGATTGACGGCATCGAAGTCAAGGAACGAGGCGTTCGTCCCAGACTGAATCGTCTCCGGGGGCTTTGTGAGCGGTCCCTTGTCTGTGAACACGCTTCGGTGGATGAGGGGGGTCGCCCCCGTGAAGATCGCCGTATTGAACGTCGGGTCAATAGGATTGCCCGCTGCATCGAGCGGCGTACCGGTGGCGTTGACTTCCACGGTGTAGGAACCATCCCCAAACCCAGAGGTTTCTAGGAGAACTTGGTTGGCCGTCGTGTGCATCGCCCTGAGAATGCGAACATTCGTGGGCCCCGTGATCGAATACTCGCCGATGTCTGTCAGGGCTTCGTTCGGGCGCATCGGATCCGAAAAGGTCAGGAGCACCTCGCCGTCATCGAAGTCAACACCCGTGAGCGTAGGCTTCGAGATGGCTCCAACAAACTCCTGAGTGAATTCGAAGGGGAGATCGAGGATCTTCGTTCGGAAGTTGAATCCGTGGATGCTGTAAAGCTGTTGGCCCGTCGTCTTGGTGTGGGTGATCCGAATGGCCTCAACCGCAGACGTGTGGGTCCAGGTAAAGTTCGTGTTCGCAATGAGCGCTGCCGGAAACTTGCGCTCCAACCGAATGATGTCAGGGGCGAGGACTTCCTCAATCCGAACCCACCCGATGACATCCCGCACGTTTTCGATGTGCAGATAGTCACCGAGATGGTCGGCCTGAACGAACGTGCCGTCAAGCTGCACGACTGGGCTGCCGAAGTCCTCGGAGCTTCCATCGAGAACGGTGCCGACGCTGCCCGTTTGCTTGACGGTGTACATCGGCTCGGTCTCGCCCACTTCCGAAGGGTAGGCGGTCTGCCCAAGCGGCGTGACCCAATAGTCAGCCACGACGTGAACGTTGTCGATCCGAATCTCTTCGTCGAAGTAGATGATGATGGTGTTGCCATCGACAACACCGACCGTGAACGTCCACTGAAAGATCCCAGGGAGCCCCTCATTGCTGAGGGTGTTGACATCTACGGTGAGGGGTAGCCCACTCGGAAAGTCCGGGTGGACATTGATGGTGACTTCAAGTGTTTCAGGAGTGAAGCTGTAACTGCCCCCGTAGTCCGGCTGGAAGACCCCCTCAACGATGACAGGGGTCCCTCCAAACCAAACATTGAGGGCTGACAGGTCGATCCCGACCGGGCATGTGACTTCGAAGGCTACGGGGACGTTAGGCGGAAACCCGCCTAGCCCGTCGGCAGGGCTGGTGTAAACCAGGGTCGGGGCAACTTCGCCTGTGCTGCCCCATGACTCGACCCCATATCCTTCACCGTTGCCATAGCCCGGCATGAGCCTACCTTACGCGCCGGAACACCATGGTATCGACATCGAACTGCCACTGGCTTTGCGGGTTCGAACCGATGCCGTGCTCCTTCGCGATCTCGCTGACTCGATCTTGATAGGAACGCTCCATCTCGGCCGTCGCCTGGATCGTCTGGTTGATGCGGCCTTCGAGCATCGCCTTCTGCATCGTCATGTTGGCGATCTCCAACTTGGTCTGGAAAACGCGATCGTTGAGGCTCTTGAGAACCCCACGCTGCTCTTCCGCCAACTCCACCAGATCGGCCTCAGGCTCCGTGATGGTCACTTCGGTCGGGGGCGCTGCTACAAGTTCTTCAGCCTTGAGCGGGGCCTTGGCCGGCGCTTTCTTGGTTGCACGCTTTTTGGTCGCCCTCTTCTTCGTCGTCGCCATTTCCATGTTCCTTTCAATATGATCCGATAGGATCGCGTCCCATCTTACTTGAACGAAGTATCAAAGCAAAGCTCAGACGTCGATAGCTCCTGAGAAGAATGCCTCCAACTTGACCTTGGCATAGATGGCGTCACGGGGATCAACGCTTTTGATAGCGTTGATGGCATCGGCACCCGTGAGCACAACCTTGCGAATCGAATCGAAGTCTTGGCTGGTGAAGTTCACGGCGCTCTTGTCTGCTTGCCGGGCCGTCGCGCTCGCATACGGCAGAATTCTCGCCTGAAGCTGTTGATCCACCACATTGTAGTAGAGATCCGGGCCCACGCGCCAGTAAGAAACCGTGAACCCCTCGTCCGTGGTCTTGTCGATCTGTAGTGCCATCGTGTTTACCTTCGACCCTGAGGATTGGTTGCTTCCAATGATGCAACCTTTGCCTTCAGGGAGTCAACCTGTAGGCTCAATTCCTGAACAGCTTTGATGAGCGGCGAGATGAATTCTTCATATCGGATCGACTTCATGGCGTCTTGGTCGCCCTTGTCGTGCCCGAGATCCACGTAACCACCGAAATCAAGATCTCGCTTGTCCAGGACGTCCTTCACCTCTTGGGCGATGAGACCGTAATGCTCCCGCACGTGCTTGCGACTTTGTTTCCGGCCCTCGTTCTCACGATCCTTGAACTTGTACTGAACGGGCCGAAGCTCGTTGATGAATGAAAGCCCCTGTTTCAGATCCTGGATGTCTCGCTTCAACCGGCGATCGGAAGACCCTTGGATGACGCTCCAACAGTACACGTTGTCGCCCGTGTAGTCACCGAGTTGAATGTCGCCGGTCGTCAGGGCTGCTTGTGCCGTGAAGTTGTAACCGATGGCCGTCATGCCTGTGCCGCCTGAGTCGGCGCTGTTCAGGTTGACGTTGTAACCCAAGATGTTGTTGTAGCTGCCCGTCGTCGGGTACAAGTTGCCAGAACCAGCGCCCAGAATCGTATTGTTTGAGCCGGACGTGACTCCCGCTCCCGCAGAGGCCCCAAGAAATACGTTGGAATCTCCCGACGAAACGGTGCCACCGGCACTATTTCCGACCGCCGTGTTGGAATCTGCTGTACAAACGTCCAGGGCGAGATAGCCGACCGCTACGTTCTGACTGACCGCCACGTTGGTCCCGAGCGTTCCTGAACCGATGGCAACGTTGCGGCGAGATCCGGCGCCGGGGGTCTGGTACATGGCGTTGTAGCCGACCGCCACGTTGTCATCATTTTCCTGATCGGTTGCCGTGGCAACCACAGCCGCCATGGCCTGGTAGCCGATGGCAACGTTCTCCCGGCAGTGACCATTGACGCCGAAACCATTGCCAACAGCGAGAGCGTTGTAACCAATGGCGACTGAGCCGTCCCCAATATTGGTTATCGCCGCCGCCATAGCCCCCACACCGATGGCGATGTGCCCGTTCTCGGTGTCGAGATCGTTGAGAGCATTGCGACCGATGGCGATGTTATTCGATCCTGTCGTCAAAGCGCTCAAACTGGCCGAAGAAATGGCTACGTTGTCGGAACCGGTCGTGCATGCGTCCAGGGTCGCGTCTCCCAATGAGACGTTTCGACTTCCGGACGAAACGAGATATAGGGCCCGGTATCCGAGCGCAATGTTGTACGAAGCTGACAGGTAGGTACTGGCTCCGTAGTGGGCCTGGTAGCCCATGGCGACGTTGTAATCGCCTCCGGAGTCGGACCGGTAGCCCGTTTGATAGCCGATGTACGCACTTCCGGTGCCGATGCCTTGGTAACCAGCGCTGCGACCAACAAAAGTGCACTGAATGGTGCTGGCAGTAGTCTGATACCCTGAATCGGCTCCGATGCAGACGGTCTCGTTCCCGGTGATCGTTCCGGCCCTGAATCCTACGTACGTGCACTGAGTTCCGTCTGAGTTCGTTCCCGCCTGGCTGCCGAGCACGGTCGACTCGGTGCCCATCTTCAGATATCCGGCGTTGTACCCCAGCGCAACAGCGTTCACCGCAGCACCAAGGCCGTTGCCCGCTTGATACCCAATGCCGATGCAAGCAACCCCGGTGGAACCCTGCATAGCGCTGGTGCCAATGGCTACCGTGTATTGCCAGGGACTACCGTTCGCATTGCACGCGTTGTCCCCGATGATCACGCAGTTGTTGATCCCAGTCGTCTGACTGGTATGCGCCAGTGCCGTGTACCCGATGATGATGTTGCTCGCCGACGTCGTCAAATACCTTCCGACATAGGTCCCCATCACACAGTTGAACCCGCCCGTCGTGACCGCAGAGATAGCCCCGAACCCGAGGGCCACGTTCCATGAAGCGCTGGACCCTGCCACATTACCTTTGCCAGCCTGATAGCCGACGTACACGTTGTTGTCGCCGGTCGCGTAACGTCCGGTCTCATAGCCAAGGCAAGCATGGTTGTCGCTTGTGTTGCCATCGGCCATGGAGAACATTCCGACGGCGGTGTTGTACTGTCCCTGCGTCTTTTGGTAAGCAACCTGGGTTCCGACGTACGTGTTGAAGCTGTACGTCGAACCCAAGTCCCTGGCTGCCAGTTGGCCGATAGCAACCGTGCTACCACCGCCCGTACTATTGGAAAATGCACCTGATCCAACGATCGTGTTGTTCGCACCAGCGGAAGTTAGAGACGCGCCCGTGTTGTAGCCAATGTAGGTCGAGCCCGTGCAGTACCACTTGTCAGTGAGGTTCCAACCCATCGCTCCATAACCAAGACGAGTGTTCGTTGTGGAGCCAGAAAAGGTCGTCACGCCTCGATACGTCAGTGCGTGTGCATGCTGCCCAGCGGTCGCAACCCACCTCTGGTTTCCCGCCCCAGACGTATCGATGGTCGTCTGATTGTCATTCCCGGAAAGCGCGAGCGGGACCGCCTGATACATGGTCATGGTCGACTGAACCCAACAGATGTCACCATCTGTTGGCACCGCCGCTGCCGCTGCCGTGTAATCGGCATAGATCGTCACCCCACCACCACCACCCGAATTCAGATCGTAGAGAGTGGTCCCGTCGTCCGTGGCACGCCACTTCTCAAGCGTGTCGTCATACAGAAGGTAGGGCTTGTTGGCGAAGTCATTGTACGCGACGATGTGGAAGTCTTCAGCGATCCCGGTGCCGAAGTAGACGTTCGCGCTCTTGATCGAGGTTGTGTTCGTACCTTGACCGGTGAGCCCCTGCCCAATGACGATCTCGTCCGACACCCCAACGGCAGACGGCGTGATGCTCGCCCCTAGATAGACGTTGTTTGAGCCGGTCGTTAATGTCGGCGCTGCCCAGTGGCCTGCGAACAAATTCGATCCGCCAGTAGTCACACCCTTACCAGCAGTCGATCCAATTCCAACATTTCCAACAGCGCTCGATATGTCGACCAGAGTCTCGAACCCGACCCCAACGTTGTCCACACCGGACAAGTACGTGGCGTTCCCCTGTAGCGAACTGGTGCCAATCCCGATATTTCTGTTGCCGCCAACATTGACATTTTGTCCAGCAAACGTACCGATGAAGATCGAGTTTTGGCTTACAGCATTCTGACCCGCCTGGTACCCGATCGAGATGAGCCCATCTCCAACGCCGTTCTGACCAGCTTGGAATCCAAGAGAGACGATGCCCAAGGCACCAACTGCGATAGCGCTGCCAGCTTGATGCCCAACCAGAACGCACGAGGCTGCTGTGGTAGCACTCGCGCCCGCACTTGTCCCCACCAGCACGTTGGAAGCCCCGCTCGCCAAAGCGGCTCCCGCACTATACCCAACGGCAACGTTGTCATTTCCGCTGTTGGCGATGACCTGAAGCGCCCCGTAGCCCACCGCCACGCAATGCTGTGCCGTCGCTCCTGAAACGCCTTGCAGAGCGATCTCACCAATGGCAACGTTGGCTTCACCGACGGTGTTGCTGGCCGCAGAATAACCAACGATGGTGACTTTGCCGCCCGTTTGATTTCTGCCGGCATTGTAACCGATCGTCACAGACGTGCCGCCTGAAGCCAACTCACCAGCCTGGAAACCAACCGCCACGTTTCCGGTAACCGAATTTGCGCCCTTCTGAGCCTTGTAGCCTACGAAAACGTTCGCATTACCGCCCGTCAGATCACCGGCTGTGTTGTGCCCAATGATGACAGATTGCGTCGTGGTCGAGGACGACAACAACGTGTCGGAGCCGATGATGACGTTTTCAGAAGCATTGAGGTTTCCAGCGGCGCCCGCTCCGATGACCGTGTTTCGATTCGCTGTCGAAAGACCATCTGCCGCCTGGTAACCGATGATCGTACAATCATCGGCCGTAACCATCGAAGCGCCGGCTCCGAAGCCAACCACGGTTCGATGGATCGACCCTCCAACTCCTGAACCCACGGTGCCGGAACCAAGAACCGTTCCCCATGGGGTTCCCGTTTGCGTGTACCCAAGCAGAGACGAACCGGTCCCGATGTCGAGCCAGGAACCGTCGCCATTGTTGATCTGCATGGCGCTGTCGCCTTCAGACCACCGGATCCCGGCGTTGGTCCCGGTCCCTCGCTCGAATTCTAAGGTTGAGGTTTCGCCGGTCCCTGAATAGGCCGAGTTGAGAATTGTCAGGCTCCCTTCGATCCTGATTCCCCCACCCGTCCCGGCTGTCAAGGTCAGGTTGTCAGTTGAAGTCGCCTTACAACCCGCACCAACGAGCAAGATGTCCCCGTCGTTGACTTCGCCCATGCTTTTTTTGGTGAAGTCGATGGTTAGGGCGCGCTCTTCTGACATGTGATTTCTCCAAATAGGGGGAAGGTCGGAACCCTCACATAAGAGCCCGACCTAAAAGGATTAGGGATGGGGAGGACTAGGCGACCGAAACAGGCTCGCCGATTTGGATGAGCATCTTGATCGGGGAGTGGCTCGTCAGGATGCCGATCTTGCAGCGCTCGTCACCGGAAGCAAAGTCCGTGACATCCGAGTGCGCCAAGAACTGGCCGGCGTTGTTCGGGCTGGCGTAGACCGGGAAGCCAACGTCACCCGAAGTGGGGTCGGCGTTGTCGAATCGCCCAGCGGCAATCGTGACTTCACCGTTGGTGTGCACAGTCGCATTGTTTCCGATCGTAGCGGCTGCGGTCACGACGCCCACCGGATAGTACCGGGTACCGGAGGAAAGCATCGTGGAATGGAACACTTCAGGGCGAGTGTCCCCAGCATCCCACTCGGAAACGACCACGCTGCTTGCCGTGATGCCTTCGCCTGCGGGCTGCGTGATGGTGAGCGTGCCAGGTGTCGAATCGTGATAGTGAAGCCCGGTGGCGTCACTGTTGTCGGTCAGGGTATCGAGGTTGGCTGCCGTGACGTCGGCTCCGACCGAGACGCCTTCGATCTGGAAGTAGGCGCTGGCGTTGAGCGGCAGGTTGATGTTCGCAGTCCCACCGAAGGACAGCAGCGGAGGCGTGGCATCAACATCGAATTGGAAGTTGTTGGTGCCGCCACCGATACGAACCAACGAGGTGTTCGTAACACCAAGGTGGATGTGGCCGTCGGGCCCGCCGCCCGCTGCGCCACCGTTGATGATGATCGAGCCACCGTTGGCTCCGGAAGCACTGGCACCGCCTGTGATATTGATCGAACCAGCGTCGCCGCTTGTGGCTGCGCCGCCTGTGATGTTTACCGCACCAGAGGCACCAGTTGTCACGTCGCCGCTTGTGAGGTTCAAGTCACCGGAAGCGCTACCAGCGTTGGTTGTGGCTCCCGACAAGATCGAAAGATCCTGTCCTGCCCCAGCGGTGGCTGTTTCCACATCGATTGTGCGGGCACCGGTTCCGGCAAGGGTCATGTCCAATTCAGCTTCCCAAGCGGTCGTGCTGTGGTTCCACTGAAGGATCTGTTTGGTAACCGTGCCAGCTTCGAGGCTCGCGCCAGTGGCGAGAGGCTGCCAATCCTCTGCCGCTCCATCAACCGTGACTTCCCACTGGTCGTCTTGATGGTTGTACCGGATGCCGCCCTTGGCAACGCCCGAGATGTTGGCGAAAATCTGGTAGCCGTTGGCATCGGTCCCAGATGCTGTGTCACCGTAGAAGATGCTTCCTTCTGCGGTTTCAGCCGTTTGCGTTTCGCACAGCAAGTAGATGCTGCCAGGCGTACCATCGGTTCCACCGACGCCGCCAGCGCCAGTCAAGACCCGGAAGCTACCACCGTCGCCGCTTGTGGTCGTTCCCACACCGCCATCGCCGATCGCAACGACCACATCACCACCGTCAGGACCCGCTCCGAGGGTGGATGTGCCACCAGGACCGGTCGTGATGTTCACAGCACCACCGATGCCGCCGACGGTCGTAGCACCGTCACCACCGGCAATGCCCGAGACGTAAGCAGCGCCACCAGGCCCGCCGATTGCACCGTTGCCAGCACCACCACCACGAAGGTAAGCGTCGCCACCGGCTTGGGTCGTGCCAGTACCAGCACCACCTTGCAAGAACATGTCGCCGCCATCGGTCGCCGTAGGAGCGGCTTCCATGGCAATTCGAGCGCCTTCGTTGGTGTATTGGTACACCATGCCGAGACCTGAAGTCACGAGGAAGCGAGTACCCGTAGCGAAGGAATCTGCCGCCGATGTGTTGGTCAGGTTTTCGCTTTGGAAGTTGATCCGACCATAGAGGGTGCCGGCAAGGTTGTCGAAGCTGATATTGCCGTACATGTGTGCGAAGCCAGCGTCTGAGGCTACTCCGGACCCCGACCCACCACGGATTTCAACATCACCGCCTGTACCGGTTGACGACGGACCACCTTGGAGATACGTGGTGCCACCGGTCCCGGCTCCACCTTCAGAGCCACCAACGAGGTTGAGGGTGCCGCCCGTGCCATTGAGGAAGCCCAAGCCACCCTTGACATGTGTGGTTCCACCATCCGTTGCGAGAAGCCCGGATTGACCAGCTTGCAGCGTGATATCGCCAGGTGCGCCGCCTGTGCCACCATCACCAGCCTGCAAGTTGATAGCGCCACCGCCACCAACTGTGGCATCACCCGCATTAAGAGTGATAACGCCACCGTTGCCAGCAACTGTGCCACCTGTGTTGGTGTAAATCAGGATGTCACCAGCACTGTCACTGGTCCCGGCACCGTCGCCGGCTGTGATGTTCAAGTTGTCGCCGTCGCCGGCATCTGGCGTGTCGATCCAGATGAGACGCGTGCCACCCTTCGGAAGGGTCAGGTTGGTGTTGTCGGTCGTCCAACCACCCACAGCGTCGCCCACGAGGCGATCGTATTCACGCTGGGATGCCGGAAGCGTATTGCCGCCACCGACAAGGTCTGTCCAAGTGGCCGACGCACTATCGATGCGGTACTGCCACTTGTTGTTGGCGTTGTCGTAGCGAAGACCGGCTGTGTATGCTGTGCCGGTTGTGTTGGCAAGAAGTTGATAGCCATCCTCTGTGGTCGGCTGGGCGAAGTGTCCGAAGACCACACTTCCGGATGCGCCGGTCGTCTGTTGCACGCCCGGATTCAAGTAGATATGACCACCAGCCGAACCGGCTCCAACTCCATCGGCGGCTCGAAGTCGGAGGAGATCGCCGTCACCACTTGACGGTGCGTCAATCTGCAAGGTCGTGGGTGCTGCCGTGAAGATAATCGAACCACGCACGCGAGCATTGGTGCTATCGAAATTGATCTCAGTCGTCGCGTCGGCTCCGAATTCGATGAGGCCATCGATCTTGACTTCCGCAGCCGGAGACGTCTGAGACGGTCCCAGGATTTGGATGCCGTGTCCGTTGACAGTGTAGGGCCCAATCTCAGTTTCGGCACCACCTGTGGTGGAGCCATTGGAACCGATCCAAACCTTGCCTTCCGTGGTGGCATCACCCGCCTGTACGAAAAGGTCGCCACCGGTCGAGGTGCCACTACCGTGACCGCCCCGGATGGACGCATCGCCGCCGTCTTGGCCCGACGTTGATGCGTCCTGGCCGTGAATCGTGATGCTGGTTTGATTGTCGCCATCCTTGACGAAGACCGTCCGGCTAGCGGCATCACCGAAACGGATGTCGCTCACCACCTGGTTGTCAGCATGTCCCGCCACGAAGTCGATGTCGACGCCTTCGGTGCCACCGAACTGAACTTCGGTCGTGTGATTGTTCCCAAGGTACACGACGCCGTCATCGCCAGTCGCGCCGCCGTCGCCGCCGTTGACGGCCACATCGCCGGCTGCTTCGCCGCCTGTTGCAGTACCACCTTCGACGATCACACCACCACCCGCCGAGTTGCCAGGGGTTCCGTTGACGTTCGTGCCGCCTCTTACGAGAACTGCACCACCAGCGGAAGCCGCCACGGTGTTGCTGGCACCGAGGAACTGCATGGTCGTAGCATCTGCACCGGAGTTGTCAGCCATCTTGACATGGGCTGTTGCCGCTGCGGGAAGCTGCATGTTGCTGACTGCGGTCCAACCACTGTTCCACTCCAGATGCTGGTCGGTCGTGCCGTCAGGAACGCCACCACCGGAACCGGTGAGGATGTCTTCCCAGGTGCCAGCGCCGTCATGGCATGCCTGCATCGTGGTTCCTTCGAACCGGATACCAGGACCGTTGGCTGCCGTCGGGGCCGTATGCACCGACGTCTTGAATCCCATCGTTGCGTGGTTCGCGCCACTGTTGCCGTAGTTCAGGAAGCCATGGAGGCCGGTTCC